CTCTACAACTGGTTCCTCTACAACGGGTTCCTCTACAACTGGTTCCTCTACAACTGGTTCCTCTACAACAGGTTCCTCTACAACTGGTTCCTCTGCCACTGGTTCTTGAGCAACTGGTTCCTCTGCCACTGGTTCCTCTGCAACTGGTTCCTCCACGACTGGTTCTTGAGCAACTGGTTCCTCAGCTACTGGTTCTTGGGCAACTGGTTCTTCGGCAACAACTGGTTCTTCGGCAACAACTGGTTCTTCGGTAACAACTGGTTCTTGAGCAACAACTGGTTCTTCGGTAACAACTGGTTCTTCGGTAACAACTGGTTCCTCAGCGACTGGTTCCTCAGCTACAGGTTCCTCAGCGACTGGTTCCTCAGCTACAGGTTCCTCAGCTACAACTGGTTCTTCAGCGACTGGCTCCTCCACGACTGGTTCCTCAGCAACTGGTTCTTCAGTAACAACTGGTTCCTCAGTAACAACTGGTTCCTCAGCGACTGGTTCCTGTGCAACTGGTTCCTCCACTACTGGTTCTTCGGCAACGGGTTCTTCGGCAACGGGTTCTTCTGCAACTGGTTCCTCTACCACTGGTTCCTGTACGACTGGTTCTTCCACAACTGGTTCCTCAGCGACTGGTTCCTGTGCAACTGGTTCTTCGGCAACTGGTTCTTGAGCAACAACAGGTTCCTCAGCGACTGGTTCCTGTGCAACGGGCTCCTCAACTACTGGTTCCTCGGCAACTTCTATAGTAATGTTTTCATTTGACAATATCTCTTGTTCGTCAGTCTCTGACATTCAAATATATTATAACTTATATTTTTTTTTTACACTTTTGGCGTTTCAAATGCATTTTTTCTAAATTAATTTTATTGAAATTATTGTTTATTGAAATTATTGTTTATAGTTTAATATCAATAATATTTTGATTCGTAAGTAGAGAAGCTGTCTACATTCTCATGCTATAACCTTCTGTTTATTATTTATTGTTAGAACATTGGACAAAATGATTATAGTAATCATTACAGTCTTCGTTTTGATTTTTCATACAATTGTTATATAAATCTAATAATTTTGAACATTTATCATCTGAATTTATTGAAGGGTTACTTGGTGAAATATCAGGAGTACTAGAACTGAATATTTTATCTACTGTGCGATGTCCTAAAGAAGAGCCCATTCCTAAAGCATAACCTTGTATCAAAGTACCAAAAAATCCTGGATTTGTTGAAACATGAGAAGTTTCTGTGTTTTTAGATAAATTAGGTCTTGGTGGGGGTGGTGTCGGTGAATAATGTTGTCTCGTTCTAGATTTGTAGGTTGGTTTTGTCATTATAATATTAGTCATTATAATATAATAAATAATGTATTTATATTTTTTACACAATTATAAATTAATTATAAATCAATTATGTTCATGTTCATGGTCATGTTTGTATCCATCATCATAATATATTTTATAAACAACGATTGCGGGAATGGGGTAAACCGGTTTAAAAAATTGTGAATTTCTTAATATGTATTCTCGAATAGTTTCGTCGCTAGTTAATGGTAGTTCTAGTTCATTTCCATTCTCGTCCTTAACGAAAAGTCGTTTTGTTTCAAACTCCATAAGCTTGGAAATAGTATTTGAAATTTCAGTCAACGTATCTTTCTTGAAAACAAATAAAAATTCACCATATCCACATGTTTTTTCAACATCTAATAATATTTTATTATTTTTATTGTATTTAGTTAAATTTTCAAGACGTTCGAAATATGTTTCAAGAGACATAAGTTGATATTATTCGATTTATGTTCTTATATCATTGTTAGAACTGTTTAATTTCTTTCAGCGATAAATTAATTATATTTTTCCAAAATACAAGATGGAATCAAAGTGTCCTTCAAATTTTCTAACTTTTTGAAACACTTATTGATAGTTACTTCACTAACACCACAAATTTGTTTTATATCAAATTTTGATATATTAAGATTACAGTTTTGTGAAATAAAGAATACAATTCCGGCAGCAACAGCATGAGGTGTATTATCAAGTATAGTGTTTTGATTCACTACTTTGTTAGCTATAAATCTAGCAACCATTGTAAGTTCGCTATTTATGTTCAACTTACTACAATAACGCTCAATAAAAGAGGATGGTGTAGTAGTCAATAAGTCAGTTTGTCTTGATGGTTCAATATTTCTTTCAATGTTATTAAGAATGTTTACAGCAGTCGAACAGCCATTTGTTGCACTCGCTTTATCCAACCGAAAAATTTCCGAAATTTCATGAGCAGTTCTTGGACACCCATTCAACCTACATGAAATGTAAATAGAGGCTGCTTTAATTCCGTCTCTATTCACACCGCGAAACATTTTTTGCTCTGAAATATCTTTGTGAATTACCATGGCATCATCAATAAATATTTTTGGTATTCCAGAATTTTGTGCCATAATGGTAATAAATTGAAATTCTTCATACAATGATTTTTCTTTATGAGGCATTGACTGCCATTCGGTCCATTTTCGAATTTTTTTCATTTCATAAGAGGATTTCATACTACATAAAATTTTACAACCATAAGAAGATTCTACGAGCAAAGGATTGATGGGGTTTCCACATCGGGTTGGGTCATTTGAATTTTTATCATCTGCACCATAAAATCTCCATTCAGGAGAGTAATCTAATGTATTCTTGTATATTACGCCACAAGAAGCATTTGTACAAGTTGGAAATCCGTCCTCCATTATTATAAGGGTTGAATTACACAAATTACACAAATCACTTTCTTTTTTTTGTTCGTATACACATTCTATGTTGTCTTTTTTGGTATTTTCAATTCCAAGTTCTTTTTTATCAACATCGAAGATATCCCAAAGTTTAGATTTATTACTTTGTGACATATTGACCTTCTTCTTTTTAGTTTTTTGTGTTGATAATTGTGATGTTAATAACGAATCAGTTTTCAAATTATACATAGGAGGCTCCATAATTTTTGAATCTATATAGTTCGTAACTTCTTGTTTATATTTTTTTGGTTTGAATTTAATTATTGGTGTTTTTAAATCGTTGAAAATGGTTTTAGTCATCATATTTATGAATATATAATTCTAGAAGTTTGTTTCACTACAAAATCAATTTTTTATCTAATTATACTATAACTCAAATATTATAATTAAATGGATTCTATGTTACCAAAAGGATTAAGTGGATTTGCTGACGCAGCAAAAGGTCTTGCGGGTAAAGCAAGTAGTTCAATTAGTGCGGCAACTTCAGGAGTAAAGGCCGCAAGTTCTGATAATGTATCAGTTGGTGAAAAAAAGAATGCAGTATTACAAGAGTACTGTAAAATTGTTACTGACGCAAACAAAAAAGGTGAAATAAAGAAGTCGTTTGATGAAAGTTTGAAAATTTTTTTAGACGACTTGGGAAAGAATAAAATTAACAAAGAGCAATTAGAAGATTTTATTGTAAAAATAATTTTTTCTCAAATACAAACAAGCATTGTGGAAGACTATCATGTTCAACATTCTCTTGTTAGAAGTATGTTAGAAGACGATAATAAGGAACTTGACCCAATTTTATCAGAGGCAATGGAATCATTCAAATGTGAAGATGGTGTTGGTACAAATACAAATAGAGCCTTTGACATTTTAGTTGGAAAGTTGAAATCGGATAGAATGTCTGGAGGAGCGACCCCGACCAAAATGGACGAAATCCTTAACTGGTATCGTTTAGATACGAGTCCAGAAGTTGTGAATGAAAAAATATTTTATATTATAAAAACAGCGGTAGAAAAAGCATTAGATAATGACAGTTCTCGAAAAATGATTTACACTGAAGTTACGGAAAAAATAGAAAAACGTGTTTCGGAAGTTTTAAAACAAATGTCGGAGAAGGGTGATATACACTTAAAAAAACACATGTTACATGCTATACTGACAAGTACAGAAACCAGAGGACTCGCGAGAACCTTCAAAGCGGCAATTCGAAAAGCAGTCGAAGAAGCGAATAAAGATTGCGGGTCCAATCCCGATTCTAAACCAAATATAAACAAAATGAAAGAAACCGTATTACATTATTTTCAACCGAATCCTCCAGAAGTAATAGATTCCAAAAAAGGAATTGAAATAAAAGGTAAAGGAGGTAGAAGACGTAATAAAACAAAAATATCTAAAAAAAAATTAAAGAATAAGAGAACCTTGAAACATAGAAAATAATATTATACATTAAAAACCACCTTTTTCTCCAACTTTTCAAACATTTCCGGATTATATACTAAATTGCCGGTTGGTTTATAAGAACCTATAGGTGTATATTGTTTTTGGTCTTTCTTTCCATTTTGTGGACCAGCCGATTTATCATTTAGTATACTAGAATTAGGGTCATCTTCTTTTGTTTCTTTAACCTCTAAAACATTACCTTTCTCGTCAAGAATGATTCCTCGTTTTTTCTTCAATTCGTTACGAACATATGTCGGAATCCAGTTTTCCCAAGAGATAAATAATGTATTTGGATGTAAATATCTTATAAAAAATCCATTTTCTTCTAATTTGGCAACAACATATGCAATACAATCGCCCTTATCATAAACAGGTTCTCCAAATATGTATTCTGGAACAGTAAACCAAATATGTTTATCATTCTTCTTTGTTCTTCCAGTAACACTTATTCTTGTATTAATTCGATTCAATATTTTATTGAATATAGATACCTGTTTTACATCTCGCTTTTGCTTTTTATCATACAAACTATCTATATTGACATGTTTTACATTATCATCATCGTTTACATAAAGGAAACATGACATTTTTTATATTTTATATACACTATATAATATAAAAATATAACAATAACAACATAAAATAAAGATTATTTTGAATGAATAATGAATATGAAAATGAGAACCCCGAAGAAAACAAAAAAACGGATACCGATAACCCAGAAGAAAAAGTAATTAAACATATTGTTTTAACAGGAGGAGGCTCAGTCGGATATTTAGAATACGGAATACTAAAAGATAGTCATAAATCCGGATTTTGGAGTTTTGATAATATTGAGACTATTTATGGTACATCCGCAGGTGCAATTTTTGGACTAGTAGTTTCACTAAAAATAGATTGGGATGTTCTCGATGACTATATAATTAAACGTCCGTGGCAAAATGTTTTCAAAATTGATATGTATTCTGCAGTAAACTCATTTAATACTATGGGAATGTTGAATAAAAAAGTAATTGAAGACGTTTTTGAACCACTATTTAAAGCTAAAGATTTGACACTAGATGTAACTATGATTGAGTTATATGAATTTACAAAAATAGAATTGCACTTATTTTGCACAGAATTAGACAATCTTGAATTAATTGATATGTCATACAAAACACATCCCGATTGGAAAGTAGTGGATGTTGCTTACGCTTCTTGCTGTTTACCCTTTTTATTTCAACCTTTTGTAAAAGATAACAAAACATATTTTGATGGCGGCATTTGTAGTAACTACCCTATTAGACACTGTTATTCTTCGTGTAAATGCCCAGATGAGATTTTTGGAATAGGAAAAAATCTAGAAATTGAATATCCATTGACAAGCGAATCGACATTGTTTGATTACATGTTTAAAATTTTGAAAAAATTAATACTTAAGGTTTCGATACACGAAAGACCTATTATAAAAAATGAAATTATACTAGATTGTCCAGATACAACTATTTATGACATTTATTTAGCCACATCAAGTATGGAAGAAAGAACAAAATTAATAGATAAAGGCGTCAACATTTGGAGAGAACGAATGAAAACATTCGTAAATATTGTTGAATATTAAATATTAGTATAATATATAAAATGGCAAATCTAGTAGATTATATTAGCGGAAAAATAAGACCGTATACCCGTTATATTATTATTGTGTTAGTGTTACTACTTTTTATTGTAGTAAGTTTTTTTGTTATCAATCAATATTCAAAAAATAAATTGAACGAGTCAAAAAAATTTAAGGACGTTGCAAATAATGGAAGTCGACAAAATGAAATTGAAGTTATGATGTTTCACGTAGACTGGTGTCCTCATTGTAAGAAAGCATTACCTGAATGGTATCCATTCTGTGACCAATATAATAACAGTAATGTAAATGGTTATTTGATAAAATGTAGCCGTGAAGGAAACGATTGCACAAACGACGAGGACCCACAAATAGCAAGTATGATAAAAGAATATAAAATAGAATCATACCCCACAGTCGTCATTATCAAAGATGACAAGCGTTATGATTTTGATGCAAAAATAACAAAATCTGCGCTTGAACAATTCGTTCAATCCGTTACTTCTGAATAGAAATTTAGTAAACAAATAAATTATCAATATAATGTAGAATAGTGATAATTTTAATATGAAATCAAGAGAATTAAGAAAAACTAAAAAAAAACTACCATCGAAAAAAGTATATACAAGAAAAGATTATTCGAGTAATGACGGTATGTTAGTATCTGTATGGGGACCATCTTTATGGCATTATTTACATACAATGAGTTTCAACTATCCAGTAAATCCAACATGTGAAGATAAAACACATTATCGTGAATTTGTTTTGAATTTGAAAAATGTACTGCCATGTGGAAAATGTAGGATGAACCTACGCAAAAATTTCAAAAAACTACCTTTGAAAATAAAAGATATGTCATCTCGTGATACATTTTCGCGTTACATTTATAAATTACATGAAGTTATAAACAAAATGTTGAAAAAGAAATCAGGGCTTTCATACGAAGAGGTTAGAGAGCGTTATGAACATTTTAGAGCAAGGTGTACAAAACCTACAACGGAAATAGAGAAAGATATAAAAGAATGGGATAATAATAACAAAGACGAGACAGGTTGTGTAGAACCACTTTATGGGGAAAAATCAAAATGTATTTTACAAATTGTACCAGAAGAAAAAAAATGCGACACGCTACAAATAGATAATAAATGTATTAAACAAAAGCTAATTATACATTAAAATAACAAAATAAACATTTAGGACATGAGTTATATCACTTATATTTATTGGGCGTTGTCGATTGAAAACCAATAAAAAAATAGATATACATTATATATCAAATAATATATATAATGTCTTCTTACACAGATATATCTGATAACATTAATGACGATACAAAGTGTATAATTAATGATGGTTCTACAGAAAAAAGTAAAGTATCAATCCCATTTTGGTCAGATGACCCAAACGTTCTATTTAAACAAGAGTTTATTATGGAATTTTACCCTACCGAAAATATGAGTTATGAACAAAAGATGAACGCAGTATCACGTTTAGTCATTTTTTTAACTGTTTTTGGTTTTATATTTTCTCAAAATATTCGTTTGCTTATTATTTCAATAATAACTCTTGCTTCTATTTTCCTTTTATATAATTATCAAAAAAGAGAAGATGAAAGAAATGAAGCCAAAAAAGTATCCTTAACTGGATTTATAGAAGGATTTGAAGGGCCTGGGTTGAAAGCTCTCCAAACGAACAATATAAATATTAAAGATTCGAATGAAATATTCGACCAACCAACCGCTAAAAACCCTTTTTCTAATGTATTAATTTCTGATTATGACTATAACCCAAACAAAAAACCCGCGGCACCTTCTTATAATGAAAAAGTGGGACAAGATATTTTAGGACAAGCAAAACAACTTGTTCGTGATGCACATCCAGATGACCCAACAATTACTGATAAACTATTCAAAGGATTGGGTGAAGAATTAGAATTTGAACAATCTATGCGACAGTTTGTATCAAATCCGTCCACTACTATTCCAAATGACCAAACCGGTTTTGCAGAATTTTGTTTTGGTAGTATGATATCTGCAAAAGAAGGAAATATGTTTGCCGCCGCACGTAATTTGTCACGTCATCAAACTTAATCTCTTTCAATAATAAATAAATATACAGATAATATAGTATGAAAGATTGGTTTGCTTTGTTAATAATATTTTTGATATTTATAATTTTAGCTTTTCTTGTTATACCAATATTTATTTATAAAAAAAAAGAAGGTGAGGTTCTCATAAATTGCAAATTAAACACCTCAAATATAGTAAAAGGAGATGGTTATTTTATTATACCAAATATATTACAATATGATTGTTTAAAAAAATTGAAGAATAATTATTTAGAAACAGCACGTAAAAACAAGAATCTGAATGAGTATATTGAATTTTCTTTTTATAGAGAACAAAGGTTTCTGGATGAACTATCAAAAATAGTAGGTCACAAATTATTCCCTGTAAATTCTATCGACCAACAACGATGTTGGATTAGATATTATTTTGGCGGAATGAAAGCAAACTATTATGAAAATTTACACCAGGATCGAAAAAGATACGGAAGTCATATAAAACAATATCGTGTTCTCATTCCTATTTATGATACATCCGACACAAGATTTACTATAGCAAATCATGGAACCATTAGGTTTGAAGAAAATATGGGCGTGATTATAGAAGCTGAAAACTGTTTACATAAGGTTGAAATAAAAACTGGAGAACGACTACTTCTTATTATGGATTATATTTCTGAAGACTGTGATACTCTTGGTTCTCATTATTCTTGTAGAAATGTAGACGGTTATTTCAAATGGATGATTGATACTGTATGGAGAGGTATTTCCACAGTTTATTACAAAATTTCAAATATTTAAAGGTTTATATCAAACATTTATATGTTATTGTATAATATAATAATATACAAATGGCAACTATTAACAATTATTTTTTCGACAAAATGGGAAGAATTGGTACAGATGATACCGATTCAACACAACAAACTGTATCAAATACAAAATTTGCAAACTACATGTTATCAAGTTATGGAGGGGATGTTTTATCTGATTCCCATGTTAATTTCGCAACAAAACAGCCAAATGTTATGTTTAGCGGAATTGCCCATGGTAACGGATTAAGTGGAAATGTCATTGATATGGACTCTCTATTGATGATTAACACTCAAAATGAAAGACCTTTAGAAAAGTTACAACTCATGCAGCGACCTTTTGCTACTGTTCCTTATTTAGGAAGAGGGTCGTGTAATCCTTCACTTGAATCACAATTACAACAGGGTGAAATAGTTAACGAGAAAAAGAGTGTAAATGCTATATCGGAAAAATCATTTTCTGGTTATACAATTTATCCAAGCGACGATAATATGGTTCAGCGCGTTCAGAACCCGAAAAATACAGTAGAAGAAGCTGCATTAGAGGGGTGGGTAAGAGGAGGTATTGCGTCCAGAGAAATGTCAGGAGATTCTGTATTTAGACAAAATCACCGTCCTTCTGATAATTCTTATTAAAAACATTTTAGTAAAAATATATTTCAAGTATTTACTTATTTCTTAGTATAATATATAATATGTCTGATAAGTTAGAAACGTCCGCAATAGAAAATTCTCTCTCAAAAACTTCCTTGTCACCTGCTCTTGCAGAAATCACAGGAAAAAGTGCCACTTTACAAAAAGGTGGTAAGTCAGAACAAGAAGAACAAGAAGAACAAGAACAAGAACAAGAACAAGAAGAGCAAAAGCAACAAGAGCAAAAGCAACAAGAGCAACAAGAACAAGAGCAAAAGCAAAAGCAACAGCAACAACAAAATGTAGGAGGCAAAAAATCAAAGAAGACCAAGAAGACTAAGAAGTCAACCAAAAAATCAAAGAAGGCAAGAAAATCCTCAAAGAAACGTTCCGCAAAACGTTCTCGTAAATAAAAATTTGAAATAACCTCCAACCCGCTGATTTTTATATTATCTTTAACAAATAATATAAATACTTTTTTACTATTCAAAATACAAATGGAAACATACGATACCTCTAGTCATTTAATAGAATACAATTCTAATATTGAGTACCGTAAAATATTACGTAGTTTATTCCGAATGGATACTGAAGAAATTTTGAAAGGTTTAGAAAGCAAGTATAATATGAAAGAGTTAGATGAAGAAACCATAGATGAGATATTGTATGACTCTGACAAAATTAGTGATACGATGCTAGAGTTATATGAGTTAACCAAACAAAACCCTTTATTTCAAACTCTATATACTTTAGCTGCAGCAAAAATGATATCCACTGACGCAAGCATTGGTCAAATTGTTCTCTTTTCTTATGATTACCTCTACCTAATTCATCCTTGTATTTGTGTATTTCTAGAGTCACAAGAACAGTTCAATGAATCTTGTATTTATTATTTACAATTAAAAGATAAATTAGAAAAAAGATAATATATAATCTATATATAAATGGCGTCCACTCGTGATAGAAACCAGCCGGGAAATTATAAATGTGACCAAATTGCGAAAGAACGAGTTTTCAATTATTTAACGTATGAAAATAGTCAAACTGGTAAACCTATACAATCTTTATTTCCAGGCGATGGTCTTTTAACAGGAAGAATGGTTCCTACGGAATTATCAAGAAACAGTTGTGACATTGAGTCATTTTTGTATGGGATTGGTACTAATAATTTAGTAACTCCTCAAGAAAAACCGATTGCAGAAATACGTAGCCTACAAAGTTTAAATATAATCAATAGATTACCTGTTGTTATGCCTGACCCTTTGGTGATTGAGCCTAATCAACGACCTCGTCCTTTGCAATAAGTGATGGGCGCATTTTCTCTGTGAACGTTCGGTTTTTTTTTATTTTGATGTTGTTTTTGAAAGTTACAGTTTGACCGCGTTTTTTATTAATATTGTTTATTTCATCTTTCGTAACAAAAAGTTTTACTATTTGTTCTTTTTCTGTATCTGTAATTTTTTCAGAAAAAGAAAAGTTGGATGGAGTTGAAGTTTCTTTTTGGTTACTTTCTTCCGTCATTATCTTGTTGTGCGCTTCGTTAGTTGATTTTTGTGAAGTTAAAAATGAAGAAAGTTTTTCAATAACAAAAGCATTCGGGTCATTTTTTTTAGGTGGAAGTTCATCACATTTTAAAAATTCAATTTCTGAACGGTCTACCATTGGATTAGTAGAACCATCTTCACGAATTTCAATAGGTATTTTTATACACGCAAGAACAAAGTTCATTATGTTATAAAGAATTATATTCATACAAATAAATTGTATTTATATGAATTATTAGATAGTTTGTATTATTTTTTCTACATAAAACACTGGTTTACTTTCTTTTACTTCCATGAAATATTGTTCATCGAAAGAAAAAACATAGTCACTTACATTACACTCATCTAAATTTTTTATTTCTGGAATATTATCCTTATCGATTTCTTCAAAATGTAATTTTCTTTTGTCATCTTCTTTTATTACAAACTTTCCACGAACTAGTGATGATGTCGATGATAACGTGGATGATGTGGCGGATGATATTATTGGAGTAAAAGTAAAAAGAATTTTTAATGCATTCAAAATAATATCAGCGTTACTTTCTGCTACTCTTTTTTCTTCTTCTGCTGCTACTCTTTTTTCTTCTTCTACTAACCTTTCTTTTTCTACTTCAAGCGCTGCTAACCTGTTTTGTTCTGCTACTCTTTTTTCTTCTGCTTCCACTGCTAACCTGTTTTGTTCTGCTACTTTTTTTTCTTCTGCTACTCTTTTTTGTTCTGCTACTTTTTTTTCTTCTTCTGCTGTTAACCTTTTTTCTTCTTCTGCTGTTAACCTTTTTTCTTCTTCTGCTGCTAACCTGTTTTGTTCTGCTACTCTTTTTTCTACTTCAAGCGCTGCTAACCTGTTTTGTTCTGCTACTCTTTTTTCTTCTGCTTCCACTGCTAACCTGTTTTGTTCTGCTTCCACTGCTAACCTGTTTTGTTCTGCTTCCACTGCTAACCCGTTTTGTTCTGCTTCCACTTCTAACCTTTCTTCATTTAATTCAACCAAACCCTTTTTAAAATTTTGTAGTTTATTGTTTTTGTATTTTTGACTATTTAAAATAGGATATATAATTTTAAAAAAATATTTATGAATGTAAGGATTTATTTTAAAATCGATTATTCTTTCTCTTATAATACTATATCCAAAGGAATCTTTTCGGGCATTTTCAATATCAGAAAAAAGTATTAGTTTAAAAAAAGCGATTGTGTTTTCCTCATCTATTGCTTTTTTTTCATTAATAATTTTTTGAATCTTGCTTTCGTATTCATCACCTAACAGTTTGCTTTCAAAATCTGTAATAATTTTATAAACCCCCTCTTTTTTTAATAGCTCATTTGGCGTGAGTTTCAAAAAATCCAATAATTTTGACCAATCTGGTTTACCTTCAGCACTATAATATTCTTTTAAAAATGCTGGAATTTCAATACCAGGTAGTGTTCTAAACCCGTTAAGGAATTTAACACTAAATATAAATCTGATAGCAAACAATTTTTGTAGTGTTTCCTTGTCTATTTTTACAGGTTCGCCATTTACATCATAGCGCTTTCTCTCATCTATTATTCCGGTTTTTTCATAGTTTGTTACTGAACTATTTTTGAAATTATCTAATATTTTTTTAGTATATTCTCCCATAGCACCGCCTTCCATTATATCAATTTCTTTCATAATATATTCTATCCTCCTACATTTCTTATTTCTATTTTTTATGAATGAATATTCTTTTGAAAATTGTGTAATCACATCCATTTTATTTCATCCACTCCGACACAAATCATCATAGGGTCTCTATCATGTCTAGAAATCCAAAATACATATTCATCTTGTAATTCGTCGTCCCAAGGCTCCCCATCTTTACATACAACATCTTCGGAATATTTGATAGTAAACCCTAGGCAAAACTCGATTCCCAGTTTTTCAAAACAAAATGTCTCTGTGTATCGAATAGGAATAAAACTATCCTTTTCTAATAAAACTAACATATGATAATAATGTCTTGGTGAGTGTTCTTCACTATAATGAACAACGCCTATCAAACCAGCGTCTGTTTCGTAAAAAAGAGAAGAACCACGAATCTTACTAAATAATGGGAAATTGACTTCATATTTATGAACTATTTTAAGTTGTTTACTCTCATAGTCTATTTTTCCTATCTCCATTGGAGACCATTTGTAAATAAACAACTCTTCTTCTTGTTCAACTATACTTCCATCGCCTAGCATAATTTTATTATTACGTATAATCGGAATCCAATTTTTTTCGCACCAACTATTGGCGTTCGAATCGGGTGGTTGAATTATAGTTCCGTCACATATTTCTGCTTTTTCAACATCATAATTTCCAACAATAATTCGACTCTTACCACTATCCGAGTAACCAGCGGTTGTTGCAACATATTTTACATGTCCGTCATATTCATATAGTCGAATATCTTCCAATCCTTTTGAAAATGTATCAATAACGTTCAAGTTCAAATTTTCTTCCACCTGTTTATAATATTTCGGCTCCAGATTTTCATCATTCAATTCCGACAACATGTTTTTATTCTCAATCAATTTGGTACCACTGTTAAAAAGATAAGAACCGTTAGGATAAATCCAATAGTTCACATATCGTGTGTTCAATAAATGAGCGTTGTTATAATATAAATAAGATGCAGACGTTGGATAATATGTTTCAATTACTGGATATTGATATTCAACCTTACGTGTTATGTTTTCAAGAACACGCGTATAAAAATCTGCAGATGAAATAAGTATACTGCCGTCATGGTCTCCTCTATACCAAATAGGATTCCATTCGTCTTCACAAAACGTTTCCATCCAAGCCCAAAAATTGAAATCCCAAACTAGTTTTTTATGCAATTCTAGAAATTCTACTATTTTTTTCTTATACAAATTACAAAAATTCAGAATAGATTCTTTATCACCCATAAAAAATCCACCACAAAATCTCCAGTTTACAGAATTCAATACGTCATTCGTTTTATCTTTCTCTAATTTGGCCCAACATCCAGGAAATGTAATAAACGATTTTGAAAATGTTATTTTGTGTAACCACTGTAAAAAAGAAATAGATTCATTATTGTTTTTGAAAATTTTTGCAATATCAGAATCAATCCATGCAAAATGAGTTGTTTGAAATGGATTTTTCTCGATTACGTCCAGAAGAATTTCATGTTTCACATGTCCCGAAAGAATAAACTCTTTTGTATCTTTTTCTTCATTTCGATTATTTGGTAGTTCAATAGTTTCACCCATATTTGAAACAGTCGTTGAAATCCAGCTATCAGAAACATCTTTTGTAGCCATTACATACACGTTAGGAAATCCCGAAACGCCATGTCGAACATCTTCTTCAAACTCACTAGAAACAAAGAGACATATTCTAATTCCGCTTGATGCTAGAACTGTAAAATGTATAAGTACATCACCTATATTTTGTCCTGCATCTTTTCTTAAAATGGCTGAAACAAATGTGATTGTTGTTGACATATTATATTTTGATAACAGTTTTTATTTATATATTTTATTAGAATAATTAAAAATACGATAACATAAAAAATTGATTCAAAATAAGTAATATAACTCTAATCAAATTTAGAATTTACTTATCAAAAATGGAAATGTCAATGGCATATTATACGTTTCTTAGAAAACAACACGAGATGTCAGAAAAAGAAAAAGATGAAAACAGTAAGATAGTTGTTTATGGAGACAGACAAGATTCTTTGAATGAGTTTGAAAGAGAAGCGATTGACTTTGAAAGAGAAGCGTTTGAGAACAAAACCGAAACAATTGAGGATACAATAGAAACAAAATCAAAGTGTCAAGAAAAAATAAAATTAGCAAAATACAATCCAAATAAACAGTATCGTAGGGTTATGGTTTTTGATGTAGAAACAACTGGTCTTCTACCAAAGAAAGACCCAATTACAAAAATAAAACCTCAATTGGAAAATATGCCTTACATAACTCAGCTCAGTTTTATTATATACAATGTGAGAGAATGTTATATTGAAAAGAAATACAATGCATATATCAATATTCCGGAGAATGTTGATATTAGTGAAAAAATAACAGAAATAACTGGTATTACAAAAGAATTTTGTAAAGAAAAGGGGGTTTTAATTTCTGATGTTTTATGTGAGTTTTATAAAGAATATTCATCTGTTGACTGTATTGTCGCACATAATATTGACTTTGACAGAACAATGATTGAAATTGAGATTGAGAGAAATTTCAAAAATCTTGAAATTAGAATTCCACAAATTTTGAATGTATTCCACCCAGTGTTTTTGAAATCGAAGGGTATCGACGTGCACTGCACTATGAAAGAAAGTATTCATTTATGTAACATAATGATGGAAAGTAAAAATGACCCATCAAAAAAATTCAAGAAGTTTCCGAGACTTGGAGAGCTGTATTATACTTTGTTTAGAACCACTCCGGAAAATTTACATAATTCTTTAGTAGACTCACTTGTTTGTCTACGTTGTTTTTTGCGAATAAGACTTCATAAAGAAATTCATGACGCCAAGTATAATCATATGTTGAAAGGTGTTATTGAAATTAAATAATAAATAGTAGATACATTGTTACTTTTGTAAATTATATTGAGATGTAATAAAAAATTGATTATTTTTTTATCACATAAATGTATAATATGGAAGATTTAAAATCGAGCACTTTAGAGTCAAATTCGAGTAGTTCTAATAAAACAAAAACCAAAAGAAGAAAACAAACTAGTACGTCAGTGTTATCCATAGCAGCTTCAGCGACAAGAAGATTATCACCCACAATGAGTTCAGCGGTGTCGCCAAAAAAGAAAAAAGTTTGCAAAGAAATTTGTGATGTCATTCGACCCACAATTCAATTTGTACACGATAAAGTTATAGAAATTTCTGAGCAATATTTTGATTTACCAAAAGATAAAAATAAAGGAAAAGCCGGCAGCTACTTGGAAAGTTTAACTGGAATTCCTACTAGTTCTGCCTGTTTAGATTGTTTGGATGGTGAAGTAAAAGTTTTTCCAATCAAAGAAACAAAAAAGTGTGATTATGTTCCGAAAGAAACCATAGCAGTTACTATGTTATCAAAAGAATCTCTCAGAGATGACACATTTGAAAATTCAAGATGTTTCAAGAAGTTAACAAAAGTATTATATATTCCATATTTACGTGAAGGGGATAGAATTATTTATTTAAGACCTACTATTATTGATTTAACACATCCATTTCATAGGGATATATTTGAACAATTAAAAATTGACTATGAGACATTACAAAAACATTTTATAGAGACTGGAACATTAGATGGAACATCTGGAATAGGAAAATACTTACAAAATCGAACAAAAGGTGCCGGCGGAGATGCACCTAAGACAAGAGCGTATTATTTAAGACCGACTTTTATGAAAGACTTTGTTCCAATAACTCTTTCTAGTTGTATGACAAGCTCTGAATCAAAAAAATAACACATACTTGTTATGCACTACACATGTCACAAATTTCATCTTCCTCTTGTATCGAACCATCTTTTTTATCAGGTTCAATAGTAAACTGCTGTGCCTGGTGACGTCCTCTTCGTCTCAAATAGTAAATTCCTGTTTTCAAACCTTTTGACCAGCCATAAAAATGCATTGAAGTTAGACTGTTGTAATTTGGGTCTTCCATCCATAAGTTCAAACTCTGACTCTGACAAATAAACGCACCTCTATCTACCGCCATATCAATCAAACTTTTCATAGGTAGTTCCCATACAGTCTTATATTTCTCACGAATTTCTAAAGGAATTACTTCGATTTGTTGAACACTTCCGTTGTTCGCAATAATATTATTTTTTATTTTCTCATTCCATAAATCAAGACTGATTAAGTCGTTCATCAAATATTTATTGGCCATGATGAATTCACCAGCAATTGTTCGTCTACTATAAATGTTACTAGTAATAGGTTCTATACATTCATTATATCCAAGAATTTGTGAAGTTGACGCAGTTGGCATTGGCGCAAGAAGAAGCGAATTTCGAATTCCATATTTTTGAATTCGTGATTTCAAGTCAGACCAGTCGTATCTCTCTGAACCCGGGTCCACATTCCACATATCAAATTGAAGGATTCCTTCGCTCGCGGGCGACCCTGGAAATGTCTCATAATATCCATCACGAATGGCTATTTCACATGATTCCTCTAGAGCAGAATGATAAATAGTTTCAAATATATCCTTGTTCATTTTATTTGCTTCTGGGCTCGTAAATGAAAAGCCCATTAACATGAAAACATCGGCAAGGCCCTGAACACCGATACCAATGGGTCTATGACGCATATTACTTCTCTCGGTTTTTTCAGTTGGGTAAAAATTAACGTCGATAATACGGTTAAGATTATATGTAACTACACGAGCAATATCATGAAGCTTATTATAATCAAAAACTGGTGTTCCAGAAGATGTATCTACAAACGCAGGAAGAGCAATACTTGCGAGATTACAAACTGCGGTTTCTTTATCATCACTGTATTCAATAATTTCTGAACATAAATTACTTGACTTAATTGTTCCAACGTTTTTCTGATTTGACTTTTTATTCGCAGCATCTTTATATACAATATAAGGTGTTCCAGTTTCCATCTGTGCGTCTAATATTTGAAACCATAAATCTCTTGCATTCAATGTTTTGCGTCCCTTTCCTGATGTTTCATACGACTCATACAATGTTTTGAATTCATCTCCATAGACATCTGACAATCCTGGACATTCATCTGGACACATAACCGTCCACGTTCCACCTGATTTGACACGCTCCATAAAGAGGTCGGGCATCCATAGAGCATAGAATAGGTCACGTGCTTTTAATTCTTCGTCACCATGATTCTTACGCATTTGAAGGAATAATTCAATGTCTGCATGCCATGGCTCCAAATAGATAGCAAATGAACCATTTCTTTTTCCTCCACCTTGGTCAACATAACGAGCTGTGTTATTGAAAACTCGCAACATAGGAACAATGCCATTAGACGAGCCATTTGTTCCGCGTATATGACTAGCCGATGCCCGAACATTATGAATATGTAATCCAATACCACCTGCCCATTTAGATATCAAAGCACAATCTTTCAAAGTATTATAGATACCTTCAATACTATCACTTTCCATGGATAACAAATAACAGGATGACAATTGTGGACGAGGCGTTCCCGCATTGAAAAGCGTCGGGGTTGCATGAGTGAAGTACTTATTCGACATTAAGTTATATGTTTCTCTCACACGTACTAAATCATCGGTATGAATCCCAATAGCAACACGAAGCCACATATGTTGTGGTCGCTCTAGAATTTTTTTATTTTTTCGAATCAAATAAGCACGTTCTAACGTTTTGAAACCAAAGTAGTCAATCAAATAATCTTTAGAATAATCACACATTGAATCTAGTTCATCCTTATTCTGGCAGACTGTATTAAACAACTCATGAGAAACAAGCGGAAAATGTTTGCCATGTTTGTCATCATTGAAATAAAGTTCATTAACTACTTCTGAAAACTTATCGGATGTATTTTTATGATGATTTGATGCAACAATTCTTCCAGCGAGAACATTATAGTCTGGATGAATAGATGCCATCGACGCACATTGTTCTGCACTTAACTCGTCAATCTTTGTAGTTGAAATTTTGTCATACAATTGGTCAATTACTTTCATAGCAAGATTGGTATAGTTCAATTGAATACCAACTTCTTGTCCAATATTTTTTATTCTATTTAAAATTTTATCAAAAGATACAGTTTCAATATTACCATTTCTTTTTGTTACGTTCATTTCAACGTTATCAGAAAAAAAAGGTTTTGACACTGTAACTGACTCCATATTCAAGTGAGTAGACATATATATAGTATAATATATGTCTATTTGTTTATGTCATTTTTTCTTATCTTATTTTAATCTCTTTTGGTGGATAAAATATTTATCCGCCAAAAGGATATGGCTCTAACGTAGTTTTGTAGTCATTTGGCTACAAATCCACGGATAGACCTTAAATATAACCTTTTATAATGGCTCGCCATTTTCGTCTAATTTAATTAAACAAATACTATTTTGCAGTGATAAATTTTGAATTGTTTGGCTTGTAGAGTTTTCGTCATGTAAAACGATTGGTTTCTTTCTGGTGTTTCGATGTTCATACCCTTCAACTCTTTCGTGTTCAATTGTTTTCCAAATAGATTCAATTTCGTCCACTTTACATTTGAACCAGTCTTTATTTCTCTTAACAAGCACTACATAAATTTCATCTAAATACCAGTATTGTGCCTCATAAAGAGAATGGGTCTTTTGTAACTCTTGACATGTTTTTTTAATCCATAAATCAACTTCTTCTTTTTCTAAAAGAATGTCTAGTGGCATAAAAACATAGTGAGGAGCGTTAGAAATAATAGATAAATCAATTACTTTTTCAACAAAGTATAAAACAACTCCTCTGTATTTACGTTCTGGTTCATTTTTGTAAAAATCATCGTTTGATTCGTATTCTTTAAATCGTGTTTCAATAAAGTCACAATCATCTAAATCACATGTTTCCATTTGGATTTGCATCTGTATCCAGTACTCTTCTTTCGGAATTCCAGTTATATCACGATTGAAAATGTTTTTAACTTCAACCATTCTCCCAAATCTACTCGATTCTTTGTCTGTATTAATTCCATCAGGAGATGCTCCGATAAAGGGATATTGTGAGTGGCGAATACAACCAAAATCGGAAACATGTGTGTTATATAATTTTTCATAAAGCATGATAGTAAGTGGTTCATATTTATTTCCCCAATGCATCGGTGAGAGTACATTTACATTAAACGATTGGACTTCAGATGGTTCATTGTATGGTTTGCATTTTTCATAAATCAAACTATTTTTTTGCGATTGACTACCAAAAACTTTCCAAATATTACTAGCTGTTATGAGTCCATGTCTAAATTTATACCATTCTTCACTTCGCTGTTTTGGTTGGTCAATGCTTGCAAGAAATTCGAGTTTGGATGCCATTTTGTTATGTTTTTCTTGTGAAAGTGGTTCAAAAGTAAAGGTGGACTTATAGGAACGAGGTGGTATATTCAGATTCATTTCAAAAAATGATTCACATGTCGTATTTACTAATTCTTTCAATTCGTCGTAGTCATCTTCTTTACACAATTTAGAATCTGTCAAGTTTTCAAATAGAAATTCCGTAATTTCTGTTTTCATCAACTCATGAAAATTAGGCAAAGACATTATACCAATTTCATTTTGAATGTAGTCACCAATCATTTCATAAACAGAATTCTCTACTTCAAAAATTTCGTTTTCAGATAAATTGCTTATCCATAATTGGATACTTGAAGCGTCGTCATTGTCATCGTCAGAGCCACTGCTATCTACGTAATGTATATTTTCCTTACTTTCTAATACGCTTTTTTTATTTATACACTTTTCTGATTTGGAAATTACGTCCATAAATTCTTTATAATCTTTGAATATATTAATATAGTCGGATATATTCATATTATTTTTAGAAATAATATGATGATTCATATGTCGTATTATTCAAAAGGATAACCGAAAATCAATTTTTCAAAATCTGCATCACTCTAAACATTATTCAGACTATCATCCAATTTATTTTTACTAATAGTTCTTTTTGGTGTGAGGGATTTCAAAGTAGATACTCTTTTAGCGTCCATTATTTTGAGAGTAAAAGACTTTGAAGTAACGTTGAAATGTAGTGATGGAATACTAGAAATTTCTCTAGCTTCCTTGTCATATACAACATCTTTTGCCTTTTGAAGCTTTAATTTTTCCAGACAATCAATAAAAAACATTTTCAAGGCTTTTATATCTTTTACGGGAAGATTATTTGTTTTTCCATACTTTTCTGCAAACGCATGAAGTTTTTGAATTTTATCAGTTTTGTCTAACTTGTTCCACGTTTCAGTTTTATTATGCTGTTTTTCTTTTTCTAGTATTAAATCAACGGCATTATAGTTCATTTCATTCAATGAAATATTTGGATTTTTATTAGCAGGAGGTTCGGTTGTAGTTATATTTTTTGTCTCATCTGCGGCTGATGAAGAATCCATATTTAAACAAGTTTCTCTTTATATTATAATAAGGAATTATACTTTTATCTCCTTTTTATTTATTATTTAGTTTTTTATTTATTATAAAAATGGAATAAAAACATTTATAGTTTATAAAAAAACGATGAATGAATGTTCTGACGATAATACTAAAAAAATAATTATAGTTGAAAGAAAAATAAATCCTCGCAATACTAGTGGAATAAGGAAGGTTGTTACAAAAAACAAATGGAATTTTGAAGAATCGGATTTTTTGTTCACTAGTCAACTAGAAAATATAAAAAAAATACATGAAAATCACCCCCTTACACCTCATATGGAGATATATGTATCAGAAATAACAAATAAATTGAATGGTTATCGTCATCAAGATATTGTTAAAAAAAAATTAGATGAAAATAAATTTATTGATTTCAAAACTGCTATAAAATTATTAGTAGATTCTGACCTTGAATGTTTTTATTGTAAAGAAAAAGTACAGGTTTTATATGAACCTAGTCGAACCCCAACACAATGGACACTAGAAAGAGTGGATAATAACTTCGGACATAATAGGGATAATTTAAAAATTGCATGTTTAACTTGTAACCTACGCAGAAAAACAATGTACCATGAAAGATTTGCCTTTACAAAACAGCTAGGACAAATTACAAAACTTGATTCAATTAATTAAGGTCTATACTGAAGTTTTGTAGTAATAGCTTTTATTGAATAATTATATAGTTATTTTAAAAAAGAAATAAATATATGAATCATGACTTTTATATAATGAATAATACTCAAGAACAAAACCTTAAAAACTTTTTTATTGAAAAAAAAAAGGATAATAATATAGAAATACAATGTTCTCCAAACTATCTTCCAATACATGAAAATATTCAAAAAAAGATAGACTATTTCTTAAAGAATAATAAAGTTCCACACATAATATTTCATGGTTCTTCCGGAACAGGTAAGAGGACAATTGTTTATGACTTTATTAATAAAATTTATAATAATGATAAGCAAAAAATTAAAACAAATGTAATGTTTGTAAACTGTGCACATGGCAAGGGAATCAAATTTATAAGAGAAGAATTAAAATTTTTTGCAAAATCAAATATTCAATCGAGTTCAGGGGTTCTCTTTAAAACTATTATATTGATGAATGCCGACTTTTTAACAATTGATGCACAGTCTGCACTGCGTAGATGTATTGAATTATTTAGTTATAATACACGTTTTTTTATTATAGTCGAGAACAAAAATAAGTTATTGAATCCAATATTATCAAGATTTTGTGAGATTTATGTACCTGAACATATTGAAAATAGTAAGGTTCTCAACTTACATCAATATAACTTAAAACAAAAGATGGATTTTTCTTATCATGAAAGAGAAAAACAAGAGTGGATTAAAAACAATTTGTATAATCCAAAAGACTATAAAAATTTAACTCATAATGACTTTACACAGTTATCTACTATTTTTTATGAAAACGGAATATCTTGTTTAGATCTAATGAAATTTATAGAAGCGTCGGGTTGGTGGAACGAAGAAAATGTTACAAGGCATCAAATGGAGTTTAACAAAATCAAATCTGAATATAGATGTGAAAAGTTATTAATTTTTTACATGCTGGATTTTATTTTTTTTCGTTAAAAAACTATATAAAAAGTATTTCAATAGAATAAGTATTGACTTACAATGGATGACTTTGTTATTTCTAATTTACAAGAATCTCGGAATGAGTGGTGTGCACGTTTAGTTAGTATCTTTACGCCGTTAGTTTTAGAAGGGTTTCGTTCAATCTTCAATGAGTCATGGAAAATGTGCATTGATAATGATGAAGTTGGTAAATATTTAATGACATTTCAAAATTTATTATGCCGTGTACCAAAATGGAATGCTATTATTATTGAAGAAGAGCGAAAAAGAATTATTGAAAGAAGTGCTTGTAACTATTTAGAAGATTTAATCACATGTGTTCATATTATTCAATTGAAAGTTCTTACTAGTATTCGTGTAGGAAATAAACAAAAGAAAATAGATATATCTATACCAAAATTAGACTCGTTTATTCACAAAGTTTATATTCATGCGGCTCGTAAAATTTATATGAACGTTTATCTATTTGAAAAGAATATTTCTCCTTTACAAGTTCAGAAAAACAACCGTGAGTTAGAAGTTATTGTACAAGAGTGCATATTGATTTCCATACGTGACAGCATACCAACAGAGTCAATTATTCGTGCTTATTTGGATGAAAGTGTTGAGCAAGAAGAAGAAGTTACTATCGATAATATTGAAAACCCTGTACTTAAAAATGCCGATGGAACTGATAATCTAACTGAAGAACCTGTTTCAGAAATTCCTCCTAATAAAGAAGAGGAAATTCCTGAAGTTGTTCCTTCTATAAAAAATATTGATAATGAGCCAGTTATTACTCGACTTACATTCAATGACACCGACTCTGTACTTGATGAACACGATAGTTTAAAAGAAGTTAGCGCCCCAAAAACAATAGAACAGTTGGAAAAAATAAGTATGGAGAGGTCTATTCAACGTAAGTTAGAAGAAGATTCTGACGACGACGATACAATTAAAATTATGGAAACGGTGGATTTATCTGGGTTTGATGTACTAGATATAGACACTGCTGGAAACGCTGTTTCGTCCAATGACCCATTTATAGACTTTGAAGAGTTATAATAAAAATGTCATAGGTAACATTACCGGTTTGACTGATAGATTACCGGATTCGACGATTTAATTGTCCAAAGGTGTAAAAACTCATATTTTTTATTATTCTAATAAACTATTTACTGCCTTTATAGCTATATTGTATTCCTTAATCAATAACATTTTACTATCATCATCAAAGTTTTTTATATTCTTAATATTTTCTTCGGATAGTTCTTTATAATTTCTAATATAGTCAATATAAAATATTAATAAATCGCTATAATTTTGTGTTTTTGATATAATTTTATTTATTTCTTCAGTTCTGAACCTCCCACCCAAACTCAATGAACGCGTTGGTTTTTTTAATTGATTCTCCATTTACAATAATAATTGTAATATATTAAAATAATTTTAAACCCTTTCTATCCTACTATTTAGTAAAATAGACGTTTTACAAAATTGAAGAATTCAAATGAGACAACTGCGTCTATTATATATATTTAATTAATTTATATAATATAAATGAGCAAAGAATTCAAAGTAGCCTATTTGATTGACAAGATAATGCTAGATGATGCAACAACAAAACGTATGAAAACTTCAATTGATAACATAATGCGAGACGGTAAAATTGATTGTTATGATATTCCAGAAATTCTTTTTATAATAACTGATATTATGAATAATAGTAGTGTAGTTAATGAAAAATTGACTTCCGAAAATCTAGCATCTTTAATAAAAGAATTATATAAATTTATTGAAAAACAATACAATTTAGTGCCTGATGAAATTCAAAAAGCTGGATTTGAAAGATTAATTGATTCTTGTATTAAATTAATTTTATTTCAACCAAAAGTAAAATCTGTAATAAAAAATTGTTTTAGAATATAAGGTTAACTATTGTAAATCTTCAATGGTGTAAAGAATAATATAATTTCAATAATTATATTATTACGGTCTATCCTTTAATATACGCCATGTCAACGTTATATTATTTGGACGAATTAAAAACCAGGTGCATCTGTAAAAATTTCCGTTGAAGATGGATTAATAGTTTTACTATCTGTTACAACATTGAAAAATTCCGAAATACTATTGTTCATATTGAAAACAACAGTTGTTGCGACCGATGTACACAGTAAGACAATTAAAGAATCACGAACAACATATTTGAGAGGTTTTATTTCTTTATCTACGAATTTCATTTCTAAAAACTTGACAACACAAAAAAGAAGAGTAACGAATATAGATATAATAAATACTTTCTCCATTAGAATATCTGATAATAAATACCTAAATATTTAATTCTGAATTATAACGAATTATTTGCGTAACATGGTATTTTATCAATACATACTATCAAGACTTGTTCTTTCTTGTCTATTTTTTCCCATTCTTTATCAGTTATTTGAAAATTACTAAAAAACGGATATTCCAATTGAGATTGTGGAAGATGGTTATGCACAGTTCTCGCTATCATTTTATATAATTTGAAACTGGGATATCTTTCATCACCGTTCTTTTTATAAAGTACATTTTTACCATTATCATCTAAACACCATCTATATATTGTTTTTTGAAATTCATCCATTTCGTCAAACTCTTCATCATCATCAATTATAAAATCATATATTGAACATCCAAGACGACACAGGTCAAAGCTATAATTTGGTTCTAACCTAGGTTTATTTTTATTGAAGAATGGTTCAAAATTATACTGAGTATACGCATCTCCACCACTTGAAAAACTATCACTGCAAAAAATATTTCCATTGAATTTATAGATTCCTCTTCCAAAATCTATTATTTTGTAAATACGCCCATATGTTGGAATTTTGTATTTTTTACCATTCAATTCATAATATAAAAACTCAATATCAGTGTTGATATACATTATATTATTTGTATGTAAATCATTATGAGTAAAATGGAAGGCTTTTTGATAAACGATAAGTATCATTATAATCTGAAATAGCGCACTTGCACCTTCTGTAGAATCCAGTTTACCTTTTTCAAATAAATTATCTATTGTACCATTACATTTTTCCTGACAAATCATTTGAACTGGAAAGTTATTTATATAACAACTAATTTCTTTTTCTGCGTCATCCTCTGCATCCTCTTCATCCTCATCGTCATCATCCTCCTCATCCTCATCCTCATCATCATCATCCTCGTCATCTTCATCCTCGTCATCGTCTTCATCCTCCTCCTCATCATCATCCTCCTCATCATCATCCTCCTCATCATCATCCTCATCGTCATCTTCTTTATCTTCCTCTTCATCAGAGCTATAATTAGTCTCACTGTTGTTTGAAGTATCAGTTGAAGAAGATTTATTTGAACCTTTTGATTTTTCAGACAAGTTTTTTTCATAAACCAATTCATGATTTCCACCTGTATTAGTTGATTCTTCTATTTTTTTTTCACCGCAAAAATCATTACTAATAGAATCTAAGTTATCAATGGATATATTTATTCTTTCACTCTTTATGTTAAGCTTATTTTTGTTTGTTCGAGAACCATAGTTACTAAGAAGCATTTCATTTTTTTCTGTAATTGAAAACAACTTTCCTATATTTGAAACAAAAAATGGCGAACCATGTAAATATTCTATATCATCTGCTATATTCATTTTATACTTATCTTGAACAGCTAAATAAGAGCCATAAAAGTCTACAGAGTTTAAGAACCCATGATGATTAAGAAGTTGACTACTTAAATAGTTAAAAAAACAATCAACATAAGACGCATTATTTTTATTTTCTAATTTTGGAAAAACACTACCGGACAAAGATGGAAGTGTTCTTATTTTTTCGTCATTGATGTCGTATTTTCCAATCATGTATCTTAATGGATCTAACAATGGTGAAAATTTGATAAATACAGGCTTGGTTACTTCTGTTTCAGAATTTATTTCTAAAACAGTATCCATATCAATAAATTCATACATTTGGTTCAAAGATACATTATTTTCGTCACCAAGTTGCATATCAAAAAAAGAAGAATAAATTGGATTATATTTTTGAAATGTTTTCATAGAAAAAGGATTATAATCTTCTTTTGCATCATCATCCGTTTTTTTGAATTGTTTTGCTAAATTTCTTATATCAAAAATTTTTGTTTTTTGGGAATTTACAACAAATTTAGAATTCTCATTTGATTTTTTATCAAATATAGCCATATTACTTCGTCTATATTTATCCAAACTTATAAATTATTTATAGTTTGAACTTATTATTTGTTTACGTTTGCAAAAATAATTTAATTTGTTATTATAATTATAAATAAACTTGTGAATAGCAATGTCTTTAGAATTAAAAAAGTTTGATATGCGTACAATTACATTCAAGCCAAATGAAAATAAAGGTCCAGTTATTGTTATGATTGGTAGACGTGATACAGGTAAGTCGTATTTAGTACGTGACTTATTGTATTTTCACCAAGATATTCCTATAGGAACAGTTATTTCAGGAACAGAAGCAGGAAACGGCTTTTATGCTTCTCATGTACCTAAACTATTCATTCATGAAGAATATAACACTGTGCTAATCGAGAACGTTCTTCGCCGTCAGAAGTTGGTGTTGAAAACGATGAATAAAGAATTAGAAAGCTTTCGTAAAACAAGTATTGACCCACGTGCATTTGTTATTCTTGATGATTGTCTATATGACCAGTCTTGGACAAGAGATAAAATGATGCGTCTTCTTTTTATGAACGGACGTCATTGGAAAGTAATGCTTATTATTACTATGCAGTATCCTTTAGGTATTCCTCCAAATTTACGTACCAATATAGATTATGTATTCATTCTTAGAGAACCTTATATGACAAATCGTAAACGTATTTGGGAAAATTATGCTTCTATGTTTCCAACATTGGAAGCTTTTTCTAGTGTTATGGACCAAACAACTGAAAATTTTGAATGTCTCGTTATCAATAATAATGCAAAATCAAACAAATTAAATGACCAAATATTTTGGTACAAGGCAGAATCTAGACCAGATTTCAAACTTGGTTCCGCTGAGTTTTGGGAGGCTTCTAAAGGGATGGGTTCAGATGACGAAGACGAAGCCTATGACCCAAGTAAAGCGAAGAAAAAGAACTCTGGTCCACAAATAACAGTAAAAAAAAACAAATGGTAAATAATTACACTTATGAATCTAAAAAATTGATTGTAACTTTATTGAATAAATAAAAATAAAATAATATTCTTATTTATAAATTATGGATAACCCAAAGACGCGACAGGAAAAAAAGAGCAAAGGAAAATATTTTGGAAAATATCACGATGTTTATAATCAAAAGGCTATACGTTCTCAAGAGGAACTAAGACAACAAACAAAATCTGAAACTTCAAATTTAAAAAATAATAAACAAAAAAAATAATAAGGACTGCATAATTTAGGTGTTTTGAATGTAAAAAGTTTGTGGTTTAATTTAATCACTTTTTTTTGAAAGTTCTTCGGCTCTTTCCATAGTCTCTTTCAATAGCTCGTTTCTAATGTTTGTTGTATCTGTCTCTGCAGCTTCACGTTCATCAAAATCGATTGTTTCACGAACTCCAATAAGATTACCTTCGGTATCTAACGTTTGTGTCAAAACATTACCACTCTTTTCTGCCGATTTAATATTCTCTTCGATTGCTTTTCTCTTGGTATCTTTAATGCGCTGTTCAAATTCTTGTTTGGCCTTTGTCTCGTTTTTAAGTTTCTCCTGATGAAGTTGATTGAGCTCTTCTTCCATAAATTCAACCTTTCCTGTTTTATAAGCATCCGGGTCCCAAGGAACCCAAACACCAACCGGTCCAACAAAGATATCATGATTAGGGTCATACTCACGTAAACTCTTGCACTTCAATTCAGCTTCTTCTTGTGTAGAAAAAACACCTCTGATTTTTAGTCCACGAACTGAAGTTTGGAACGAATGTTCACGATTGAATTTCTCGTTCAGTTTATCTTCGTTCTTGTCCAAGAAACCTTTATAGTCATCTTCAACTGTTCCCGATTTTAATTTAGACTCTTCCTCCTTTGTAAACTCATTGAAATCAGCAATTAGTTTTTCAACGTCCAAGTTATATTTGTATGCTACAAAATGTAGAAAATCAAAGAACTTTGCCAGAGATTTAGTAAAATCCCATTGTTTGATAAAACTATCAAAAATAAATACGTCTCGCTTTTTCAGTATTTTTTCAGGAGAAATAAATGACATGCATGCAAACTTTTGACCAGCAATTGGTTGGTCTTCATCACATAAATCTACGTATTTAGGATTACTAGAACCATTCGGTAACTTTTTTCTTTCAAAAGACATTTTAGGAATATATATTTTTAGAAAAGTTCTATTTATATATGTTTTTCCATTTATTTATTAAATTATTTAGGCTCTTAAATTTCCAGTATTTTGCATTTTTTTTTGTTTTAGTATAATATATAATGAGCGGAACTTTCGATTTTGCAGAACTAATCAAAAGAGCTATTAAGTACCTTGTAGAAGGTCTTGTTGTCGCAATCGTCGCAGTCCTTGTCCCTAAGAAAGCATTAAACGTTGAAGAGATTATTATTATCGCTTTAACTGCTGCTGCGACTTTCAGTATTCTTGACGTATTCATCCCTTCAATGGGTTCATCTGTACGCCAAGGAGCTGGTCTTGGACTTGGATTCAACCTAGTTAAATTCCCGGTTGCTTAAATTAATTATAAATAAAGAATGATAAATAATATTAAATAATTTATCATTTTTACACACCTTTCTCATAAATAATAATTGTAGGAACAATATATATATTGTTATGGAACTAATTGATGAAAATACTCCACCGAATGTAACTAGAAGAGGGAGAAGAAGAAGAGACCTAACTCAAGAAGAACGCGCAGAAGCAGAAGAACTAATGGCTAGAATAATGGCACCTAGACCACAACGGCCAGCAGTACCGTATCTAGAACAATTTCTTGGACAACAAGTACCTCCTGCAAATGTAACTCAACGTAGACAACGTAGACCGCGTGCTCCTAGAGCAGAACCCGTTGCTCCTAGAGCAGAAACCATTGCTCCAGGAATACCGGGTGTCGCATTCGAAATTCACAATGCGTTTACAAAATTTCAATCTATAAAAAATGCATATCTTGCGTTAATTAAAGAACCAGATACCGAATATGGAAACATTTTCAATTACATATATAGAGAATATTATGCAGTAATAACAGAAATTTTTCCAAATGAAGCAGTAAAACTAGCAATGCGACAGCAATTAAAAAAAGTAATCAATAAGATAAAGAATTCTACTTTTGATGAATACAAGGATTTGATTGGCAAAACTGTAAGTTTTGTATCAAAACAAGATACTAATTTCAAAGAACAATATATATTAGCATTTTTAAATGATACTTGTAATGCATATGCAACCGGTAATGATAGAACGAGTTGTGTCAAAGGCATTATAGAAAGGGTTGTTTTGTCGGTAGGAAGTACAGTTGAAATTTTATGTATGGAACAATGTGAAAATGAAACTTATCAAAAATTAAATGCATTAATGAATCCAAAATTTAAAGTAGAAGATGTTGCAATTGCTTGGTTTGAATCCGCACAATCAAATGATGAAATACTCAAATTGGACAAAGTCGGTAGAAAAAATAATTTTGTTGAATACTTGAAATCTGAATCAATTCGTTTGGACCATAAGGGAGGAGTTATCCCTGAAAATATATTAGCCGAAATCAATGCATATGCAGTAACAATGGATTATGCGTTCAAAGATAAAGATTTACAATTTGGCGGAGTTAGAAAATTGAGAAAGACAAAAAAAGCCACAAAATCCAGAAAGACAAGAAAAGCCAGAAAATGAAAATAAAATATACTATTACGCACCTTTCTCATAGTTAATTTTTTATATTGTTGGTATAAATTCCCAATCTAAATCTTCACATACCTTTTTCCATATCATGTCTTGTTCTAATTGTTTTGTTCTGTCTTTCAGCAATGGAATATAAGGTAAATACTGTGTTTGGCCTAATAAAACACATAGCTGATAAAGAGTATATGTATAGTTAAAAAAATTAGTTCGGTTCGCGGGACAATGAACGGCCCAAGGCTTCTGAATTTCAATAAACAGAACACAAAGCGTTTCATGTAACTCTTCATTCATAATAGGAGGTTTTATTCCGAATATCGAATTGATATATTGAATATGCTCAAAATATTTATTCAATCCAAGTTTTCTCAATATCTCTCTCATTTTGTCATAGTTAATAAGAGTGATGTCTTTTATTCTCTCTTTTTTTATTCTGTTACGTATAGCATCAATAACTTCGTCAGGTATTTGCGTAGTTTCTTTTGCTTGAAATTGTGATAATATCTCTTTGAAATGATTCAAACGAATATATGCGGTATAGGAAACTTCATTAGGAGGTTCTTTATTAGTAGGTTTGGAATTATCAATTATATACGTTATGAATTTTCCACATTTTTGATTGTTACATATCAGAATACCTTCTTCATCTTGGGGAATCATTTCACCTGCACGACACGACTCACATACATCAGACGGAATAATAAAGTCTTGAATATTAGTTATTTCATTTTTAACATTTTTCCAATAAGATTGATAATTTTTTTTAGATTGGTCACGTTCTTTATTATCTGGCTCATCAATTGCATCTTTTATTTTAAAAAACGAATTTAGTTTATTGACGTTTTGATTATTGTCACCACTTGAAATTTTCTTTTTATCTTCAAAATATTGAAAAATAAATTTTGAATTATCTAACAAATATTTTTTTTTCTGAGCTTTGAGAAAACGTATTTGTGCATTTATATCCTTTATTTTATCCTTAGTATCCATTATTTTTTCTATTTGAGAATCATCTAATATTATTAAAAGGTTTTTCAAAGACACTCTCTCATCTTGAAGAGATGGTATAGTTTCTATTTCAGATTCATGAAACTGGTTCAATAATTCTGTATGTTTTTCATCAATTGTATTATTTTGTGAAAATAGTTTTGAATTGTTTTTTTTTGATAATGCATTATTCATTATGTTAAATATACTTGGTTAGTTAATTGTTTTTTTATATGTTTTTTGTTGGGAAAGGATTAAAAATAAATGGCAAAAGTTATAACTATATTCGTAAACATTTTTAAAAGACAATATTACTAACTTACATATAAATGTCCAGTTTGTCGAGTGCCGAATTAAGTTCATCTAATCCAATTTTAACAAATCAAGTAAAAATAGATAAACCAAAACTTCAAAAAATGATATTTATAATGAATGCATTGGAAAAGGGTTGGACAGTTAAAAAATTGGACGAATCTTATATCTTTATCAAAAAACACGAAAATCGCAAAGAAGTATTTATGGAAAGTTATTTAGAAAAATTTATATTATCCAATATCGAGTAACAGTACATACACGTGAACCCATAAAGCAAAAAAAATACCACATTTTTTGCATATTGAACTCTTTTACTAGCAATGTATATTTTTTTATTTTTAAGAAAAAAAAATACAAAATTGTATATTTATTTGTAATTTTCTATTAATTTAGCAAATCTTCAAAATTTTTTTCTTTTTCTAGTATATAAAGTCAAAATGGCTGGAGGTTTAATGCAATTAGTCGCCTATGGCGCACAAGACGTCTTCCTTACCGGAACCCCTGAAATCACTTTCTGGAAAGTATCTTACCGCAGACACACAAATTTTGCCATGGAATCAATTGAGCAAACTTTCTCTGGACAAGCCGACTTTGGTCGCCGTGTTACTTGCACCATCTCCCGTAACGGAGACCTTGCATACAGAACTTATCTTCAAGTCACACTTCCTGAAATCAATCAATCCATGAACACCACCTCCGGAGCTTCTGCCGATGGTGTTTATGCCCGTTGGTTAGATTTCCCTGGTGAGCAAATCATTGCCCAGGTTGAAGTTGAAATTGGTGGCCAAAGAATTGACCGTCAATATGGTGATTGGATGCACATCTGGAACCAACTTACCATGTCATCCGAACAACTTAAGGGATACTACAAGATGGTAGGACATACTACTCAACTTACCTACATCACCGACCCTACCTTCGCTGCTGTATCTGGTCCTTGCGCTGCTGCCGGCGGACCTGCTCAAGTATGTGCTCCTCGTAATGCCCTTCCTGAGACCACCCTTTACATTCCTCTTCTTTTCTGGTTTTGCCGCAACCCAGGACTTGCTCTTCCTTTAATTGCTCTTCAATATCACGAGGTCAAAATCAACATTGATTTCCGTCCTATTGGTGAGTGCTTATGGGCTGTCAAGACCCTTGGTATCAGTGCTGCCAACCCTGTCAACACTGTTGTCTCTGTAGCACAAGCTTACCAACAATCTCTTGTTGCTGCTTCTCTTTATGTTGACTACATCTTCCTTGACACTGATGAGCGCAGAAAGATGGCACAAAACCCTCACGAATACCTTATTGAGCAAGTGCAATTCACCGGTGATGAATCTGTAGGTTCTTCTTCTAACAAGATTAAGTTGAACTTCAACCATCCTTGCAAAGAGCTCATCTGGGTTGTTCAACCTGATGCCAACGTTGATTACTGTGCTTCCCTTCAAGACGGTTCTACTCTTTTCAAGACCCTTGGTGCTCAGCCATTCAACTACACTGACGCCATTGATGCTCTTCCTCCTGCTATCCACGCTTTTGGAGGACCTGCTGAGACCTCTGGTTCGAATGCATTCATCAATGCTTCTGGTCTTTTCCAAATGGCTGGAGCTGTTGACCAAGTTCCTTCTGGTAACGTCAACATGACTGGCGATCAAGGCGAATGGGCTTCCACTAACGCCTTTGTTCCTTTCACTCCTCAAGCCAACGGTGGACAACCTTCCGGTTCCACCGTCTCTGATGCTGGAACATTTGTCCTTGGTGAAACCGCCCTTGACCTCCACTGCTGGGGTGAGAATCCTTGCGTTACTGCCAAATTACAGCTTAACGGCCAAGACCGTTTCTCTGAGCGTGAAGGTTCTTACTTCGACGTTGTTCAACCTTTCCAACACCACACCCGTGCCCCTGACACTGGTATCAACGTCTACTCTTTCGCTTTAAGACCTGAGGAACACCAACCTTCGGGCAGTTGCAACTTCTCCAGAATTGATAACGCTGTTCTTCAGCTTGTCCTTTCTGCCGGAACTGTTTCTGGAACTGCCACTGCCAAGGTCCGTGTGTACGCTGTTAACTACAACGTCCTTCGTGTCATGAGTGGTATGGCTGGTGTCGCATACAGTAATTAAATAAAATATACTGCATTGCAAGTCTTAAAAAAATACTAATTGATTTTTATATTAATATATAAATCAATTTCAGATTCAAAAAATTACTTTACTTTTTCTATTTTCATATCTGGTGTAATATAGTAAATATTCAATTGAATATTCAGTTCTTTCAACTTTTTTACAATTTTATCACATGAGATAATAGTAGTAATAATAATATTATCATTGCTTTTTACTTTGTTCTTGAATAAATCAAAATTAATAATTTCTTTCTTGTCAATAACTCTATGTAGATAACATTTGTTATCATCTATTATGTTTATAATTTTTGACTCGTTGAATTTTTTTAGTATCTTGAATAGAAATTGACCACATCCATAGATATATAAGTTCTCAAATGCATCAATCTCAAGTGAATCGATTAAACCGGTTCCGCTTTTTAAATACTTGTCAAATGAATGGTTGTTATATGTTTTTTTGAATATTCCTCTTATTACATAATATTTTTTACCATTGATAAAGAAAAAATCATCTTGAATGGTTGACGCAACAAAATTATGTTTTATCAAAAGTTTATTCAATGCGTATTTGCTGAAGAAATTTATATGTTCTATGTTTATTTCTTGTAATGGACCATTAGCTATAAAATCTTCATAATACTCCATATTTGGAACTTCTATGTACAAATACCCATTTCTATTCAAAATATCAGTTATTTTTGTAATAAATTCATCCAAATCATAAATATGTTCGAGAACATGAGAAATAGTTACACAATCATATTTTTTGGTTACGTTCTCCATATTCACATCATATATATCCACATTTTCATAATGATTTTTCAAATTATTAAATAATTCTCCATTACCACATCCATAATCAATTAATGAATGGATATCCATATTACTTATATTTTTTTTTATAAAATCAAAACATTTCGTGTCTTTATCTTCACTAATTACATAATCCTTGTAGTTGTTGAAATCTCTATAATAGTTATTATAGTCAATTTGAACATTTTCACTGTCACTAAAAAAAAAATAGCAATCTTTACAATAATATACTGTCAATATTGAATTTAGTTTGATATCGGTCGGTAAATCAAGTTCAATGCTACAAATACTATTATCTGTTATGTAAGAATTACAAATATAACATTGTCTCATAATTGTATAGTCACTATTAATAATAATTTTTATATTGAAATATTTTTACTACTTTGTAAGATAATTCATAATTATAAAGATATTTATGAATTTATTTTTTGTATCTACGTTTAGATTTATTTTTTGAATTTTTTTTCACGCGCTTCTTTGATTTGCCTCCGACATCTTTTTTAGCTAGTACTCGCGATAGTCCTTGCGACGCTGTTTTTGCAGCTGCAAAAAGTACAGGAACAAATCTATACCCTTCATTATCAATAAAAGTTGGTATTCTTTCACCGTTTGCGTCTTTATCCTTAGCAGGATTTACATCTTCATAATCTGAAGTTGTAAAAAAACTATTTGTTTTCAAAAAAACATGAGGACCACTATTTGTTCCTGTAACTTCATTCAAAAAACCAACAAAAATAGCTTTATCAAAGACATGACCAACCCCCAACACATCTCTATTATCAGGAAGAGGTTTTTGTTCCAATGAACCAATTAGCGCATAATCAAGTTTATGTGTTTCTAATGAGTTTTTTTGGTCTTGTGTTATATTTGCAGCTTCAAATTCAGTTTTTTTAGTCTTAAATTTTTCTTCTTCCGCTTCAAATTCTACTTTTTTAGCCTCAAATTCTTGTTGTTTAGCCTCAAATTCTTTTTTTGTAGTTAAATAATGACTAAAATCTAACGATGTACGATCTGAAACTTGCAATTCGCTTTTAACTGTTGGGACCAGGTTCATTTGGACTGGTGGGTTTTCTAAATCATCTACTATTATTGGGTTTCCTTCTGATTCCATTATACAATATATAAATATAAAAAATATATCAAATAAATCATTGTCAAATATTTTTACTATTTTATGGTGTCTTTTTTTTACAAACGTAAATAAGATAAGTATCGTCTATGGCAAAATTCTGCTTTTGCATCACCAATCGTGTCTAAAAAGTTATCCATCGAATCAAACCTAACAAATCGAAGTTTTATTTGTTCATTCATGTTCTCTCCATAAACTTTGTTTTTCATAGAATCAAACTCCTCCTCATCAATGCTTGTTTCCCATAAATAACCAGTAATTCCTTCATCCAATAACCCAATAGATAAATTTACTTTAGAACCTAACTGCACTAGTTCATTTTTCTTTGGAGTAAATCCTGTTTCTTCTTTAATTTCTTTGAAAACGGGCCCAAGAATTTCCGAGTCGTCCACTTTATCATCAAGCATACCGGCCGGTAATTCGATTTTGAAGCCATGTCCAGCGACTCGAATTTGTTCTACGAACAAAACATATTTCAATCCAGTGTTGCGCATGTTTACGACAATATATACGCAAATAGAATCGCCGCGAATTAATACTATATTGGAAGCAACGGGTTCATTTGTAACTTTGTTTACACATGAAACTATACATTTTACAAAGCCGAGGCGCTCGGGTAGAGGTGGTCCAAAGAAATCTACATCTGTTACTGTAATACTTGTTACACTCAGTTCATCTTTCTCCAATAACCGGTCTATCCATTTTTTTACCTTAGGTGAGTTACTAATTGCTCCTAACTTGTCTTCCAAGTGGATATATCTGGCTATAAAAGGAATACCTTTATACTCTATATCAGAAATGGATGTCATTTTACCAAAATAGGCTGTTGCTTTTGTTATTTATAATAAAAAAAATATACAAATCAATTTTTTTGTAAATTGAACAATTATTATAATCTCTCAAGGTCTCGTAGAAATAATAACTTCCTTCGCTTTTGTATCTGGATTTTTACTATGAATAGACCGTTTACATAAAATACCTTCCACAATGTATTTTTCGGTAGAGAAATACTCCCTTACCAAAGGAACATCTGAATTACTCATCATCCAAGAAATACCCCTATCTGCAAGTGAATGACATAACTTGAACAACTCTTTGTGTTTGTCACTATTAAACCCATTTTCTGTATAACCGACAAAAGATGTTTCTTTTTCAGGTGCATAAGGAGGGTCCATATAAACAAAGTCACCCAGATTGACTGTTATAATTGATTTTGAAAAGTCACAGAATTCAAAATGGACACCTTGTATCAATTGATGAACCTCTTCCAAATGTTTGCGATTTATAATCTCTGGATTTCTGTTATTGCCAAATGGTACATTAAACCCGTTGGGTCCAACACGAAATACACCTCGAAAACACGTTTTGTTCATGAATATAAACATCGCCGAACCCAGTGTCGAGATTCTTTCATCATGACTTAAATTATTATAACGACTACGAGTCCAATAATAGTAGTTTTCTTTGCTCTCTTTAGCCTCCTCTAAATTTGTTGGTTTTCGATTTACAGTTTCACCAACTGACTGATTATATTCACCAATCAGCACTTGCAAATCATTATACAACTCAATATACTTAGTTTGTATATTCTTGTAAACATATATAAGAGCCTCATTTGCGTCATATGCGTAGACCTCACCTGATAATTCAATAGAACCTCTTTTTACTTCAGTCAAAAGTCCCAGAAGAACACTACCACCACCAAGAAATGGTTCATGATAGTTAACCATTTTACGCGGAAAACGCTCCATTATACATTCAAGTATCTGAGTTTTACCACCCACCCATTTTATGATTGGTTTTGTAAATTGTGCTGTCATTATGATAGTCTAGTATTATATTATATTTTTACTCAGAATATTATATTCTCTTAATCAATTTTTTATTTTTTAGAGTTATAGCTTGAAAAATATATTAGTGGTTAAAAAGAGTTTAAATATGAATTCAAGAAACTTGATATAATGTCTGCTTATACGACAAATCATACTAATACTCAAAATGAACTTCTTATGAAAAACCTAATGGATTTTTATAAAGAATCTGATAATTTACATAAAATGTTACGTGTAATTAATGGGGAATCTAGAATATCATTAAGAATTGTAGATTGGTTTGTTACTAATTTTGCGAAAAAAAATTATACTGTCTATGAACTGCCTGCCGCAATGAGCGAAACTGGTCGTAACAATGACCCTATTCGTTTCAAAGTATATAACGACTACAAACTCAAATTGAAGGCCTATAGTAAGAAACGTTTTGACCCTTTTTGTAGATGGGACCGGATAACAATACCATATAATGAAAAAAAATATATGGAAACTACCATCGGTCAACTCAATTTTTTCAAATGGGCAATCGAAAATAATATTATTGAATATATTGAGAACCACTATGACGCTATTGAATCCGATATGAACTCAAGAAACAGTACATCAAAACGTAAACATGGTTTGAAAAATAATTATTTTGTCAATAATGATTTGAAAGAAGCAGATTTAGTAAATGACAACAATCCAGATAGTCTTGTTATTGCTGGCGGCGATAGTGGTAAAACTCGAAAAAAACGCGAAGAGCTATCAGTATCCGCATGTAAATGCATTAAGAAAGAGACAGTTAAAATTATAGTCAAATTCAATTAGAGAAGTACCAAGAGTTACTGATATTCTTTCTAGAAATAAATATATTTATCCCGTAAAAGAGATTAATATCTTCCATTATTGTATAACTATACTATAATAATGGAATTTGAAAATGAAATGTATGGTGGAGCAAAACCTATCAATAGAAGTGGTTCTATTAGTAGATTTGAATTAGTTTGTGATATGATTCAGAGTTCTACAAGTATAGAGTGTATATCTTATAGTTCATTGAAAGGTTTTGTATTTTCTATAGAAGGTACACCACAATTCGTAAGTCTTACGCCACAACTTTTTTCTAATAAAAAAAGAAATTTAAAACTTGGAAAAATAATTTTGAAGTTTACTTTATTAACAGAAGGTGATAAAAATGAAAAATTACCTGAATTTGAAATGGATTTTAAAGAAGTAGAGGATGCCGAAAATAATAAAAAAAATAAAATAATTAAAGAAACAGATTTGAAACATGAATTTGTTAAAGAATCATTTACACAACTAGATATATTTACAAGGTCTTTCCAAATAGGAACATTGTCTATTTGTCCATCTATACTTGCTAGTACTGTTTTAGAAAATACTGAAGCCAATATATTTTTAGATTTTATTGAAAGTAGTCTTGGTAATTCTGATAATGGTATTGAAAAAAAAGTTATTTCTTACATGAAAGAACAGGTAAAAAAATATTCTCTAGGTATAATTGCAATGGAATATGCTGAAAAATTTGTTTTATTGAATGATTTTTACAGACCTTATTTTGGCACTGATGTTTCTACAAAAAATAAAGAAATAATTGAAAGCGTAAAAAGTTTTCCCGAAGAAAAATTTTTAACCGATGTAAATAATATTATTTTATATCATCGCATTGCACTAGTATTATCAAATATGCTTCTCTTACTATTTGAATTTTTTTACTTACATTATGATTTACATTTAAATAACGTTTTTGTTTTGGACTATGAAGAAAGTTCTTCATGTGACAATTTTCTTGATTTGTTAAATCCGAACGTTGGAAGATTAATTTTAATGTCATGCTCTAGAATGATAGACTTTGGACGAGTACATAAAATAAAAACAAAACAATTGGAAGAAACGGAAGAATCTGAAAGAAAGAAATTGTTTGTTTCGAATGAAGAGGGTGAAATTATTGAAAAAGAAGAGAAAGATGTCTTTTCCAAATATGATGAATTTATAGAACTGATAACGAAAAAATCATCAGATTCTGATAAAAAAGACAATTTTGATTTCAATAAACAAGATGATTTTAATAAAGCATCAACATTCATAGAAGGTTTTTTAACATTTATATTCAATAAAGATTCTGAAATAAACAATAACAAAGGACGTCCACAATGTTTTGGAATTTTTTACTTAGGAGGTCTAGCAGAAAAAAACAAGGAAGGATATAAATTGAAATTAGACAAATCTGCAAATAGGGATTACATTTTCTTTCTTATCATAAAATATTTTAAAACTATTCATGAAAAAATAACTTCAATCACGCGCTCAAATGAAGAAAGGTACAAATATTTTAAAGGCCCAAAAGATAATAATTTTAATCAAGTATTCGACACAGTTAAGGAGAAGGAAATATTAAATAAGGGGGATACAGAACATTCCTTGCCTGCAATTTTGTTGAACATTGGGTTGGATATATTAGAAAAAAAAGGGGTAACGTCTGACAAAATAGAAATACAGGATACTAAGTTAAAAATTTCTGAATTAACCGTGGATAAGCCATTTTTGGAAAATATTAACAATATAATTAAACAATTAGGAGGAACTATAGAGTTTACTATTTGAAATATTTTCTAATAATATCTTATAAAATGGCTGATACTAATGAAGTTACATTTGTAATTGAAGGAAAAGGAAAAAAGGAAGACGATAAATCTCTTACAGGAATAACATTTACTAAAATAAAAATTGGTGACTCAGAACTACAAGAAATTACTGGCGACTCAGGACCTGAACATGAAAATGCAAAAAAAGTTTTGTCAGAACTTTTATCCCAATCCACAGTAAAACCCAATGAAACAACCGGTGACCCATCCGTTGAAAAACCCCCCGATGAAAAACCCCCCGATGAAGAAAAAAAGGGTGGAAGTTCACATAAAAGAAAGAGCTATAAAAAAGAAAAAAAGATAAAAGGAGGTAAAAGGAAGTCAATGCGCCGTAATAAACATGTTTAGCATAACCAATATATAAAAAGAAAAAAGATATCTTTCACCAACAATACATATTATTTGGTGAAAGGATAAAAATTCAATGTATGAATAGTGTATATAATGTTAAAAAAAAACTTACTAAAAGGAATGAAAACACATAGATATGGAATAAATCCATTGAAAGGGTCAAAAATGACCTTTCCATCTCATGTATTAAGAGGTTATCAAAAAATTAAAGAACCAGATGTAGAAATCGAAAGTTTTCCAACACCGGATTCAGAAATAGAAGTAATAGATGAGGGTTCTCTATTATCAACCGATAGTGATATTTATGCATTCTATAATTTAGATAATTCATCAAAAGAAGAGTTAACATTTGAAAACGTTTCAACAAAGTTACAAAAAGTAAATGACGAACTAAAACTTTTAGATTTTAATAGCGGAACCCCTACATCTGTTATAGATAGTGAACCTCTATCTTTTTATACAGCTAATAGTGGAAGTGAAGGTCCAATCAGAAGTGAAGAATCTGAAAAAAACCCTCATTTACAAGTTACACAAGATATATTTACCGGTTCTGCAATATTTGATAGTAGTACCAAAACTATAAAAACCGAGTTCTCTATAACGCCAGAATTATCAAACGAAATATCCACTTTAAATTCTATTCCATCTGAAAGGATAATTCGCATGAGTGAAGATTTAAAAGAAGGAATCCCAGAAGAAACTGTTGATGAAATTTTTACTCAATCAATTATCGAGAATATTTCGAAACCTAGAATTACGATTGAAACCCCTAATTCAGAAAGTTTTATTGTTGAAATATTAGATAAATCGGTTACGCCATCACCAATTTCTCCTGAAAACCAACGTAAAGTAAAAGAACTATTTAATTTAGCTGCACTTACACCCGAAAGTAAGAGTATAGATATTGCAGAAGAAGACAAACAATACATTGATGCTCAAAGAAGTGATGGTATGACAGCATTGGCGCTAGCTGCTTACCATGGGAATATGCCAGTTTTGAACAATATGTTGGCAACTGAAAAAGGTGTAAATGCTTTGAAAATTCCCGACCAAGATGGATATATTCCACTACATTGGGCAGCCGCACGAGGAAAAATAGAAGCCGTTGAAGCGATTATTGCGAAGGTAAACGAAAAGAAAATAGATGGCGTATTAAACGCAGTAACTAATTATGGCGAAACAGCAGCAACACTTGCATGGAAAGAAGCAATGAATCAAAAATCAATAATTTCAGAAAAGTTAGAAAATGCTAGTGAAAAAGAAAAAATAGAAAAACAAATAGGAGAACAAAAAAAAATATTAAAAATTGTATTTGATGCAATAGTTCAGAAGAGTAATTCAGAACCGGTACCCAATACAGACGAAGAAGAAAAATCACCTGAAAGTCTTTCAACTTCAACCTCTAATAACTTATTGACACCTTCTATTCCATCAACATTTGCGTCGCGTGAGAGTTCAGACCCAGGAACAATTATTAGTTTAAATGTTACACCTCTTCATTTATCTGTTTCATTAGAAGCTATGTCATCTTTAACAATGACTAGTAATTCAGAAAAACAAGATTCAATTGGAGAACCCGCCTCAAATAAAGATATAATATCTACAACCCCTCAATTAATGGATGACTTTCCTATAACAATGGATTTGATAAAATCCAATCCATCTCTTATTTCATTTGCAGATATATATGGCGTTACACCAGTTCATATTATTTCTGAAAAACTATTTTCAAATTTTGAAGTAAACAGTCGGATGTTGAAATACATGGTAGCTGAATATATAGATATTATTACACAACCCAAAACAGCACAAAGCGAAGGTGACGGCGACAAATCACTCAAACTAGACCGTGATTCACATGGAAATAGTATATTAGATAATATTGTACTTAGCTTTTTTTCTAGTTTGACAGAAAGTAAATCCCAGACTTTATCTACTGAGAGTTCAAAAAGTCCACCCGGAGTTGTACTTCCTACATTGCTTCCACTAGACCCACTCTTTATTAACGAAAAATTAAAACAACTACATGATGCATTGAAAAGCGTATTAACAAAAACATATACATATGAGAATGATGAAAAAGTAACAATAACTATGAGAACACCTATTACACATATTTTGAACACACCTTCTCCATACGGCCCGCTAGGTGAAGAATTTAAAACATTATTTTCTGAATTAATGAAAAAACCTGAAAGTAGTAGTAAAAGCGCGAGCGGTAGTGTAGATTCCGAACTTGACGCTGACGGAAAAGCAATTTATGAAAATATTCTAAAATTACTTAGTGAAAGTGATGAAATGACAAATAAAATAAAACCTCCTGTTGTTCCAGTGATTTCTGCTGAGCAACAAAATATTGTTACAGATAAAATTGAGTACAACTATTTATTTTTGAATGGTAATTTTGATAAAGGTACTAACGATGGAGAACTTGACTATGGAATTTCGGTAGAAAAAGTTGAAGTTATTGATTCTGCTATTATTGGACACGCCGTCTACTTACTTGAGTTATTGAAACCAAAAACAGAAGGTGTAAAAAAATATTATATACTAAATTTTGATGCTAATTATAATGATATGCAAGACGATATATATGTAAAAAGTTATATTGATTTATTCAAAAAAATAAAAAAAGATGGTGTAGATTATTCAAAGTATAAATTTTCTTTACTAATTGGCGCAGATAAATCAAAAGAATTTGACGACAATAATAAGTTATTTTATATGGTTTTATATACAACTGAAGAGAGTGAAGCTAACCCCACAATATCAACTACACTAACTAGTGAAGGCTCTACTAAACTAAATGATACAACTTTGTTGTCTCTAGTTGAAGGATTATTTTCAGGAAAGCTTTCATCGAGTGTTATTGAAGGTAGCGTCATTGGTTCTAAAGATTCTTCAACAATAACTGGTGGTCAGACTATAAAAGAGCTGCAAGAACAAGTTATTAAAATTATTAAAGACACATCGAAAGAATCGGATGTTAGTGAAGAACTCATTCTAAAAGACATTGGACCTTATGAAGAAGTATACGCTGTAGGGGATGGTTCGTGTTTAATACATAGTATATTATTAGCACTATCGGAGGATTATAGAAACTTATCACTAACGGATAAAGGAAGGGTTGGTAGATGGTTCAGACAAAATAATCTCAAAAAAATTTATGAAACAGAAAAATACTTTGGTGAATCAACTGACACTGGTATACCCGGTAATAAAATTAATACAGACACAATTATACAACGATTAGATAGCAATAGATTTTTGGAAAATGAAGATATCAAATTAATTTCTAAAATATACAACATAAATATTGTTGTCTATGCAAATTATCAAACTACATTCAAAGTTAGAAATAACTCTAACAAAAATGAATACAAGGTTAATTATATTGAAGTATTTACACCAACAGAAAATTTGGTAGAAAAATTTACAGACCAAAATAGCCAATTGAAAACTATAATTATAAAAAACAACGGATTATATCATTTCAATACAATAAGGAGAAAAGATGGGGGAATATATCTTTTTGATGGTCTTGAAGAAATAAAAGATTTTTTTACTTCAATCGATTCAAACGACCAAAACAATCCTTCGGCTAAAATCAAAGACGCTACAAAAAAAATTGGAGATGAAATAAATTATGATAAAAAAGACTATCTTATAACAGATATTATAGTTAATGACTATGGAATTGTATATGGTATTTATGAAAAAGTTGATTATAATGCATATCTTGAACACCTTGCTAGTGTTGAAAAAGAAGGTGGTATAGAAGGTCTAGAAAAAATGTTTCAAGAAGAAATAATATACATTGATGCCAAAGATGCAAAGTAATAAAAAAGTATAAATAATTTTTATAAACAATATTTCGATGAATAATTATAATCATTCATCGACAGAATGTGGACTTACTCATGGACCTTAGTCATATTCAAAATAAAATCCGTAATCTCGGAAATCCACTTGTTTCCACAGTCGGACAAATCCCCATCCAAATAGGTGGCATCCTCATTTGTTTTAATATTCAAAACGGGAGAATTTCCCAAATCCTCACCATCGATAAGCCATTTTTTGTGATAATCTCGGCATTTTTTCAAATATTCCAAGGGAATTCCACTTTCTCCCTCGCGTGCACGCTTCATAATTCGTCGTTCACAAATATCAGGGTCCGCATCAATATAAACAATTCCTGAAAGCCAAAATGAACTACCATACATATTCTGTGAATATTCTTTAAAGAACCTGTCATATATTTGAAAATCAATATTTTTAATTTTACCTTCATCTCGCAGCATTTTAGCAAATATATTTCTGTCAGCATCCAAAGACCTCTCACAGATAATGATTTTTGCCATAGGATTGTTTTGAATAACGTTTCGTAGAAGTGCTACACGAGTTGCATATGCCATTACTTGAAACGAAAACGAATAGGTATCTGGGTCTTTGTAAAATTTCACTAAAATATTTTCTCCATCCTCCGGGTCTTTTATCTGTTCCCATATATCTACAGGTTCACGTACAAATACAATCTCTTCAGATTCTAATTTATTTTGCATTTTTTCTAGTATGGTGCTCTTTCCAGCACCAATATTTCCTTCCACAGAAATAATAAGAGGGAGTTTGAATGATGACATGTTATAAAGTATATGAATATAAATAAAAATATGTATGTTCATAAAGTATCAATTTTATAGATTACTAGTGGGGTATGCCGACATATAATGAATATTTACATAATATTCTTATTTATGGAATTTGGTAACCCATGACCAAATAATATCATATAAATTAATATAATTGCAGCCAATAATATACTACGATTTTCTGCGACGGCACTTGACTGCTTAAGGATAAAAAACATAAAAATGTACAAAACGATTGCAATAATAATTGCGTGAAAAACCATCATTAAACCACCTTCCATTTGGTTGTATATTATACATATATATTATAATATTTTTTACAAATTATACAATATCTTTTCTGGTTTCAATTTCAAAATATCCTTTATTTTACAACTCGTCGGAAACTCATCTGAGCCATAAATATCTTGTAAAAGCAACCATTCAAATAATCCACCCACATAAATATATATATTACTAAACCCTAATCCCATCAACTGTTTATATTTTTTTTCGGTAGTTGAGTCGATATTATTTTTACCGTAAAGTAAAATATGTATCTTTTTCATTTCATAATTATCCAATAAGTCATTAATTACCTTTTCTTCTTCATTAAATAATATAGTATTTTTTATCAAACATTCTTGAAAATCTAGTGGTAATGTATTGATAACAATATATTGTTTATCACTTTTATCAATTACCGTTTTTACATCTTCAAATCCTATTTTTTTTACACTAGTAAATAGCCAATCAAAGTTCATACTAATAATATATCTAAAAATATATATATTATCTTTTACGCATTCAATATTTTTGTTAGAATACTAAAAATTACAATTTTGTTGAAATTTCTAAAAAATTGAAACCACTCTGCAAACAATAATTTATTTTACTTTCTAAGCGCTCTCGTAAAATCAAAATGTCTTCACCACTAACAAGTTTATTAATGGTTCATACAGTTGAATACCCTTCAGGTAATGGGTTGTTCGATTCTTCTGAAAACCAATTTGGAATACTTAAAATAAAAACAGCTGATGCTGCTGACTCTAATAGTCTAAGAACTGCATATGACAGTGTTTTGAGTTCTTCTATTCAGACATGGAATATTGGGTTCAGTATTGATATCTCAGGGTCAATGTCTGACATTTGTAAAGATGGTAGAAGCAAGATGGCTCACATCAAACATACTATTTCAAATATTTTGCGACTATTTTCTGAAACACAAACTATGGTGTTGAATGTTTATGTTCAAGAATTTGATAATGAAGTGAAAGGAATTATTCCCTTTACAAAAGTAACACCAGAAAATATTGAAGAACTTGTTCAAAAAGTACAAAAAATTTACCCAAAAGGTTCAACAAATTTGAAACTTCCTATTGAATGTATGAACAGAATTATGGAAAAAAGAATGATAGAATTTCCATTCCAAAAGTTTGCGCACATCATGTTGACCGACGGCGAAGATACATGTAATAATACTAATAATACAATCATTTCAGAAGTAAGTACTTTGTACAAAAATACGTTTATTGGATTCGGCGCAACACATAATAGTGTTCTTATGTCAGATATGTCAAATGATGCAAACAACGAGTATTGGTTCATCGATAAACTTGAATCAAGCGGTTTTGTATATGGTGAAATTATTCACGGCATTCTATACTCTGCATTCGAGAATGTATCTATAGTCGCAGATGATTGCGAAATTTATAACTGGAGAACAAATACTTGGGAAACTACAATCAACGTTGGTTCACTTCCTTATGGTGTTGAAAAAACATTTCATGTAAGAAGTACTGACACAGAGCTATTTACTGGAAAAGTATTTGGCACAATTGACTTGTCAGGAATTAAACATACATTGGATTTGTTTGAGCCGCTACCAAGACTTATTGATTGTGATACTAATATTTATGAAGAAGTAGACCTTACAAAGTACTTATATCGCCAGCGCGTTCAAGAGTTGCTTTACATGTCCAAAAACACAGACGACCAAGAATCGTCTCAATTGAAATCACAGCTTCGCGAATTCTTCACTCATATGAAACAGTATGTAAAGACTATGTTGTTGACGGAAGACCCTTTTTGGAAAGTTTTGTTAGATGATTTGTTTATTACTTACAAGACGTTGGGAAGCCCTTGTTCCCATATGTATACAAATTCGAGACAAAGTTCACAAGGTCGTCAGCAAATGTATGCAGTAACAAATATTGACGATAATATTTTAGATGCACTCAATATTGATACTACACTCCCGTATGATTATTCTACACTTCCAAACCCACCTGCTTTACGTCGTTCTTCGGCCTTTGGTGGTATGGCGGTCAGTAGCTTACCACAATGTCATTATTTCCAAGACGCAACATTGCTCAAAGATGAAGAATTGCAACACGAACTTTCAGACAATACAGAAACATCTTATGCCACACAAGAAATTATGAGTATAATGCGTTCTGTCAGTAATCCAGTATCTGCTCCTGCTGATGATAATGTGTAAAATGTAATAAATTTTACCTTCAAAAAATAAAAAATAAAAAATTAAATGAAAAAATACTAATATGTTTATGGTTTATACTCACGTACAAAACAATGTGCAAACTGTGAATGATAAATAATATGTTGACTATATCGATTATTTGTTGTCAAATCTATACATTCATCTCCACCATATAAATAAACAATTTTTTTTTTATTGTATCTTTTGAAAACATGTTCCCATAAAGGCATATTTGGATGTGTTCCTTCATGTAGTTCATCCGGTCCAACTTTTCCGTAAATAATCATATCAAAAAATTTGTCTTTTACCTTTTGTATAACGTCTTCGTTCGTAAAATTATAATCATCTTTCAATCGATATGCATATGTAAACCCGTTTCCATAAAGATTTTTTTTCTCACCGCCATAGTTGTCGTATAAGAAATCGATTTTAGGGTATTCGATTGCAACTCCTCCAATATTTTGAATATGTCTTTTCAATCCTACCCAAAATGTTTCACGTGTATAATTGACACCCACGTTTCCCATAATTAACAAAACATTTTTCGGTGAAGCATTCATTGTTTTCAAAAAGTATTTTGCAGTCGCACTTGCAGAACAATTATCGCGAACATGTTGTAACATATTTTTAGCATATCTATCATATAACAATTTATTATTATAATTCCAAGGCAATAACCGGGCGGATGCTTCTTGTATAAGTTGTTTTGGAAATGTGGTAAGTGTTTGTGGAGGACAACTTTCCAAATCATTAAAAATAGGAATACATCCATTTGCCATTATTTCATAGTGACGAAGACAATCCCAACCACCTTTTTTTCGCGTATTGGCAAACAAACAAGATTGATACATTTTGTTATAAGCGATTTCGTCGTCTGCACCAAATGCATAAGTTGATGTATTTCCTGGAATGAGATTTGATATCAAAGTCGTTTTATTTTCAAGAACATCATTATTGACTATACATTCATCTGCAATACAATAAGATAGCGGGTAAATACAAGATTTCAAAAAAGGATGTAGATGTAAATTGTAAACATCATGATGACTAAGTGGATTTACATTAATAACTACATCAATTTCTTCTATCTTATCTAGACTTTGTCCTCCATAAAAATGAGTTCTTGGTATAATTCGTCTCATTTTATTTTTTGAAACAAAGCTCATAAACCAACAAAGCGTGCTATTACTATGTAAAAGATTATGACAGTCTCGCATAATTGCACAGTCATTCGATAAAGAATCTTGTATTAAAATAGGATTCCATTTTGCAAAAAATTCAAGGTATTTCTTTTCCCAGTCATGACGAATCGTGTCACAAACAATATACAAAACATTGAAATTCCAATTTTCAAGTATATTCAAATAATGAACGGGAGGTATTATATCACTAGTTACACAAGGTAATTGTATAAAGTCATCTAGCCGCAATGAAACAACGACATCGTTATCTGTTAGTGTAAGTTTATGCTGACTACTTAGAAAATCCTTCATAAATTCTTTCGTTCCATTATATCCAAACCAGTAGTCTTCCGTTTCATACAATACCTCGAGTAATTTATCGCGTAATGGTACATAGTATTCACTTTTTTGAAAGAACCCATCACAAATTATATTTTTATTAGAAATATCAACTTTATGCTCAATAACGTCGTTAACATTAGATTCAAAAATTATAAAAACATCATCACGATTATCTATTTCTTCAATTGGAATATACTTATGACCAAATTCTATGGATATTCGTTTTGCAAACAAGTATTGAAATAGTATGTTACCGGTTCTAGCACTATGTTTTTTCTCAAAGGTTATATACGGCATATAGTAAATACTTTTCAATGAAAGTATTTATATTATTATTGTTATAAAAATTATATTATTAAGTAAATAAGAGTATAAAAAATATGTAGATATATAATTATATTTTACAAATGAGCGACAAAAACACGGGAAGTCAACAAACGGAAAATAAAAAGCAAAAAACAGAAATGAAAGACCAAGAAGAAATAAAAATCCCTGAGAATTTCAGAAGCGTAATATCTGACTTTATTAGCGATTTATCACTTACATTTCCAGAATATTCTTATTTATGGTTAAAATGGGGTTCTCCTGATTTACCTGATAGTGAACTTGAATTTCTATTTTATTATTTAACTGACATATTTCCTCAACGTTTTTTTGATATCTTGTATCAAAATGAGGACATGTTCAAGCCATCGTCAGATGTAAATACATGCTTTTTACCCAATGTTGATTTTAAACTCCTTTTTAATTGCGAAAATTTAAGTGAGAATACACATAAAGCAATTTGGAAATATTTACAACTTATATTGTTTACAGTAATTAATTCCGTAAAAAACAAGACTAACTTTGGTGATGCAATGAGTATGTTTAGTGGAATTGATGAGAATGAGTTACAAGAAAAGTTGCAAGAGACGGTTAATGGTATAAGTAGTTTCTTTTCAAATATAAATGAAAGTACCGATGATGCAACAGCGGATGATGCAACAGCGGATGATGCAACAGCGGATGATGCAACAGCGGATGATGCAACAGAAAACGTAGAACAAGACGAAGGTTCTGAAGAAAATATAGACGCTGAAGATTTTGCAAAACATGCCGAAAAAATATTTGAAAAAATGCCCAATATTCCTGGAATGCCTAATATGGATGAGTTCAAAAAAACATTTGATTTCAAAAATATGTCAAAAAATATGCCTAATCCGGAAGAAATACATCAACATTTGAAAGGTTTATTTGACGGGAAGATTGGTCAACTTGCCAAAGAAATGGCAGAAGAAATTACCGACGATATTACCGGTCTGCTAGGTGAAGAAACTGGTGATATTAGAACTACCCAAGATGTTTTGAAGAAACTAATGAAAGACCCTAGTAAAATGATGAATTTGATTAAAACCGTGGGTTCCAAATTGAACAACAAAATGAAAAGTGGCGAGATTTCTCAAGAAGAACTAATGAAAGAAGCAAGTGAACTTGTTGGAAAAATGAAAGGTATGGGTGGCGCTGATGAGTTTAGTGATATGTTCAAAAATATTGCAAAACAGATGGGTGGACTTGGCGGAATGGCAGGCATGGGTGGAATGGCAGGCATGGGTAAAAATGTTAGAGTCGATACAAATGCTATGAACAATGCCATGAAAAAAATGTCAATGCGTGAAAAAATGAAAGACAGAATTGAAAAAAAGCGTCAGATGGCAATGGCACAAGCAGCTATAAATGCATCAAACCAACCAACTTATTCTTTACAACAAACAAATGATAAGGAATATGTTTTCAAAAACGGCGAAACACAAGAAAAAAGTTCTATGCGACCTATTCAGACCGAGGCAGATATTGATGCATTGATTGCTGAAATTGGGTCTGTTAGTAGTGTAGTAAAATCTACCCCTTCAAAGAAGAAAAAGAAAGGAAAAAAATAAATGTTTCTTGTAAATTGTATTCTCTATTAAAATTATACATATAGTTTAGAAAATGATAACCAATATTATAAAATATATAAACGTCCCTATTTTTCTTATAAGTTTGTTCCTAGGATTATTTATGGTATACATAACAATGCCCGATATGCGTAAAATTTATGTTTATCCTACTCCTGAAAACATAGACATTCTTCAATACCGAGACAAAACAAATAGCTGTTTTGGTTTCAAACAAAAAGAAGTTTCTTGTCCATCAAACGAAGGTGACATTTCCAAAATACCCGTTCAATCATAAATATATTTTCAACTTATAATATATACTCAAACTATATATTATGAATTTTAAAAGATTATTGAACACACCGATTGGTGTTGCTTTTATTTCTATACTATTAGGGTTAGGTTTAGCAAGTTTGTTTAGAAAAGTTTGCACTGATAAAAATTGTATTACATTTAATGGGCCCGTTATAAGCAATATTTCTGGAAAAACATACAGATACGACGATAAATGTTATAAGTATGAAGCCGCTCCCGCTAAGTGTGACAGTACGAAAAGAATAATTGATATAAAGAGTCCAGACGAATTTGATAATACACCTAGTCTATCGTCACTCGGTAATACAAAGGCCTAATACAAATAACTCTAAAACCAAATATGAAAAATAATTCGTAAACTATACAGTATTTAGTTATTTAATAATATATAGTTTTCACCAAAATATGAACGATAGTACTACTCGTATAGCAGATTTACCTGAAAATATAACAATGCAAATACCACCATATGGCGTAAGTACAAATCCGGCATCGGTTTCTGGTTCTGGTCCCGGTTCCGTACCTAGTATAGGCGGGGGAGGAAGCACTACATTTGACCCAACTGGGTTACAAAATACATACATGCCTATGAATATTCATCCAAACCCATATGGTAACACACAACAACCTCAAGCAATGCCGCTTCCTCAACAAGGACCTAGCGTTAGTTTTCCTAATAATTTGTCACAGGAACAACTTATGATGTTACAAAATATGCCACAACAACGTTTACCATCACGTGATATACAAATAGATTCTGGTTTATATACACAAGACGAACAAATTCAAGCAAACTATATTCCGAAATCATCGATGTCGACAGATTATGTTAGAGACTATGAGAACCTAACAGAATCAAAACTGGAAAAACATGAAAGAAATAATAAACGCGTAAAATTATTAGACATGATTATTAGTGAAATTCAAACTCCTTTAATTGTGGGACTTTTATATTTTATATTTCAAATGCCCTTTTTGAATAGCATATTATTTAAACGTTTTTCTTTTTTTTCACTTTATAATTCTGATGGAAATATAAATTTTAACGGAATATTATTGAAAAGTATTCTATTTGGAACCATATTTTATAGTATTATTAAAGTTGTCCATTTTATTAGCGAAATATAACCACGGATAGAGCCAAATGGCTACAAAATCACGGATAGACCTTAATAAAGATAACCCTCCTTTTCTCTTTTTTTATTTCTTTCCTTATCAAATACTTTTCGTGTTTTTTTATTTTTGTTCCCATTTTTTTTAGTATACTTTTTTCCAAATATTTTTGAAAAGATGCTGCCCGTTTTTTTTTTAACAACGCGTTTTTTCAGTACTTTTGTATCTTCTTCATCAGAAGATGAATCGCTTTCGGATGAAGATGATGATTCAACATCATCCTCTTCTGTATTTTTTTCCATACCATTTAGGCTTTCAATTGGTTTAACTTTTTTATTTTCGACCGGATTGTATTTCAAAAACCACATTTCATATTCTTCGGTTCCTTTTTTTTTTGTCAACTCTTTAAATTTTAACGCTTTCTCACTTCGAATTTCTTCTAACGATGGTTGTTTACCTATGCAATTAATACTGAATCTTTTCAAAAGTCCTTTCTGCTCTAATCGATTCTGTTCTTCTACATAAAATAAATATTTTGCCATACATAATATCCTATCTTTGAAATAGGAATAATTATCAGAATAAATAAATGCCAAATAAAAACTCAACATGGTATCAATTGTCGCCACGTTGATTTCTTGAGTACCAATTGTTATTGTATTATAGTTATGACAAGCGATTGGGTGATATATAATTGCCACAGTTTCTTTACCTACGCGAATTTCTATTCTCTCAGGAATTATTTCACCAACTTCTTCATGTACTATTTCTTCAATGTTTTTGAATCCATTGTCAGCGAGTCTTTCTCTTAAAATCATAGAACACTTTTCTGGTTCTTCTGAAAGAACATCAAAATCAGGACTTCTAGAAAATTTCCGTTTTTGTTTAGTTGGCATGTATCTAGAATATAAACTACTTGCGTATCCTCCAAAGAAAACAACACCTTGTTCTATGAAAGAGTCACGTATTGTAAAATAAAGTTTCTCAGATTCATTTAAGTTTGATGTAAATTTACGCTGAAAATCAACTGTTTCACATTTTAAATTCTTACCAAAAGGGTAAAACTTATTTAATAATGTGAGTCTCTTTAATACTTTTTCCCATCTAGATACATCACCTGATGGTCTTGATAATTCTAAATACATACTCATTCTCAAAAAATTAGGAGGAGCATATTTTATACCAGCAATAGTGATTGCTTCCTTGTTTATTGCTTCAAATAATGGAGGATGTAAATATGTTATATCAGCTATCGGAATAAAATTAACATATACTTTGTAGGTACCATAATGCATTCCTGATTTAGCTTCAACCTCTTGGTATCCAGCTGCATAATATATATCGGCCAATTCTTTTGCAGTTTCAAGTGCAGTAGGTGTAAAAAAATCATAATCGGGAATTTCAACATCTTTATTATAAAACTGTGCATATTTTGGTAATATATTGTTAATAGCTGTTCCTCCATAACAAATACATTTCTTTTCAATCAAAAAATTTTCTAAAATTTTTATAATTCGTTTTACTTCTTCAGAGCTGGTTACTTTTTGTCCTTGTAGCTCTTCACTTTCGTCAACTGCATGTCTAAGGATAGCCAGTTCGCATTCTTGAAATGTCATTTCATTATCACAGTATTCAGAATTAAATTTATTATTTGTTTTTTTTATACTGTAGTTTCTACTCATTTTATATATTATATAATATAACAACATATAAAGTTATTCAATGTTTGTAAAATTCAATGTTTCTAAAATAGATTTGCAAAAACCGTATTTGTTCCTGGTTGTATGTCTTTTGGAAGTGCATAATTATTGATATAGTTCAAACAGTATGCCATTGGAATGAAAGATGTATTATATGTTTTAAATAATTTTTCATACTCTACCAATTGTACATCTGTTACATAATATTCAAAAAGTGTTACTTGATTTCCATAATTTTGTATACTTGAAAATAGGTTTGGATTAGGTTGTTTTGTCATGTTGTTATCAGGAACTACCATAGTAAATTTTGAATTATTAGAAAATGTAACTCTATTTGGAGAAGCGACTTTTGGAGGTCTTGCTATAAATCTAGAAGGGTCCAATTGACCATAGAAACTTTTTGTAATTGTATCACTGTTACTTATCATATTGTAAAATTGTCCACTAGTCGGCAAACTGTTATTTGATAAAGGAAATGGAGCTGGAGTAACAGAATTATTTTCAAAAATGAATATTACTTTTCCAAAAACATCTTTCAATAATGTGTCCCCGGTTACATATTTGTTTCTTTTACTTGCATAAAAGTAGTTTGAATATCCACTTGAATATACACTTCTTATCGCGTTTTGAACACTATTAAAAAGATTCATTCTGTCCGCGTCGGCGGTTTTCAGTCGTAAGTTAATGAAGAGCGGGTCGCTAGTATTTGTTGTAGTGTAGGTTTGACCAGATTGACTAGTAAATGCACTAGACAAAGTAGCTTTCAATAAATCTACAAATCGAACAGGATTTGTATTGGATATTGTTGGAGTTACTGATGCTGGGTCACTCGAAAATCCTACACATGCGTCATTATTTATATAGTATATTTCAAAATCTAAAAACCTACATCCACGAGAAAGAACATATTTAACCATAATATCACTGACATAATTTCCAGAGTAGGCTGAGTTTATAGACCCTTTTATGCAGAATTGTTTAAGCGGTAGTTTTAAAGAAGTATACCCTGCACTAGAAATTCCAGTTGGAAACTGTCTGGCGTCTATTGCAACACTAGTTACTTCTGCATTAACAGCATTATAATCAGGGTCATTCTGTGAAAAACTTTCTTTAATGTTCTTATCGCTTTCGATTTTATTCAATATAAGTTGTCGGTTTTGTAAAAGACTAAAAATAATATAAATAAATAAAATTACCACGACTAATAATAATATTTTTCTTTCAATTGACATTTTATATATTCTAGAGATAAACAATTATAATAAATCTAAAATAAAGATAATAAAAAAACCTATCAATATATAACAAACATAGATGCCAGGTGGATTACTAAACATAATTGCAGTAGGAAATAATAATGTTATACTTACAGGTACTCCAACAAAAACATTTTTTAAAGTTGTTTACTCTAAATATACCAATTTTGGTTTACAGAAATTTAGGATTGATTATGACGGTTTAAGAGATTTAAGATTAACTGAACCATCTACATTCACTTTTAAAATTCCTCGCTATGCAGAATTATTAATGGATACTTATATTGTTATTACTATTCCGGATATATGGAGTCCTATATACTATCCAAATGACCAAAATGGTGGAATATGGACTCCATTTGAGTTTAATTGGATTCGAGATTTAGGAACTCATATTGTAAAAGAAGTTGTCATTACCTGTGGCTCACAGACTATACAAAAATATTCCGGAGAATATTTGGGCGCTATGGTTGAACGAGATTTCAATTCAGAAAAAAAAGATTTATTCAACAAAATGACAGGAAATGTACAAGAACTTTACGATCCTGCAAATGCTTACTCACGTGTCAACGCATATCCATCTGCTTATTATACAGATAACCCTAATGGTTCTGAGCCTTCTATACGAGGAAGAAATCTTTATATTCCTATTAATACATGGTTTACATTGGACTCACGCTGTGCGTTTCCTTTAATATCTCTACAGTACAATGAACTCAATATTAGTGTAACTATGCGACCCATTCAAGAATTATTTCAATTAAGAGATGTTATGGACCCTGGAAATAATTATCCCTATGTTCAACCTGATTTCAATCAACCACAATTCCAACTATATAGATTTTTACAAACCCCTCCGGCTTATAGAATAGATCCAGTGGAATATGAAAACAAAATTTCTTCGTGGAATGCAGATGTTCATCTAATATCTACCTATTGTTTTTTATCAAAAGACGAAGCACAAATATTTGCATCCGATGACCAAGTATATTTAGTTAAAGACGTTTTTGAATATAATTTTCAAAATGTTGCCGGAACAAGTAAGGTTAGATTGACTTCCTCAGGAATGGTTTCTAGTTGGATGTGGTTTTTACAAAGAAATGATATAAATTTGAGAAATGAATGGAGTAACTATACGAATTGGCCATATAGAACTCTTCCGGCTGATATTGTTCCGGCACCATATGCTATTGATGATTCTTCATTTAATAACCTTGGACCTTATTATAATCCTGACAGAAAAACAACTGGACTTTATATAAGTGGTGACTTTAATGCAGATAATCAAAAAAATATTTTACAAACAATGGGAATTTTATTGAATGGTGAATATCGTGAAAGTGTATTACCAAATGGTATTTATGATTATATTGAAAAATATATTCGAACCCAAGGTTCTGCCAAAGAAGGCTTATATTGTTATAATTTTTGTTTGAATACAAATCCGTTTGAATATCAGCCCTCAGGTGCAATCAATATGAGTAAATTTAAAGATATCCAACTAGAAATTTCTACATATGCTCCGAATATTGACCCAGTTAACTCGATATTTCAGGTTATTTGTGACGGTGAAGGAAATGCTATTGGTATAAACAAACAAAATTGGCGATTGTTTGAATATAACTATAATTTAACTCTTTTTGAAGAAAGATATAATGTTTTATCTTTCATTGGTGGAAATTGTGGAATGTTATATGCAAGATAATTGTTTGTTATATATTTCATTTACGATATAATAGTATTATAATTATATATATTACTATTAAAATGGATACTACAGATAATAATGAAAAATCAGTTTGGAAAAATAAGTTGTTTAGACAGGACAAAGAACCAATGTCATCAAAGCGCGACGAAGTCCAACATCCAGATGTAGTAAATATTCAGCAAAAAATAAAAAAAATAAACAAACGAAAAAAATATGTTGAAAATTTTAATAATATACAACCTTTGAAAAATGTTTATGAAGAACCAACACCTTCTCAAGAAAATAATATTAGTGAACCAATTGAAAAAAAACCTTTTTCTGATATGTTCAAGTGCAGTAAAGACGCGATGTCAAATAAAGAAGGCATGCAAGACGAAAAACAAGACGAAAAACAAGATGAAACGAAAGAAAATTTCAAAGAAGGATTTGGGATACAAGATGTGTCTTATGAATTTTATAATTTCATTTTTGGTATACCCAATACTTTTGAAAAAATAATTTCGAATGGCTGTTATACTTTCACAAAAACGTTTTCAAATTTAGATGGCGGTAAGCCAAACGAAAATAATATGAGAAACGATGCTAAAATATTAAGACAAATTATTTATGTTTCACTTTCATTTCCTATTTGTATATTTGTTACCTATAATTGGATATATTTATTAGCATATTATGATAAAACAGATGGATGTCCAGATGATTCTAATTCTCAAAAAAATGAAGACGGAGAACTTTTATGTAGACCGGCAAATGATTCAAAAAGACTGGAAATAAGTTTTGCAAAATTAGGTGAATTTAGTAGTGGTGTTAATTTTATGTTCGATTTTGCAATTATGCCACTTTGGGTTTTTGATAAATTAATTCTTGGAGATAAATACCTTCCAACTTTATTTCCTGTAATTCCATGGAGAATCATAACAAAATTTATTATATTGTTTTATTCTTTGATAATGGTTTATGGAATGAACTTATTTGGCTCTATAAATAACGCTTTGCGTGGAACACCTAGCATTGTCGGATATTACTCCGGAACTATTATTATAGGTTACTTCATTTACAAAATGTATATGGATTTTTTAACTCCTGACGTAAAAGCAACTGATATGAAAATTGATGCATTTTTGAAATTTATACCACAAGGATTATTTTATTATGTATTTCTATTCTTTTATTACGTATTTCGTCTCATTATTGCTGTATGGTCAATCAATGTAAGTAGCATTATTGTTGTAATCTATTTTTGGGTTCATTCTTTATTTGGAATGGCAATATATGGTGGTGGACTCGGAGAAATGGGTAAACAAATGGAAAACGTTGATGAATTTATAAACAAAGATTTACTTTCTTTCAAAGAAGATGATAAAGAATGTGTAAAACCCAGTATTGTTAAAAGAATTATCCGCTTACTTGCAGAATTTTTGTATGATAATATTTATCTAGTTTTCTATATTTTGGTCATGGGAACAAACATTACAAACGCTCTTGCTGGTTTGAGGTCTACATCATTGAAACAGGTTATATCTTGTTTAATTGGTGTTCAAATTATAATTGCTTGCTTGTATATATGGAATAATTTGGCAGGTAAGAAGAAACCTGAAACCAAGGGAACATCTGTAAATAAATATAATGCAGGACTTTCAAATGAATCAGGAGGAAATGGACCAAGCACAACTTCTACAACACCAACTGCGCCACCATTACCTACGCCCAGTGCCAGTGACCTACTATCTCAGACAGAAAGTATTTTATCGAGCTCGGGAGATAACATACCTTCCGTAAGTAGCGATAACTTATTAGATGAAGTAGAGACCCTTATGAAAAAATAAATGTAAAATAAATACTAATTATTCTTTACAAAAATAACATATATAAATAAACTAATATATGTTATTAAAATGGGAAAATCAGGACCTCAAAAAAAAAAATCAGCTATTATTGATGGAAAATTTTATCCATTGGTAAGTGTGTGTACTCCGACATTCAATCGTCGGCCTTTCATAGCAACCATGTTAGAATGTTTCAGAAATCAAACTTATCCAAAACATCGCATGGAATGGATTATTGTTGACGATGGAACCGATAAAATAAAAGATTTGATTGACGCTGCTAATATTCCTCAAATTAAGTATTTCAATCTTGAAAAGAAGATGGCGCTCGGTGAAAAAAGAAACTATATGCATACTCATGCCACTGGCTCTATCATTGTTTACATGGACGATGACGATTATTATCCTCCAGAGCGTGTTTCTCATTGTGTAGAACGTCTTACTGAAAACAAAGAAGCGTTATGTGCGGGTTCAAGTGAAATATACATTTATTTCAAACATATTGGGAAAATGTATCAATGTGGACCATACGGACCTAATCATGCTACCGCTGGAACGTTTGCTTTCAAAAAAGAGTTACTACAGCAAACCAAATACGAAGACCATGCAGCATTAGCTGAAGAAAAATCATTTCTGAAAAATTATACAATACCATTTGTACAGTTAGACCCGATGAAAACGATATTAGTATTTTCACATAACCATAATACATTTGACAAACGTAAAATGTTAGATAATCCTCACCCACAATTTTGTAAAGAATCACCTAAAACAGTTGACCATTTTATTCGAAAATCCAATGAAGAAAAAATTAAACATTTTTTTATGACAGAGATTGATGGTATGTTAACAAAGTATTCCCCGGGTGACCCTAAAAACAAACCTGATGTTCTTGAGCAGATAAAGAAAATTGAGAAAGAAAGAGAGTTAATGAATCAACAAAATACAAATGCTAACCAAATTATGATGTCACGACCTGGAATGGAAGCTGTTCCTCTTGGAATTCAAGAAGTTCTTTCTATTTTACAGCAACAACAAGAACATATACAAAAAATTACAAACGAGCTTTCTGAAAAAGACCAAATTATTTTGAAACTTCAAAAACAAATTATAGAAAAATCTCGAACTAGTGATTCTTCTTCTGGTGTTAAATCAGAACCTGTGGTTAAATCAGAACCTGTGGTTAAATCAGAACCCAGTGTTTCTAAAGAAATCCCTATCAAAAAAAATGTTGTTTTTTCTAAACTAATTCCAGAAGTAAAAATAAATGTAAGCGATTAATCTCTTTTGGTGTTTTATTATTATTCAATGTAATAAATAATAATAATTAATTTTTTCAAATTTCAGCGTCAGAAGTTTCTTCTTCTTCGATATTCAAAGAATCTTTTTTAACATTCTTGTCTAAATATCGATACATTCGTTTGATGTCAAGTTTATTTATATTACAGCTCTCAAAAATCTCTTCTACTTGATTCAATTTATCAAGAGAATTATAAAACTCTTTTCCATAAAATAATCTCAGTTCTTGAAAAAAAGCAAATAAATCCTTTTTATCCATATCTAACTGCTGGCATAAATTAAATATAAAGAGGATATTGTTATATTCGGTTGAATATTTTGTCAAAACTTTTGTAAAGCGAATTTCACTAGATTTAAATTTATTTGGACCATCAGAAAATGTATCATGGTATATTTTGTTATTATGAAAGGTTTTCATTAGAGAACTCATCTCATTAAATTGCCAAATTTGATTTTGAAATGTAATTCTGTCTGTGTAATCTGCAAAACACATGTTATCAAGTATTTTCAAATAAAATGGAAATGCCTTCTTCTTTTCTGTTTTATCAATGGCGTCTACTATATTTTCATGCCAAAGAAGTGCAACAATTGTTCTATCCGTTTCATTCATAAATGTGTTATGTTCTCGAATATTGATGTTATTATTGATAAGAGAACTCGTTATTTTTTTTGAGTCTTCATTGAAAGATTTTGTATGAAAAATGTTCGTTATTGTTTCTTCTGTCATTAGTTCCGGTTTTTTTTTATAAATGTCAACTATGAAATTAAGTTTTCTCATATCCCCTTGTATATATTCAAGAACCTTAACTTTCATAGAAGGTGTTAAAATAGGTACACAAATATCTACCATTTTTGTCATTTGCATAAGATTCGGAGTATGTAATTCAAATGTATTACACACTTTCATAAGTTCTTTTATTTTTTTATCGATATAATAATTACCAATGCAAATAACTGGATTAACTGTCTTACTTTCGAGTTTCTGTTTTTTTGTTTTTTTCTGTCTTATTAGTTTTATAAGAGACGTAATTCCACCTTTATCACCATTGTTCATTCCATCAATTTCATCCATGACAATAGCTATTTTTTTAGTAACGCCCTTCATCATTTGGAGAACATTACGATTTGATATATTGTTACTTGTTATTGTATCAATAAGGGATTTATTACGAACATCGCCAGCGTCATATTTTATTACATCATAATCTAGTTCTTTCAAAATGTTCATAACAAAATCTGTTTTTCCACAACCCGGAGAACCATAAATGTATATTCCTTTTTTGAAAAGAATATTATTACAATTTGTATCAAATGATTTCAAAATCGTTTTTATTTCATTTACTGTTTGTTCTCTATTCAAAATTTTATTAACGTCCATTTACTATATTTCATGCACCTTTTTTTAATTATATTTGAACGTATTCTATATTTTATTTTATACAAAATATAGACATAATTAAGGTCTATCCGTGGTTTTATAGCCAAATGACTACCAATTGACAATAGAACCAAAAAATTATTTTCCAAATTTACTGAAATCAGAAGTAACAGGAATAAAATTTCCACCTTTAGATGGTAAAGCACCATAATAAGAATAGTTATCAATTCCATTTACCCCACCTCTACTCATGGACTGTGCTCCTCCGCTTCCTTGTCCGCCGTATCCTCCGTTTCCTTGAGAACCGCCATATCCTCCTTGAGAACCGCGATTTCCAGCGTCTTTCAATAAACCAACTGCTCCACTACCAGCATCTTTTAATAACCCACTTGTAGTATCAATTACTTTTCCAGCAAGGTTGGCCGCACCACTTCCGGTTGATTTCAAAACATCACCTGCTGTTCCGACTGTTCCTGTAATAACACCAGCGCCAGTAGATGCAACGTTCTCTACCCCACTAACTACACCCAATGCTTGAGTAGTAGTTGCGCCACCAAGTGTATTTGTATTTGCTGTTGTTGCAAACTGTCCATTTGTCTTACCAGTTGCATCAAATTGTTTATCTCCAGAAGATACTGCTCCTCCACCAACAACAGTGTTTCCTGATACTACTGAAACACCACTGGCTCCAATAGTTCCAGACCCACCTTTTCCTCCACAATTACTACATGCGCCACTTCCGCCCGATGCTGGACAAGTTGGACAAGAAGGACAAACTGGTGGAACTATTTGTGACTTTAATAAAAAGTCTTGTGAGTAATCACTTGAAGGAGTATTGACAACTGTATTCCAATATGCTAACCATCGGTAATACTCACTATTTGGTCCAGTACCAGCGGTAGTACCAGTACTAGACATAGTACTAGGCACAGTCACAGTATCAGTAGGAGCACCAGTGCCACTGCCGCTACCTGTATCTAAACCGGTAGAAGTAAATCTAAGCACATTGCTCATTCTAAATCCACTCCCAGTTGTAGTATCAAGTTTCAAAAGAATAAGTACCGTTTTTGTTGAAAATGGCATGTATAAAACCATATTATTAGCAGCATCCGATTTAATCCAAGGGATAAAGGATGTATTAGGTAAAGTAGTTGATTTATTACTCGTATAGTCTGAAATTGTATTTCCATAACGATTATAAACTGTTAGTGTCGCAGGTGTTCCATCTGTTTTTACAATCATGTTTCCATTAATTAAGTCATATTTTACGGTATGAGAAATCTGATAAACATTGTTTGTACTATCATATAATCCTTCTACAATATATTTCCCATTGTTTGTATCTGTATCTGCTGCAGGTGTACCTGCAGTTACACTTTGAGAACCCGCATAAACAAACATTTCCTGAACACTACCTGAACCAAATATAAAAGAGACAATATGCGTAGGTCCCGAACCTAATTTGACAACATGTATAAATGTGTTTGTATTCCATGAAACATAGAAAATTTGATACTTATCAGTATTACTAGACTTAGTATTATACATCCATGAATTGTATTGGCTATTAACATTATTTATTTTACTTTCATCTGTAGTGTTAGCACGGACCTGAGTTTTTGTTGCATCGGTAAAAACAGTCGTATAAGGATTCTGATTTGTTGTGCCGTCGCGTTTCGTTACAAAAATTCCAGTAATAGAAATTCCCGCATTGTCTACAGTTCCTGATGAAGTATTTCCTGAAACTGTATTTCCTGAAACATATGCGGTTCCATCTACTTCAATAAGGTTTCCATTTGTCGTATCAAAAAATACATTATCGTATATTTTTAAAACTGATTGCGAAGATTGAGAATATTGAGGAATAGACACGTAATCAATCGGTTGTTTGTTGTTACTGAAAGAGACAAAGCTTTCTTTAGTATTGCTCAATGGAAGAAAATTACTAAATAATATGGACAATACCAAAACTATCAATAGTATCAGAAATAATAATAGCGGTGTAATTTTCATTTATTTATTGCCTGAATATAATATATGGGACGAAAATATATACACTTTTTGAATAAAATTGATTGAATTTGTTATATGAGTAGTAAAATAATATTGTCTATTCATATAAAATGTCTAAACCTCGAGTAAGAAAACCACAAGAGCTATTATCATTGGCATATAATTCTGAAACTAAGTATGAAATTTCACTTGATGAAGTAGGAAGAGGACCTTTATTTGGACGTGTTTATGTAGCCGCGGTCGTTTTGCCTAGAGACGGCTCATTCGATGGAAAGGATGTAAAAGATAGTAAAAAATTTAGTTCTAAAAAAAAAATAAAAGAAGTTTCTGACTATATTCAAAAAAATAGTTTAGCTTGGCATATCCATTATCTTGATGCAAATGTAATTGATGAAATAAATATATTACAATCGGTTTTTAGATGTATGCATGAATGTATTCGTGGCGTAATTTCTAAATTATCAGAAATGGAAATAGAAAACGGAAATACAGAATTTGCTATGAAAGACAACGTTATGATTGTTGTTGACGGAGACCGGTTCAAACCTTACTGTATTTTCGATGAAAAAACGGGCACTATGCAAGAAATTCCAAGTGTTACAATTGAACAAGGAGATGCAAAATATATGGCAATTGCAGCAGCTAGTATAATTGCAAAAGTTGCACATGATGAATATATTTCTCAACTATGTAAAGAATATCCAGTTCTTAATGAACGATATAATTTGGAAAAAAACGTGGGGTATGGCACAAAGCAGCATTTAACCGGAATTGTAGAACATGGAATTACACAATGGCATCGAAAAACATATGGATTATGTAAAGAAGCCACTTATGCTCCTATTTGAAAGGATACGGTCCTTAACGTAGATTAGAGATTATATCGACCGAAAAGATAATCGACACAAATCTAATAGTTATTGACACAATCACTAGAACAACAAACCATATCATAACCACGCAAAGAGAAAATATTTTTAATAATAATTTTATCACAAACTTCACAATAAGGTGTATTACAAATATCTTCTAAAACCCATCTCATTTTTTCTCTATGTTCTGGGTTGTATTCGTAAATATGAATTACTAATTCATATGGTAATTTATAAATTAAATCCATGTTCGCTTTAATTTATAATGAATAATTGTGCTTGTAAATTAAATCAATTTTTTATTTATATCATTTTTCTCTTCGGTTGGTGTAATACCGACTTACATCATCATATCTTCAATTACCGATTTGTCTACCATTATATACTCTGCCTCTCTATCCATTAAACTATAACCTAACATTATTTCTTGAGTAGGTTCGAAATAAACAAATCCTAAAGTATATTCTACCTTTTCTTTTTGAAACGTAAAATAAGGAGTATGTCTTTTAACTTGGTAGGTAGTTGCATCTAATGCAACAAATACATGATAATAGTATCGACGGTCTTCGTAACTTACAGTATGACAAATGAACCAAATTTCATCACCTACTCTAACTCCGTTAGTCGAGCCACGAAGGTGTTTGAAAAATTGAGGTGTTTCGATACTATGTGTTTTATCAAACGTCATTGGTCCAAGAGCTTGTGTACTTACAGTAATGTTACTACTTGGGGTTATATCTCCAATTACCAATGGCGACCAGTTATAAATAATTTTCATTTTTTCTGAAGAATCCTCAAACAAAACCCAATTTTTTTCAACTTCACGTTGACCAGGCATATTGATGAATCCTGACACTGTTTCTTGTTTATCCATATCAATTGTTCCATGTTCAATAGTAATATTATGATAACTTAGACCGCGGTTTGCATTGAAATAAATAGAAGGCGCTGAGTCTCTTTTGAATAAACGGATATCTTCTAGACCAACATATAGATTATCATAGTTGGTATCATAACCCAGTATAAATTCGTTAATAATTTCCCAATCCTCATCTTCAATACCAATAACTGCAATAGCATTTATTGTTGAAATGTTTCCTGGGTTTTCATAGCCACCGTTGTCATTAATTTTATAGTTTACAAATCTTACATTAACAACTAAATCTCCGTCTTCATTTAAACACATACTTGGTGTGCTTGTATTAAATTCTCCAAGTTTAGACTGTAATTCAGGAATGCTATTACCAATGGATTTCAATATTTGTCTGTTTTGTTCAGAAAGAATATTTTTATGTTTTATTTCATCTGAATAAAATTTGTAATTACTTAAGGTATTTCTAGAAATACCCTCGTCTACAAAAGGATAATTCAATACCTTCAAAGAAATCTTTTTAAGGTCAATGTCCTTATAATTACAATAGTATCCAATAATTGATAACTCATAATCTAATTTATAGTCATATACATCTTTTTGTAAAAACAAATAATCACTATGTGTATTCTTTTTTCGCTCTTCATCAGCGATTAAATAAAACCCATATGCTAATTGGTTCTTGCCATTGCATCTATAGTGATGAATTATTTCATACAAATTTTCAATACGATTTGGATAGAAATTATATGCTTCCATCCACCAATAAATAGCGTTTGCCATATCTCCCATATGCTTATAACACTTTCCAATACTATAATGACTATGCCATACTTCATCAAACCAACCTCCAATCTCAATGCGTTTTTTATAAGTGGCTATAGCATTTTCGAATTGACCAGCATCTCTGTAACTATTTGCCAAATAAAATGTATAACGGTCATTATTCGGCTCATCTTCTAATCCTTTCTTAAGAAGATTAATATCACGTACAAATTTATCGGTTTTACAACCACCGTCTCCAATATCATTAATAAAAACATCATCTTTATCAAATTTACCATATTTTGTTCCGTTTGGTGTATTTACATACTCATGTGTAACTCCCCAATATGACATTCCAATGCGATTCTTGACAATTCGTACATTTTTGTAATAAAATGTATCAGAACCTTGAAAAATATAATAAGTGTCATCCGTCAAACGATTATAGAGTTCTTCTCTAGAAATACTTGGATTTACTTGAAAAATCATATCTGCATCTAACAAAAGAACATATTTAGTGTCAATTTGTTCACATGCTTTAAGAGCAAATGTTCTATTATACCCGAAATCTTTGAATGGTTCTTGAATAATACGACCAGGAATAGGCGGACTTTGACGATTGAAAAAATCTTGAATTACTTGAACTGTATTATCTGTACTTCCAGTGTCACAAATACAATAACAATCTATATACTTAACAACTGATTCTAAAAGACGAGTAATAATTTTACTTTCATTCTTTACAATCATATTCAAACAAAGATTCTTTCCAGTAATTTGAAATGGCGTGTTCAATGCCACATTGAACATGCTGGTTACAGGAATAGTACTGGTCGTTGTTGCACGAAATGGTTTAGAATCACTTGTCTCTTCAACTACAATTGAGTTGTCAGCAAATAATTGTTTAGGCGCTTTACTGCGTGGTTTCCTGTTTTTAGGAGGCATTACTTTAAATATTATTTTATTACTACTTATTTGTTTATATAGATTTTTTTCATGAATTTATTTTTTAACTATATTATAACTAACAATTTTGATATGTCTTTTACTAGATTTCATGATGACCCAAATAGAATTCGTAAACAAGCAGCCGAACTTAGTTATGCGGGTAAATATGCATTGAATACACCGGGACCAGGAGATAACATTCCTTTTTTAGAAGACCCGCAAGTTCGTCTCCAAGCATGGGGTGCTAATTTGATGACAAATACTATTAATTTAGAGAGTGACTTACGCGGTTTAACCCGTAAATTGAATAGAGACGAAATTGAAGTAAATGATTATAAAATTATGGCCGCTGGTGGGTCTTCAGTATCTTACCCGGTTGGTGAATCATTTGTCGATGAATCACGTGCTAGTCACCCCGCCTGGATGTATAGAGACATAGAACAAACACGCTGGGAGGAGCCTTTATTAAATCCACAAGCTGGGTTAGAGAAAGTATTTCACGACAATATTCAAACACGTATTTTAGAAAAGGATTATTTTACTCCCCGTGTTCCGGTTGTTACAGGAATAAATAGTTATTATTTAAGTGGTAATTCAAATGTGAATCTTCATAAAAAATAATTTTCATTTTCGTTTTCTTTATATGACTATATTAATATCTTGTTCTATAAAGATTTCCTCTTGTTCGATAGGTAAGATAGGAGTTTCATCAATAATATCTGTTACTTGTGATTCTTCTTTTTGTACAAAGAAATGCTCAGGCATTCGAATAATTCTATCATTATGGTCACTGTCATACCATTGTGCTCCCCAGTCTGTATTTGCTTCAAGCCATGCCCAAATATTCACTTCCCACACTAATTTATTCTGTTCTCTAATAAATATAGGATAATTTTCACGATAGATACGATGAAAACGCATCATTGAATCACGGTCAGCAATAAAAAACGTTCCACAAAAACGCCAATGAATATTATTTACAATTGCACTACAGTTATTCGGCGGAATAGGTTGCCAACACCCCGGTATTGCGAAAAACGTATCTATAAAGTTACGTTCTGAAAGCATTTTCAAATAAGGCAAGCTTTCGCCTTTATTTCCAAATACATAAGCCATACTGAAGTCAACCCATGAAAAAATACGTGAATTCCAAGGATTTTTAACCGCACTATCATTTACAAATTCAATTTTTGCATTCATTAATGCCATATATTCAACAGTGTCTTTCTTTTCAAATCTGCGTTCTGGCATATTAAGTCCTTCTTTCAAACATTCTTTGTAAATAGGAGTTTCTTTATAAGGGATATCCATTGTCATAATTTTGACATTTGGAAATTTTCTTGCAGATTCTTCCAAACAAGGAAGTGTTGTTTCATCGCCATATACACATATTTTGATTCCCAAATCTGCAAGAAATTCAAATTGTTCTATTCTCCATGGAATATTTTTATGAGAAAAAGGTTCATTTTCATAAATATTAACATAGCATGTAACAAAGGTTACACCTTCTAGTGCTTTCATGGTTTCTTTATCAGATTCGAAGTTTTCCGGATTCTCCATTTGTATATAAACAATAATCAAATTTTTTATATATTTTTGGGTTTTATTATTATATTTTGTAATTATAATTCCAACGTGTCTCTTATCTTACTTTCAATAAACAATTTTTCTTCATAATAATTTCCCATAAACATTTCACCCGCATCTATAAATCCAGAGTTTGCATATATTAAATAAATAGTTGTTCCATTAAAAGATGAATATAATGTTTCTGTTCGGAATTGATAATCTGGGTTGTCATCGCGCAGTATTATAAATATAAGTCCTTGACATTTTTGATTCATAGTTGTATAAACATAATTATCAAATTCGACAAGTTCTCGAATAATTTCTTTTTTATTTTCTTGATATGTCTCTAATCGAATAACCGGTCTTATATGTAAATATATTTTTTGTTCATCTGATATTACTAACTCGCGGAATCTACAAACACATCGGTTATAATAACTAGTATCCTCTGGTTCAGTAATATTATGATGATTCATAGCTAGTCGACACTTATATGTATTTTCAACATCCAACATATCTTGTGGTTGATAAAATACATTTACCATCAAATGTTCGTCACAAATAAATCCGTTTCTGCTATCAGCCATCTCATATGTGTTAGTATATTTTCGTTTATAGTTGTTGATATTAAGAAATTCTTCAAAATTATTTTCAATGCAGTGTTTTATAACAGATAAATGAGAAACTAACCAATCAAATGGGTAACTTTCTTGTTTTAATCCCATTCTCTTCAATATTGCAGCCGATGAACATCTAAACCCAAAAGAAAATATCTTTTTGTTTACTACTGGAGATATTTCATTATTTTCACTCATTGCAATAATAATTTACCGCAATAGTTATTTATATTATTTTACAAAGGGTCTATTAATGTCTTTCCGTTGATAAATATATTTTTCACTGAAAAGGTATGGGCGTAACGTAGTTTTGTAGCCAAATGGATACAAAACCCCTGGATAGACATTAAGTACATTTAGACTATTTAATTGCATTTGTTCCAAAACAAAATAAGTATTATAATTATATAACTATATTATAAAAATGGAAATTGCATTACCTGTTGTAGCATTATCTGGATTATATTTAATTAATAATCAATCAAAAAAACAGGCTTCAATAAACAAATTTGAAGCTTTCACAAACAAAAAAGCCCTTCCAAATACTGATATGCCCAATAGAAATTATCCAGCCGAATATCCAATTGTTTCGAGAGAATTGGAATTAACAAGTAGTTTGTCCAATAATAATAAATTCGACTCACCGGGTGTGTACACAGACAAATTTTTCACCTCGGAAGGAACACCGGTTCATTCCATGCCGGAAAATATAGGGTCTAGTTTTTCTTCATACACCTCTCTATCCGGCCAAAAAGTAGACGGAAGTTATTTTCAACACAATAATATGGTTCCTTTTTTTGGAAGTAATTTGAGAACACCTATTGCAGATTCGAACGCCAATGAAGGCGTTTTAGACAATTTAAATGGAACAGGTTCTCAAATATTTTCAAAAAAAGAAGTTTCGCCATTATTTTCTCCTCATAGTAATCTTCAGTGGGCAAATGGTGCGCCGAATGTAAACGATTTTTATCAGTCACGAGTTAACCCTAGTTCAAAAATGTCAAACGTAAAACCTTTTGCAGAGGAACGTGTTGCTCCCGGTTTAGGCTTAGGATATACTACAGAAGGTTCCGGTGGTTTCAACTCGGGTATGGCAATGAGAGACCAATGGGTCGATAGAGGTGTTGACGAACTACGTGTTGCTAATAAACCCAAGTCATCAGGTCACTTATTAATTGGCCATGAAGGACCTGCTAATAGTTTGGTGAAAATAAATGGTACTAGTGAACAAATGGGTGTGATGGAGAAGAATAGACCAGAACGAGCATTTGAAATGGGACACGAACGTGCTTTTACTACAACAGGTGCTGAAAAGGGTCCGGCTCTTCGTAGTATTCCGATGTTTCATGACCAAGCTCGTGCTGAAACGTCCATGTCATATTCTGGAATTGCCGGTTCCTCCAATCCATCCACCTATTCAGTTGGAGAATATATGCCTTCTACCAATATTCAACTTGGAGCAGTTCCAATTGCTGGTGCAAATGCAAATGGTCGTTATTATGCGAATGACGGAGACTATGGAATTAAATCCCAAACTGCATATCCTAACAATCGTACTGAAAATACAAATGGAGACTACTATGGAATTATGGGAAGTGCAATTGGTGCTGTTGTGGCCCCATTGCTTGATGCTCTACGCCCTTCAAGACGTGAAAATACTATTGGAACTCTTCGGCCTTACCAAAATCCTGGTACAACCGTTTCACAATCTTATATTTTTAACCCCGCTGACCGTCCGACAACTACCATACGTGAAACCACAGAGAATTCTAAATTCCATCTTAATGTAAACGCAAACCAGAATGGAGGTGCCTATGAAGTGACACCAAACCAAATGTCTGATACATATAGGCAAACAACTAGTGATTACTATTATGCTGGAAATGCAGGTGCTGGTGCAGGTTCAAGAGAAGCTCGTGCATATGATGCTGAGTATAATCAACGTAACAATGATATAAAATCATCGACCATTGAAGGATATATGGTAAAAGGAAATATGAACTTGTTGAATTCTAATATAAATATGAGAGCCACTCCAAAAGATAACTACTTAGTAAATAATCGTGATGTTGTTCCTACGATGCCATTTCAAAGTCCTGACGTCGCCAACTTTGGACGTTTACAAGGAACAAATTCTCTTTACTCAAATATTCAAATGGACCGCAATGAACCCGGAATTTTGGAGAGTTTGAAAGGAAACCCTTATTCTTTGAGCGTAACATCTGCTTTCAAATAAATATATTTGTATTTTATAATAATATAAATATATTGTCATGAAATTATAAAATGAGAACATTTATTACATTACAACAACGAATATGGTTTGGTCTTAATAAATCATTATCATGCTTAGACAGATTATTTTTGTGTTGTACACTTTCTATATACGCATTATTTTGTTTCGGAACAAACTTAGAAGGTAGTAATAAACGTCGATTGTCCGATATAGAATCACAAATTATTACTTCAGAAGAAGATGTAAGTTGGATTAATGTTTCGTCCGATCTATAACAACTTCTTTTACTATATTACGTATTATTTTATCATTATTTCTGTCTGTTTTTTCTTGGTTTCCACCACCCAGTGATTGGCGCATAATATTCAAATGAAGCTCATATTCAAACGAATTTATAACATTACAGCGCGGATTTTCATCTTGCCATTTTTTTATTTGTTGCATATTTTTTCTTACCACTGTTCCTAGTGCGCATTTAAATTTAGATTTTTCTATATTATCTTTTTCCCAATTTGCTTCTTCTTTTATATAAAGAGTTTCACGTTTCAAGTCAGTACAATGAATTGGACGTTGATATATATCCAATTGTTTGAGACCGTCAATAAAAATCTTTGTTATTCCTTCAACATAACCATGTTTACCGGTATATTCAACATTACAAGTGTCTATTTGTAACGATTCTATAAATTCAATCAACGACATTGCATTTTTACATTTTTCATTAAGAAAAATGTTAAGATTGAAATTATTATTATTATTTATAACTGTTGTTTGTTTGGATAACTTTTCTATCTTTACTGTTTGTTCTTGAAATACATTTTTAATTTCTTCATAAAACTCTTTATTTTCAATGAATTTATTTTTCATATATTCACGCTCCTCATTCAATATAACTCTCTCTTCTAGTAAAAGGTTTTTCAATTCTTGATTTTGTTCGATAAGTCCAACTATTACATCATTGGGAAGTGTTAGTTTTTCATTTTGAACGCAGGGTTGTGGTTGGGTTGGCTTTTCTATCGTCGGCGTTTCAACAATTTTCAAAAAGTCTTTATAAATTATGCATTTGCTTTTATGTTTTGAAAGAGAACACATATGTTTGTATTTTTTTCCACATTGACAACTGAAAGAACTATCGTCATGATTTTTATTTGCCAATAGTGCCAATTTATGTTTTTTCCTTTGCAAATGTTTATTATAATCACTTAATGCCATGCAAAAATAGTCACAATGTGTACAACTATATTTTTTGTCTTTTGTAAGTTTTTTATTTGCCATTTTATACTATAGACTGGCAAATAAAAATCTATCTAAATTGTTTTTGTATTATATGCAGGTTGTTCTATAATATTACCATTTTGTTAATTTCTTTCAGAATATAGTGTCTATAAATAGAGTTTGAACAAGTATAATTATATATTAAAAATTAATATAAAAAAAATTACACTATTATTTTCTATAATGAACAATCAACTTCCAATACAACCTATGAATATGAACGGCGGCGGTTTTGGTGGAAATGGGTTTATGGATATTATAAAAAGTCAAATGCTAACTATGACAATGATTTCATCAATGAATGGAAACCAGAATGGAGGTCAAAATGGAAATCAGAATATTTATAATTTGCTCTACGTTTTTATTATTACGCAATTGATTGAATTTATTACAAAAAATATTCCTACCGCAAGTAAACGTGTTTATGAATATTACAAAGAAAAATTAAACAATAATGAAATGTTGAAGGATATTTCTGTATTAAACACTCCAAAAAATACTGTAAAAACAGCGTCAATTACTATATCGGTAATTGTATCAGACCATGAAAATATTATTGGTCAATCGATTTTAGATTATATTACAAATAACGTGAATACAAAACATATCAGTTATAAAAAACAAAATTTTGTATTGAATCAAAAGGATACTATCGAAATATATGATGAAATTTTTATTAATCTAAAAGTTAATACAACTCTTGACATTGATGATAAAAGCAAAAGTAATAGTGATATTCAACAAGAAATCGAAGTTTTTTCTTATACAAAAACAATGCAAGAACTTCGTTCATTCTTAAACAAAATTTCCCACGAATACAAAATTAAAATACAAAACAAATTAGGTGACAAAATTTATTATTTCAATCAACATCCAACAAATGTTCCACTTAGTCCAGATGGTAAAAAAGACCTCAGTAAATTACCAAATAATTGTATTTTTACTATGAAAGAATTTCAAACCAATCGTAAATTTACTAATTTATTTGGCCCTGAAATTGATGTAGTTAGAAAACGTGTCGAATTTTTTATGAAAAACCGTAAGTGGTATGATTCCAAAGGTATTCCTTACACTCTCGGATTACTTTTGTCAGGACAAGCAGGTGCTGGAAAAACATCTACTATTAAATGTCTTGCAAATGAAACAAAAAGACATATTATTAATATAAATTTAAATAATGATATTACAAAAACACAACTAGAAAACCTTTTTTTCAATGAAATGCTTATTACAATAAACGTATCGACTGGACAGAGTGAAAAATATTTTATACCATTGGACCAAAGAGTATATGTATTAGAAGATGTCGATTGTCAAAGTGATATAGTAATGGAACGAAGTTTGAAAAAAAAAGAAATTGAAAAAAAAAACATTGACCCTCCTTTATTCGACATTGAAACTAACCCTGGTAAAAAAACAAATGGAACAGAAAATATTTCAGGTTTTGCTGAAAAAATAGATCTATCTTTTTTATTAAATTTACTTGATGGTGTATTAGAAAATCCCGGAAGAGTTGTTATTATGACAAGTAATTATCCTGAAATGTTAGACCATGCTTTGATTCGACCAGGACGTATTGATGTTATTGCTGATTTTAAGAAATGTCTTTCTGTCACGTTAATTCGAATGATTGAATTCTTTTATGATATTTCATTGAATACAAATGAAAAAAACGAAATGATGGAATTACCAGATTATATTATTTCGCCAGCAGAAATGGGCAAGCTAATGTTTGAAAACTTTGGTGATTATAGATATGTAATAACAAATTTAAAAGAAATTTCGTTTCATCAAATTGAAAATGTAACTATTAAAATATCTACTGTTTCGAATAATTCTAATGAAATACAACTAATTGACACTCCTTCTGAATTATGTAATGAAATACAACCAAAAGAAACCCTGTTTGAAGAAGTCGACTTAGTAAAATGTGAAAGTTACAGCGATGCTGAATGTGAAAAAGCCAAACTACCAGAGTTGAGTAAAACAATTGAAGGATTTCAAGAACAAAATAATAATGCCAAGGTGACACAGGTTTATGGGGAAAGAAAAAATGTTTTCCCACTTTCCGGGGTCCCGAACAATATAGGTACGCTGCTCCAACACGATGGTTTCCCATCAATTGACCCCAACGATAAATATAAATTTACAGACTACAACTCTGAGTCGAGCAAACTTTTAACAGATGATGTACGTGTTTTCTCGACCCCAACGATAAATATAAATTTACAGACTACACTAATAGAGTCGAACAAACTTTTAACAGATGATGTACGTGTTTTCTAATTGATTACTCTATTAGTGTATAAAAAATGTCCAAAAATAATAAATTACAACACCTAAAATGGTAATAAATTATCGGCAAAAAAATGTCCAAAAATGGCAAAAAAATGTCTTTCTAGACAAATATTTTTGGACATTTTTCTGAAACCATTCATGCTAATACATTTAGTTGTATTTGAATTTTTTTGACTACAAAAAACAAAAAATGGCAAACGAATGGCAAATATTTGTCTGTATTTAAAAATGTCCAAAAAAATGTCCAAAAAATTATGCAGTCGTTTTTATTTTCTAAAATTGTATTTTACTGCATATAAGTAACAATCTGACTTTTTGGAAATTCTTTCATATAGTGTTTCATTTTTGGACATTTTGAAAATGTCCATTTATAAAAAGTTTTCAGACTTTATTTTTTTTTTATTTTTATTATAAAAAAAAAAATCTATCTAATATTTTTTTATAAATATACAATTTTTGAAAAACTAACCAACTACCAGTGTTCAATTTCTGAATTATTATCAGTTGTAGAAGGAACAGTTTGTTTTGTACTTAATTCAAACTCCTCCTCGGAATCGGTCTCCGAAACCTTACCGATTGTTTTTGTAGAGACATGTTTATTTTCATTCTCGTTTTCTTTTTTTTCACCTTTATTTCTGCGACGGAACAACTTACCATTTCTGTATATTTCCTTTTCAGAATCATGTTCAGTAGAACAATATTCATCGCGTTCATAGTCATCATAGTAACCATCTGGTGCACAAAACAAACGATTCATATTGACTGCTTCCATATTCTCTACAGTTGGATTGAATAAATTCTTTATAATACTGTCATCGCGAAACCGCACAGTATATTCTTGTTGAATATTACCGCGTCCAATACGACCCATTGCTTGAATCGTCTTTTGTTGTGTCATATTCGTCAAATCTTTTCCAATAAATCCGTGACAGAATTGATAGTTTGTTCCATAAATGTAATCTGACTGTGCAATGATGATGTATAGTTGCTGCTCTGTTGCCATTCGCTTCATTATTTCCATGTATTGAATATTTGGTTTGTTAACAAAGACGCCAATACCAATGAGCAAGAGAAGTTTCATCTGATTTGTAACATCGACTGACATAATTTCTTTTACAACCATATCATCAATGCATGGAACGAAAGCATTAGATACTGTTTCTCCGTTGGGTATCCATAATGTTTGATGCTGCTTCATATTTGGAATGTATTTCTCTTCCATGCTAATTGTCTTGATATGTTGACGAAGTCCTTCAATTTGTCTCATCAATTGTTTTACTTCTGGTGTGAATTGGTCCTTTTCCATTTTCTTTTCTTTATCAGCTTCTTTACCAAGGGAATCTTCAAGAGATTTTTCTAATACTGACATTTTTTTTTGAATTGTTTCGTTTTCTTTTATTTTATCCATAATACTTTGAAATATCTTCTCTGGAATATGAGACTGTTGAATATAAAACTTCCCAATTTTGTCTACGTCTTCCGCAAGGAAAATGGTTGGTCCATCCGTAAGAGTATGTGCATCTTGTGTTGTAAGAAGTATTCCCTTTGTTGCATTATTTGGGGGTAATACTTCTTTTGATAATTTCTTATCTTCTCTATTTAAAGAAGATTCACAGACACTAGTTGTTCTGCTAAGTACAGTTGACTGCTTTGATACAGAAGTTTCTATAGCCGAGTCTAAGCTTTTCACCTTTCGTAAAGGGTCGGATGGAATTGTCATATCTCTGAACTTCAATTTCTGTGTCTGTTTTATGTGACTATGAATAAAGGACCATTGTTCTTTTTCAATTCTACTAAGGATTTCTAAGTAAAACAATTTGATAGAATCCATGGTTATTTCAGAAATAGATGTAAAGAATGTATCAATTGTATATGGTGATTTGATAAAGTCATGCTTATCAAGGTATTCTATGAATCTTATAATTTCTTCCAAGTCAAAATATCTAAGAAGAGTTTTATTGGATTGACAATGAACAACAGAAGCTATAAGGTCATCATAGTTATCAAATAGTAAATGCGGAAGAGTACATTTCCCATCTTTGTTCAAAAGCGAAATAGATTTTCTGCAATCAAAACTAGATATAGTGTTGATTTCAACATCGGAGAAATGAGACCGGAAATCAGAAATGGTGTCTATTATTTCATGTTCTTTTGGAAGAGTTGCACAAGAAAGTACAACTTTTGAAATTTTATTGTCTATCCAGTTTTTGTGTATCTCTTCATGTAAAATATGTCTATCGTAATCCATTGTAATAGTAGGTTCGTCCCAGTAAGTAATTAGGTCTGCTTCCTGGTTGAATGCCAACATATAGTGCATGGCAGTCAAATATGACTTTACATCACAAATCATTATTTCAACATTTGTTCCAACACTGTTGTCAACTTTGAAAATTCCTCCGGTCTTTCTATGAAGACTGTATGAAAGTGCCGAGAAATAATGAAGACGAATATCGGAAGCAGTTTCACAGCCAAATGCGAATGCTACTTTTTTACCCATAGAGATAGCAGATTTTGCAAGAGCAAGACCGACATGTCGGGCAACACATACAAATATTATTTTATATGAGTGTGATAGACCAATCGGAGACATCGTTTTTCCAGTTCCTGTCGGCGCAGTATATAATACCAACCTAGCTTGGTCGCGTTTTCCTTTGAATAATGAAAACAACTGTTTCTGATGAGTGAAAAGGGATATATCGCCGTATTTTAGAAGATATTTGTTTTTTTCTATAAATTCAATTGACCGACCGAAAACTTCTTTGATGTTCGTCTTTTCACTTGCAATTGAACATATAAAATCGACAAACAACGTTACATATTTGTTTATATTAGGAATGGAAACCGTCTTGAATTGTAGCAGAGTATATAGATAGAATCCATAGTCGGTATTTTTATTAACTAGTGAAAACACTATTTTTTCACAAAAATCGATGAGAAGAAATTCAAATATATACTCCTTCTGTGTGTTTATATTTTCCGACATATTTTGAACTCTAAATAGGTCGGCCTTTTTCAATTTCTTCAAATTCAACACAGGAGAGTTTTCTTTTTTCCATGTTTCAATATATTCAATGAGTTGATTTTCCAAAGAGTAATCTACTTGTGGTGTGCTACTATTTGATTTTCTCTTTTTTTTGTTTTCACAACTTTTGCGAAGACTCGAAATAATGGCATCAATGTGTTTTGAGAAGTATTCATTCCAGAAATAAGAATCAATTTCGGGAATATCTGCTGAACTCATTCGAATAAGTTGTAACAAAGAAGTGTTTTCATTGAATCTTATATTCAATGATTCATATCCGGTCATAATGACGCGTAAAATTTTTTTTTCAGGTTCAGAAACAGGGGTCTCAATGCTTTCCCATTCTGCTTTGGTTAATTTACTTTGTGTAAGATCCATATTGTTTGCTTAGTGTGTTTGATAGGTAACAGAGAATAGTACATTTAATTTCTTTTTTGATATAATTTCAATTTTTTAAAAAAATGACATTTAGGATAATATTTTATGTAAAAACGATATCATAATTGGGATGATGATTTTTATTGTAAAAAGTAAAATGTAAATCATATATATATGTCCTTGATACATTCGTTGAATATAGATAATTTAAAAAGAGAATTTCAAAACATTATTACTTTAAATGAAGAGATTATTGATAAAAAAGATGTAATTTTTGAAAAATTGGCAAAATTGAAATCAATATACAATGAGTTGATTAAAAATAATAATAAAAAAATATTTCTTTTTTGTTTGGATTCTTTTTATTTTCAATACAAGCTACTTACCATTGAAATGGAAAATATTAAAAACAATATTATACTAGTAAATAATCGAATGTATGGAGATTATTACAAGTTATACAACATTATACTTTTACAAATAAAAGAGAAAAATATTGAAGTCCCGACACTTTATATAAACATGAAAAAACACCCATTATATAAAGATTTAGAACCATACCATGAATACAGTATTGAAAATATAGTAGATGTTCATAATGATATACTGAAAGTAATAGACGGAATTCATAAGTATTATTTGTCAAAAGAATCGAATATAAGTTCTCATAATGACAGTACTAAGATTGGAAACTCTATTATAAATTTCATCAATACATTAGAATATGAGAACTCTATTCTAAGAGAGCAAATTGTTTTATATTTTAACTATGTAACCTTTTTTCATAATGTTCAACTTGAACATCTTCTTAAGTTGGGTGGAAGAGTAAATGCGTTTCAAAAAAATATTGACGAAGATATTATGACAACTCGAAAACAATTACCAATAAATAGTCCCAATTTATACAAGTCTGAAAACTTTTTAGAAGAGTATTTTGTAACTGTTGATTCTACAAAACTAGAAAAATTATTAAATGATTCTGATTCTATAGTTGATGAAGCAGAAAAGTTACTAGATGGATTTGAAAATATAATTGTCGAAAACACAGAAGACGCATCAGAGTTAATAGTAAGAGATTCTTCTGGAAACTTTGTTGAAAAAATAAAAAATGAATTTTTTCTGTCAGAAAATAACGAGGAAAAATAAACATGAGTAACACATCGAGTATTTATTTTTCTTAATTGAATTATCTAATACATTTATATAAGCAATATGGATGCAGATAATAAAAACAATTTAGAAGATTTCAAAGAAAAAGAGCAACACGGCGAAGGAAGTAATGCTGACCGTGAAAGTGTCAACACAGCCACTAAACCGGTTGAATGGTCTCCTGAAAACGAGGCTATATTAGTAGAGTGGTGTGACGTAGCACAATGTTATAAATGGATGAATAGTGCTTCGCATGAGAAATTCAGTAATCGACTTGCATGGTTTACTATACCCGCAATTATTTTATCTACAATTAGTGGAACAGCATCATTTGCTCAGGGTAGTTTACCAAAAGATATACAACTATTTGCACCTGCTATTATAGGCAGTATTAATATTTTTGTAGGTATACTTACAACTATTCAACAATATTTAAAAATTGCCGAATTGAATGAATCTCATCGCGTTTCCGCAATTTCATGGGACAAGTTTGCTAGAAATATTCGTATCGAGTTAGCAAAAGCTCCTTGTGAAAGAATGGACGCCGGGCATTTTTTGAAATTATGTAGACAAGAATTTGACCGACTTATGGAAACAAGCCCCTCTATTTCAACGAGCATAGTAGATTCTTTCAATACAAAATTTACAGGAAAGGTGGGAAGTTTAGAGAGAAGAAGATTTGACGAACTAAAAAAACCCGACATTTGTAATATTATTATAAGTGCGAACGAATATCGTCATACTTGGTACAAACATTTATCTTCACCATCTGATGAGTATGGAGAACTTAATAAAAATTTGGAAATTGCTTATAAAGAAAGAATTGTTAATGAAAAGGAAGAAGTTGTTACTGCAAAAGAACGACAATTAAAACTGAAAGAGTTGGAGGAGTTTAAGAAAATAAAACAAAAGGAAGAAATGAAAAATATTTTTAATAAAACAGCACAGGAAGCTTTGAAAGTTTTCAAGGAACAAACAAAAAAAATTGAAGATTATGTTATTACATTTGGAGAATTATATGGAAGAAAACCACTAACTGATGAAATTATGGACAATATGAGGGATGAGGTTCCAAGAGAAGTATTGGATAAATTTCTAGAAAAATATACATTGGAAGATGGAACCAACAATGTATAAAAAATCTATACTATATGCATTTGTATTGTATATAGTATACAAAATTAGTATTCAATAAACTGAGATATATTTTTAATCCCCCATAATTGGAGATTGTTTTCATGAAAGTAAATCGTGGATGCAGGAAGTATTTGTTTTTGATATTCCTCTTTTTCTTCCTCTTGAAGTTCATCAATGTCGCCTTTTATGTAGAGACCATTTATTATAAAACATGCAAATCTTTTTAGTGATTCGACGTTACTATTTATTATTGGTAATGTAGTGAAGTAATACGCTATTCCAAGAAAACTATGTTCATAAGATGAATATTTTTCAGGATTTTCAATTAGTATGTTCTCATATTCATCTGTAAATTTACATGAATACAGCTGAAATGGAAAAGGATATAATTTATCATCTAAGGTTTTTATACTACATAGTTGTTTATTTTGTTTGAAAAAATCGGTTATTAATTCATTGACAGGAGTGGAGTATATTATTTTTTTATAAACAATTTCATCAATAATAGCAATTGTAAAATCTGGTTTTACTTTACTAATCAATGATGTGATATCAAAGAAAACAAAAAGATTCGATTCGTCTTTTTCAAGAAAACCTTTATACAATAATGAAATATCAATTTGTTGTTCGTGAATTTGCGACTCATCTTGTAAGATGGAAAATAAGTATTTGAAGCATTCTGTTTCAAAATGAATCTGTTCTTGTGATTTTTCTTCAGAAGTAAGTTCTCCACTATCTTGAGAAAAATTAGTATTTTCTTTTATAGATGGACATTGATATTGCATCTGTGGAAAGGAATACGCTTCATCTTCTTTTTTCATAATAAATTGTAAAAAAGGATATCTTTCATTATATTTTGATTGGATATCGCTTAATTCTTCTGTATATTCACTTTCTTCGTATGTACCTTCAACAAAACATTTTGTATTAATTGAGAACATAGCAAAATGAACATTATACATTTTATCTTGTGTATCCATACAAAACCCAAACATCTTGTTTAGTTGGTCGTCGTCTATGTACTTGTAAGTTATAGGAAGAGGTTGTTGAAGAGGAGGTTCAGTAACAGGTTGTTGAAGAGGAGGTTCAGGAGGTTGAAGAGGAGGTTCAGTAACAGGTTGTTGAAGAGGAGGTTCAGGAGGTTGAAGAGGAGGTTCAGGAGGTTCGGTAACAGGAGGTTCAGTAACAGGAGCAGGAACAGGAGCAGGAACAGGAACCGGAACCGGTTTTTTAAGAAAATTGTCATTTTCCTGATTATGTATGTTTTCTTCTTTTAATTGTGGGTTCATCATAGGTTATATTAATAAATAACGTCTATATAATATAACGCATATTATCTAAATAGAGTATTTTTTAAAAAAGGTATAAAGGTTTTATCAGATATTTATTAAAGTCCGCGTTACTAGCAAACCGATTTTATAAAGTTTTATTACTTACTCTAGTTACTACTAAATGTTTGACGATTATGAATACGAATACGAAATTGAAGACCAATCAGTTTACGAAAATTCAGTAGCTGATACTTTTACTGATAATAATACAGTTACTTCACAAATGAAGAAACAACGTAAACTAAATGAGGATTACAAAAAATTGGATTCTGACTTTAATAGTATAAAGATGCGTGTGGATGGCGTTCTTAAAAAGATTGAATTTTATGAAACAGGAATGACACCTGGTAAAAAAATTAGATGTGCAGTTACCGGCTCACGTTTTAATCAATACCGGGTAGGAAGTCTTGCTGAAGACCTGTTTTTTAAAGTATGTTATGCAGTTGGTGACCTTGGAAAGCGTGAATCATCATTTTTGTTTTTTGACAATCCTGAACAATATGAGAGACATTTCCATTGCAATGTAAGTACAGAATTGAAAGAGAAATGGAATGAAAAATATCAGCGTGAATGGAGAAAGCGAAATTTATAATTTTTTGAAATTATATAAAAAAATTATAGTTTATATTTTAAACTATGAATGGATTGTTTTTTGTTTTTATTTATGCATTCATAATAACAAAAAAAAAGAATAATAAAATATTGTTAAACGCCTTTTCAGAAAAAATAATTTCAAGAAGAGGTGGATTTGACGAAAGATTCAATCGAACTTCTGACGAAAATTCAGAAATATTAATTACTTTTCAAAAAAACTTAGTAAAAATGAATCTCCTAAAAAAATTACAAAGTTCGCATATAGGCGAAGCTGAAAAACTAAAAGAAATAGAAAAATATCAAAATGATAATTATGAATTGAAATACTTTTATAACTCAGAAGCAGGTGGACTTTATGATGACTGGAATTTCAATATAGAAGAATAACGCCCAAGGTAGAGCGACAACTTTTCAGCTGATAAATATATTTATCTACTGAAAGAGATTAAAAACAAAATCGAATAGAATTATACTATAATGTCAAAAAAAATTATACATGCAATTGCAGTATTTGACAAAAAAATAAAGGGCACTGTTATTTTTACAGAGAATATTGAAAAAGATACAGTTGAAATAGACATTAATATTTCTGGATTGAAGAAAAACGGTAAACATGGGTTTCATATTCATGAATATGGAGATATGAGCGAACAATGTGAAAGTATGTGTTCACATTTCAATCCAACCGGTAGTCATCATGGTGGACCTGGTTCAAATATACGTCATGTTGGCGATTTAGGTAATCTGATTACAGACTCTAATGGAGTGGCAAAACAACATATTTCAGACAGTCTTATTAAATTGAGGGGTACAAAGTATAATATTATTGGAAGAGGGTTAATAATTCATGCAGATGAGGATGACTTAGGAAAAGGAGATAACGAAGCAAGCTTGATAACAGGAAATGCTGGTAAAAGAATAGCCTGTTCAGTAATAGGATATGCACGTCCAAATGTAAAATGAATTATTTTGTAATATCTTTTTTACACCTTTTCTCATTTGAAAGACCCAAAATTATATAAAAAGATTTTTATATAATTTAATAAATTATATATATTTATGAGTGCAGCTATTGAAAAATCTATATTAAATTATAATAAAGAACTTGTTTCTGTATTGGAACAGTTGAAAGCCGTACATTCTAAATATGTTTGTGTAAACCCAGAAGATGTAAGAAATAGTTATGACATAATGCATGGAATAATTGAAACAAAAATAAATGAAATCAACGAAAGCAAGGATTATATCAAAAAATGTATAAATGATTTAGAAGAATGTAACACAACAATAGCAGAAATGGAGAAAGTATTAAAAAAAATGAGTAAAATTTCAAATAGAAGAAGGGTAGGAACTTTACAAAGTCTTTGTAAACAAACAATCAAACAAAACGAAATCCCTATGGACGAAATTGAAGAAATGGTATTTGGTTTTCATTACGAAAAAATGAAATAGAAATATCTAAAAAAATATGACAAAGTTATATATAATGAGCGCAATATTAGGAGGAATAGAAAATTTTTATAGAAGTACAAAAAGTAGCGCTACCGCAATACAATACTCAAAAATGCAAGATGTATCGCTTGGCGGAGTTCCAATACTAACATATGGCTTAATAGGTATTACTACTATTGTTTTAGCCACAATAACTATATTTGAGTCAACAGATAAGGAGGATGATTCAAGTGATAGTATGACTTCCCAACTCCCTACATTATCTGCAACAGCCGCATCGCTTAATCCATTTACACCAACGCCAACAAATACTACAGCAGAACCTGAAAAAAGCATTATTCCTAATTTTTCTAGTTCTCCTTCGTCAACAAACGAATCTCCATTTAAAATGCCAGATATATTAGATAAACCTGCAGTGCCAGAACCAGAACCTCAAAAAGAAGAAGCTTTACCTAAACCTGCTATGGGCGGTAAGAAAAAAAAGACCCGTGGAAATAAATCAAAAAATAACAAAACTAAGAAACAAAACTAAGAATTTCAAGGCAAAAGCATATTCTGTGCTTGTTCGTAACTTCTTTGAAAAAATAGATTTAGTTGATTCAAGTCAGACCCAATGGTCATATCATCAGGATATAGACTTGTATTTCCCGAATAATATGCAATAACAGCAGGAACACCATTAAGTACTCTTTTATTTTTAAGAGCGGAATATAGCTCAGAAGATTGGTCAATATCAATAACAAAACTTTGAACATTACTTGGCATTTGTGGAAATAAAGAATTCAATGCTTTTTCAATTGTTTTGCATGGACCACACCATGTTGCACCAAATTTAAATATAAGTATTCCAACATTGACATTTAGAAGTTGATTAAATACACTGAAAGAGATAGGTTCTTTTATAACTGGTAGCGAAGTATTCAAAACACTTGACATAAAATATATATTTTTATACATATTTTATTATATTTAAAAACCCGCATCGGAATATATTCATAATTTATTTCTATGGCGAATTTATAAAAATGTCCCAAATTAAAGAAGACAACTTGGATATTAGTATGTATTCATTCCAAGAAATATTAGAATTATTTGATTTATCGTATGATATTTCTCTTGAAGATATGAAAATTGCCAAAAAAAAGGTTCTCATGCTTCATCCAGATAAGTCCAAATTATCATCAAACTACTTTTTGTTTTATAAAAAGGCGTTTGATATTGTATTTAATTATTATCAAAACAATAATAAACAAAATCAAGCGGTTTCTAAAGAAAACTCTGAATATTCTGTTCCTCAGAATGATTTGAACAAACATAATACAAATAATATTAAAACAACAATTGGACAAATGGACCCTAAAGAATTTCAAAAAAAATTCAATGAATCATTTGAAAAAAACATGTTGAAAAAAACAAATCCTGTGAATGAATGGTTCTCAAAGGACGAGCCTGTTTATAATATAGAAGAATCGGTATCAAAAAATAATATGGGGATTGTTTTAGAAAACATCAAAAAACAGAACAATGGCTTAGTGAAATATAATGGTGTTCAGAATATGTATTCATCTGGAGGGACAAACTTATATTATGACGAGGAAGAAACCGATAATTATCTAACGAGTGACCCTTTTAGTAAATTAAAATTTGATGATTTACGAAAAGTACACAAAGACCAAACTATTTTCGCAGTTAGTGAAAGTGACTATAAAAATGTTACACAGTATAGAAGTGTAGATGAAATGAATAAAGCAAGAAATGAACAAAATTTGAAACCGGTATTGAAAACACATGCCGAACAAATGTTGATAGAACAGGAACGAATATTAAAAGAAAAAATGGCCGAAAAACAGCATAAATCTTTATTGAAAACAAACGAATATGCCGATAAGAACAAAATAATAATATCTAGTTTCTTACAGTTAAAAAATTAAGGTCTATCCATTGTTTTGTCGCCATTTGGCTACAAAACGGCGGATAACCCATATCCTTTCAAGTGATAAATATATTTATCACCTGATAGAGATTAATCTCTTCAAGACCCAAGTTCTATTTTCCTTGAAAAAATGTCATATTATGCATTTTTGGTTGTATTGGCGGAGGTTGTTTGTTCATCAACCATGTTTTTTCCAAATCGGTCATTAAATATTGATAGTTAACAGAACGTTTTTCAATGTCACTATAGTTTTCATACTGAACAACGGTTGGTGGAGTAATCATAAACCAAAACCCTTGAATTTGTAGGCGTTTCCAAAAAATATCAATGGCAAATTCATTTGCTTTATTGGGATTTCTTAACAGAGTAGCAGCACTTTCTTTAAAATTACTAATAAGAGTGTCGTAATAATGCTGTTTTACAATGTAGCCAGTGGTTGTTTGGCAGTTAGATACGCGAATAACAAAATCCTCTATCTTTTGATATGGTGGACAGTTATTTCCACCTATAATGAGGACATCAAATTTTTCACAATGCGATGACATTTGAAATTTACGTAAACTATTCAAAAATGTTTCCGGATCTAAAAATGTAATATCATCTTCACAAATGAAAACATATGGGTAATTGCGTTCTTTTGCAATTTCCAGACACTTTATGTGACTTAATGTGCAACCAACAGCGCCGTTAGGAGTTTTTTTTGCATTGAAACGTTCACCAACAACCTTTATTTTTTGTAATTCTTTTTCAACATGCTGTAGTCTATCGACTCTTTCTTCCAAGTTGATAAACAACGTATACTTAAGCAAATCCATTTTTTATATATCTTGTATGAGAGTCTTTATTTCTATTTCTTGTTATCTAATATTGTTTTTTGATTTTTACAGATATATTCCAAAATTTGATTGATGCACTGCAAAATATCTTCATGACGGTATTTTTCATCATGTTTTTTGTAACTATAAAATAATTTTTGTATTTCGGCAGGAGATATAATATAATCAACCATTTTACAAAATTCTTCGTCAAACTTGGAAATATCCGAATCTTCCAAGTCAAATTTTTGTTTCAACATTTGTTTTATAATAGACACTGATGCATTATTAAGGTACATTTTAAAGTTTATTCTACCAGACCGAGTAAATGCACCATCAATTTCTTCCAAATGATTTGTAGTGAAAATCATCATCGAATCTTCTAATTCTATACTTCCGTCCAAAACATTAAGAACACAATCCAATGTTAACCCGTCATCCAATGGCTTATTAAAAGTTGTTACTCCAGAACTAAGTAATTTTATTTTATTTTTATAACCTTTAATCATTTTTTGATATTTAGATTTCAAACGTGAGTCATGTAATTGTTCTTCAATTTCATCATTACAATCATCTTCTACTGTATCAGAATCACTATTCACCATCAAAAAGACATCAGATAATTCAGAAACCGTTTTTGCTTCGGTGTCTCGTTTTTTCAAAACTTTGTTTTCATTAGCATCAAAGTCTTCAAATATATAACAAACATCTTTGAGTTCATATTTTTTACCATTTATTGATAACTTTCTGAATAAAGAGACAAATTCACAACATGTTTTTATTTTTGACCACTGAACAAAAATACCAATTCTTTTTGTTTTATTCAATATCGCATTGATAGTAGACGATTTTCCAGTTCCTGGTGGACCATGTAATAATATACTGGCTTTATATGTAAATCCTGTTTTTTTATATTCTTCATAACAGGCATCGCGTATAGGATTGTCTGTGCAAAACTGATTTACATAATCAATTAGTTCTTTCTTATTCTCAATAAAAATATTTTTTTCCAAATCTTTATTACTTTTAAAAGGACACTCATCAAATATAATTTTTACATTATCATCTTCGTCAAGAATACTTCGTTTATATTCAAATATAATATTATTTTCTTTTTTATTCAAGACCTCTGCGTTATATAAATCTACAAGCTTTTCAATAAATATCTCTAATTTACAAATATTCCCTTTTCCTTTTGTTGTTAATTTATAGACATAGCTTTTATTGTATTTTGTTGAGGATGTGGTGTTGTTATCTTTTTCGCCATCATTTTTTGTAATTTCTGATTCAACAAAAACCTCTAACCATATATTGTTTGAAGAGCATACTTTTATCTTTACATCTTTCAAAGGAAACAGCATATATTCAAGTTCTCCTTCTTTCCAATAAGAGTCATTTCCAAAATTAACAATTTCAACTAGTGATGAAATTTCAGAATATTTATTCTTTTTTAAAAAATGATTCAATGCTAAAAATCGTGTTGTGTATATATTTCGAATAGTCTCACTTTTTCCAGTGCCACTCGCTGTACATTTGAAGTATTTTTTTTTATGTGTCGGAATAACAATTTCACTTTCTAAGATATCATTAAAGAATAATTTTTCATAGAAATGGTCTTTGTATTTTTTCAAAAATTTATAACCAAAATCTTCGTTGTATAACAAGTCATTGTAACAGATATTTGCTATTTTGTATAATAAAAATAAACAAACAAATAAAAAAATATATTTTATGTCAGATAATACATGTTTAGATAGCTGTGTTGTTATATTTGTAAGTAATGAGAACTGTACAAGTTGTATGGCATCCATTTTTATAAAAAATAATACAAAAAACCGTTTATATTATTTTTAAAAAGACTTTTTGGGATTAATTCAATAATATATATCCGTAGTTTTGTAGCTAAATGGCTACAAATTTGAAACTATGTCAGAATAACGCTTTCTTATATAGTCATGGTCTAACCTAATTTTCATTGGATGATATATTTTTGCAATGTCTATATAATCCTTATCCCATTTTGTATCATATGTAATTGATGACATTTCTATAGGATTATCAACTTTAAAACCGCGATGAAGTGCCAAAGTATTAAATAGAGCTTCAATAAACATAAGATGTCTATCTCCCAAATACAAGTCAACTTCTTTCAATAGTCTACGTGATAACCTTGATGCTGCAACAAGACTGTGTGCCCAAGGAGTTCCGATTCTATGAATTACATTTACCCAGTGATTCCAACCATTATGGACATCTCCGTTTTCATTTATTTCATGAAATGCGGTTAATAAGTCACTCTCTGGATATTTCTCATCAATATTTGTTATTACTTTTTCAGACATTATAAAAACATCATCTTCTAGAAACCATACATGTGAATATTGAGTATTTACACGGTTGAAATAGTAAAGCGCACGGTCCCAGGCAACAATATCTTTCAGATTTGACCAACAAGAACTTTTATAATAGTTATTTTTTATACAATCTTCGTCTGAAACTTGTACCAATGTAACACCGTCTACAATTGTAGAATCGTAAGAAACGGTGTTATCGTCAATAACTAAAAAAACATCATGGTGTTTGAATGTTTTCAAAAAATCAATCCATTCCTTATTGAAGAATCGTGTCAATATACAAAGTGCAGTTTTGTTTGTTGTCATGTATAATAGATAAATATATGACAACGGGTTTATATTTTTTTAATATTAATTTCTTTTAAACTTTATTTTTTTGGACAAATAAAATCCAATTACTAATGTAATAAAAACAAGAACCCAAAAAATAGTTTTCGAAAACAAGTACAAATGAGAATAACCGGGTTCTGCGTTTACATCAATTCCAAGAAGTATAAATAAATAAATAATTATTTTTGCGCCTTCTGTAAATGCTTCATTATCTTGGCCCCAATGTTTCCTATTATCTGTTTCTGGAAATAGTTGATAACAAAGTGGTTCAAAATACATATAGCCGGATAAGTTTATCAGGTCCCAATCTCTTTCAAGATTTGATTCCATTATATTTTCTCTGTAAGATTTACTAAATATGGAAGCATGCATACCAGTAAACATAGTACAGTAATATGTATAACCGTCAGTTTGTGGTATAGAAACCCATGGTACACAACCAAGTAAATACAAAAAGGGTTCTCCTGACTTGCTTTTTATGAACTTGGTAATATTCTCTTGAACAGTTTGTGATTTTATTTTATCATTGAAAAAAAAGTCGTCTTCCAAAATCAAAATGTTTTCATAATTTTGACTTTTGGAATGATTGAAAATTTGAATATTCGCCTCCACCAAGTCACGTGGGGGCGTTTTAATATGTTCGGCTTTTTTACATTTTTTGAAACTTTTATTGTGTAAAATATATACTATCTTACTTGGTTTGTATTTTTTCAATTGTTCCATAACACTTACAAGTCTACCATTGCCTTCTAGATGAAGAATATATGTGGCATCTATGCAATTATCTAATAGCCCTTCATTAAAAGTAAACTTTTCAAAACGATAACAGTCTGACATAAAGTATATTGCTTATTATATTAACAATATATTTTATAAATAGAGTTAGTAAATATATTTATAACCCAATAGAGATTGGATTAGAAGACAATTACTCATCGGTTGATGGTTTATTCAAATTTTTTAATTCTTTCATTTCTGATTCCAGATGTTCATATTTCAAAGATAGTTCTTCTATTTTATTTTTTAAGAATATAACTGTATCGCTATCGGGTTGGTTTTTTGAAAGGCTATTCTCTACTTCAAACTTTTCTTGTTTTTCATGATTACTAGTTTCTGAAAATTGAACCTGTTTTTTTTGTGGAGTTTTTATTATCTCTTCGATTACAGGTGTGACGGATTGACCTTGTGGTAAAAATTGCTGTATTGGAGAATATTTATTTAATTCTTCTTCTCTTTCGCGTTTATGTTTCTCAATTAGCTCTTCTATATTTGAAATAGGTGTGTCGTCTAACTTTTCAGAAAAGTTTACTTCAGGTGCAGGTGGTTTTGCAAAAAGTTGTTCATATTGTTGTTGCCTTTGTTCAAATGCTGAATTATATATTTCTTGTTTTTGTATTCTCTCTACATCTTTACTAACATAATCGGAATTTTTGTAATTAGATATATTTGGAATAGAATCGGGTGTTCCAACAGGGGCATGAATGGGTAAATTAGATTTTATAGACTCAATCATAAAAGAAATAGTCTCTTTATTAATGCGTTGGAGAGACGCCATATCATTAATAACTGGGTATTTATTATAAAACAATTGCACGATGTTTCTGAACCATGTTTCACGGTAGTTTGGAGCTCCTGCACCAAATACAGAAAACATAGGGGTCTTATTTATTGTTGCCCATAGCAATTGTTGGTTCTGATTATTAATATATAAATTTTGTTTACTTGTCATTATGAGTTTTTTTGCTATTATAATTTTATATATTTTTTGTTGTAAATTATATAAAATTAATATTAGATTTTTAAAAATCTATCCGATAGATACTTTCGACAAAGCGAAGTAGACGAGTTATTAGGTTATAGTACAAAGGCACAATTGAACAACTAGTAGAAGAGATGGTATTTGAAGATTGTAAATAGTTTTATGCCATTTGTCTACATAGACCTTAAGAACGTGTTTTTTTGAAATTTGTTATTTCTTGACTAAATTCATAGGTTTGTTTCTTGTCCATTTTTTCACCTACTTTAATTCTAGCAAATACATCGTCGACTTCTCTCAAACTATTTGCTAGACTATAATTGTTAGTTTTAACATCCAGTAATACGTTTTCTATATCATTATTTCTAGGTTCAATTAATGATTTGTATACAATTCCAGATACTTTAACAGATTTTTGTTCAACTTCATCAGAGGATAAACGGTCTTGTATTGTTTTTACAACTGATTTTATACCATTGAACAATCCTGAAAAAGCATCCATTGATGTTCCTGATACATTTTGTAATAAAGAACATTTTTGTTGTAACTGTTTTTTTTCACCAGGTGTCAATTGTTTTGAGAATTTGATTAAAATCATCTTAAGCTGTCTTTCTAGTGTATCTTTTATATCTTGTGTTGCGATTGGACCTTTTGATTTTTCTGATAATTTTTTATTCAAAGCAATTACAATTCCTTTTATATTTTGTTCTAATTCTGACATGTATTCTTATTATATTATTATAAAATAATTAATAGCTATTTTATAGTAATTTTATGAATCATTAAAATACTTTTTCCTGTATTTTTCTACAAATTTATCTGGAATCCTTTTCCTTTTGAATAAATGCATTTTTTCTTTCATGCTCATATTCTTTTTAAAATCTGTTTTCCCAGTAAGCATAGTAATTAAAAAGAATAACGAATACATTCCACATTCAGTGTTACCTTGCTGGTGTCGAATATTTTTACTATCATAGTACTTTAATAAAATAGGAGGTGTCATTTCTTTTCCTTGTTTTATAATACGTTCTTTGAATACCTCTATTTCTTGAGGTATACTGTCCCCAGCACTATCAAAATAAAACATAATGCGTTGTTCCAAATCAATAAATAAAGAAACCCAATGAGAACCAGATTCATTATGTTTGTCTAAATTGAATACAATTCCTATTTTATTTTTTTTTGCTTTCATTTGTTGTTCAATTGAAAGATTACATATTTGAGATTCTACACAGGAATACCCTCTTTCTGGTAATTTGGTATCAAAATCAATAGGCGTTGGACCAAGAAACAAAAAATTCTTGTGTTTTTGTTCGTATTGTTTGAGTACTTTTAAGATATCAATATTTGAAAGCCATTCATTTGGGTTTTTATTCCAGTCCGGTGGGTGGTCTGGTGCAAAAATATAGTCATCTATATCTTTTCTTAATTTTGCATCTTTTATTTCTTTCAACCAACAATCTTCTTTATCACAATTAGTGAGACGTTCTTTCAATGTTTCCCATATAGTAACCGGGTTATCGGATGTTATTTTTTTGTTGTTTGGATGGTTTTTATTGTAACTATCACGTATTTGCATCAAAATTTCATATGTAAAGCATGTTTCAGATAACGCAGTTTTATTTTCAACCAATGGACTACAGTTCATTTTTTTAATAGTTATTTTTTTTCGTGTATTGTTTTTTAAACGATGCTTTGGGTGAGTTTTTTTTTTATTTTCTTGAGTATATTTTTTTATATTTAAAATATTCTTTATATAATCCATTATTGCTATATATTTAATTAAGATTAAATATATTACTATTCAGATATTAGTCAAAAATTTAGGTTCAAATCCATTGAAAAACGCACTAAAAGGAGGTATACTATCGAATGTATAAAAATACCAAGAGCAGTTGGACATCCGCTAATAACAAGAGGTCCAACAACGGATTTCAAAATACTATTTGTCAATGAATAAGTAAATGGATTGACTACAATCAAAAAGATAACAAGGGAGAACAACGAAATATTCCACTTTTCTGAACTGGACGGCATTATATATATATATCGTATATTTTTTTCTACATTAGAATTTTCTATATTTTCCAAATTTGCTTAATGAGATGTTGGGGTTTAATTTTGTAATAGATTCACCCCAATAAGAAGAAGTTCCTGGCTGACTTTTATTAGAGTCTAAATAAGGAAAAAGAACATCTTCATCATCGCAACTATTTTTATAAGAACTCTTTTCTACTATATTTTCAAATTGTTTCATTTCTATATTTTTAATACATGATTTTGCAAAATGTTCAAATGCTTCATCCAAATCATTAGTTACTTGTTTGTTAGGAATATAAATATAATTATTTAAAATCGAATTAATTTCATCCCCATATTTTTTTATTTTTGTCAAATATTCTTGTGTTTCTTGATATTTCTTTGGGTCTGCTTTTGATAAATACTTTTTGTATCTGCCTTTGTTTCCCATTATTTCCAAAGTTAATTTATCAATGGATGCATTTGTATCCTTTGACTGTAATTCAACTTCATCGGAAACACCTATTCCATTTATTAATTCAGAGTCTGAGTTCTCGTCGTTTGACTCCATATACAAATAATAAATATTAGTATTTTGACCATTTGTTTTTATTATATGAATTAAGTTGTAACATTTCTTGATGTTCTTTCCAAAACTGAGTTTTTTTCTCTAACTCCACATCTTCAGTACTTTTGCTAAATTGGGCAGCGATTACATTTGTAGAAAGAAATTCATTGTCTTTTTGTGAAGGTTTTTTCCCGTAACAGTTTACGCCATATTTTATATTTGGATTAGGAGAAACCCCACCGTTTATTCCTGGTCTTCCACAGCTATTTTTCGTGGAAGGATTTTTTTGTAATTCTTGCCATGTTGATTTTTGTGTTGGGAAAAATATCATCTGGTTCTCTGACCATCCATAATTACACCATTCTGCGCCTTTTTTATAAGCATCCTCTATTTCATTATATGTCGCGAGACGAGAATTATAAGCCTTACATATAGATTTTGCATCATCATATGTATATAAGTTGTTAGATATGTTGAATACTTCACTTCCAGTCGTTTTTAATACAGTTTCACTATTTTTTTCTGGTTCATTTACAAAATCATTTGACTTAGATTTTACAAATTTTTCGAATCCAATTCCGTTCCATAGACTAGCACAAGTGTCGTATATTATATCAACTATTGGTATATTCAATCCAAATTTAAAAATATTGATAACAATTAAAATTAGCAAAAAGTACCATGATTTTTTTATTAACAAATCTAATGTAGGTGGTAACTTATTGTTGACCATCGGTACGTTTCCAAAATAAACAATCATATAAATTATAACAATTACTAAGCCAGTATACACTATACTCATTGGGTTATCAAAGTCATGTTTAAATGCCCTTGCAAAATAAGTAAACCAGTTTTTTTTATCTTCTTCGTTCATCGAAAAAACCATAAATGCTATATAGGCAAACACTATGAAAATAATAAAGATGTCAATAGCCATTATTGTAATCTGCTCTGGTGTAGCAAATGAGTTTTTAAAAAAAAAAGATAAAATGAAATAAATTATGAAATATGTTGCTAAAACTGCAAAAATATAAAAAAAATTATTTAAGCTGAATGTCGAGTTTAAATCTATGTTAATATTGGATTCTTGTGGGACATTTGAATTTACTTTGTTATCCAAATTTTCTTTATTTGTCATTTATTATAGTGTGTGATTATAATAGTTTTTTATGTATAAAATAAATTTATTAGAATATACTATACAAGTTAATCAAAATGTTTCAAGACATATCTAATTTTTATAAAGCAACGGATTACTTACCAATTTTGAATGGAGCGTTGGTTGTTGACTTATTTGTCCTCCTTCTTTTGAACCAGGATTTTATTCAATCATCAGCACTTACACAATGGTATAAAAAATTCCATTTAGGTGCTTTTGGCACAGACGTATTAAGTCTTGTTATCGGTGTTCTCATAGCTCGATATGTATATACATATCTTGGTTGGGATTGGTCTATATATTCTTTTTTATTTGTTATTGTTCTCGTTCAGCTCTGTCATGACTTACTTTTTTCAATTATATTTTATGCTTTCCCTAGAGGAGTAAGTCCTATTCTAGATGTATTCAAAGATTATGCAAATGAATCAGGAGCATATATATTATTAGTGGATGCTTTGATGATGATAGGAACTGTATTGATAGGAAGTATATTTGCTAAAAAAACATTGAATACTAATATTGTCTTGCTTATTTTGTTAAGTTATTTGACACCTTATTTTGTATTTTCTGTTTAATCTCTTTTTACTGTATAAAAACAGTTATTTTTTACACCAATAATACAATTATAATATTCAGATTTTCAATTATAAATATATTTTTTTAATATATAATGGATGGTTTATTTACATATAGAGATGAAATAGAAGGAAAAGTTGGTATTGGTAAATTACCAATAGAATTACAATCTATTTTAGATGATGTATCAAAAGAATATAATAATATAGTTCCTGATAAAAACGCGTCCACATATCATACTTGGTATGATGATATGCCCACGTCCTTAAAATCTAAGGTAAAACAAATTCAGTCAAATAGTTTTTGGAATAAATTATGTGATGGTAGTGAAAAATGCGTCAAAATTAGTGCGAGTGAAATGGACGAATTATATTATTCAAATCCTAAAAACAATTTGAATAAAATAAATTTATATGGAGCATCAAGTAACTATGATATACATAAAGATTGTATTTATAATTTCGAAGGAATTAAATTTTACAGAATTATAATTGGATTAACGGACGGTAATGATAATATTATTACTTATTTTAACAATTTAGATATAGGACATAAAATAAACTCCGGTGATTATATTGCCTTTGATTTTGATAAATCATCACATCAGGTTATAAAGGATAAACAAAAATTAACACCAAGAATATTATTGAAAATTCATTATATAGTTTGTGAAAATTGTAAATATTCAAAAGAGTATGTTGAAACAATAAAAAAATTCTATTTATATTATGAATATATAACCCGTTATATAATGAAAACTGGTACAGACCCAGAAACATTTTACCAATTTTTTATGGGATTGGGCTGTCAATATTTTTATACAAAATATATTGAATACATAATATTATTTATAATATTATCAATAATTATTATTATTAGATTTTTGTTCAAGATTAAATTAATATATAAAAATATATCAAAAATTATAAAATATGTTTTATTATTGTTAACAAGCATTTATTTGTTAGTAGTAACATTTTATTGGTTAAGATATAAATCATTTGGTATAAAATAAAATATTATTATTATATATTATGATGTTCAACAAAAATAATTTTTTTAATTTTGAAGATAAAAATGAAGGCAATGTATCAATTGGAAAAATTCCAGAACATTTACATAGAGAAATTGATTATATTGAAAAAACATTTTACAATGATATTCCTATAGAATATAAAAAAAAAATAACATATCATAAATGGTATAGTGAATTGAATGATAATCTTAAAAGTAAAATTGATTATATTAAAAATGACTCATATTGGAAAAATTTATGTAATAAAAATGAATGTAAACTTATTAGAATAGATAATATGGACGAAATTTATTATGCGAATCCACCTAAAACAACAAGTAGTAACTTATATGGCGCTGTTGGTAATTATTATATTCATAGAGATGGTCATTTTAATTTTTTAGGAGTAAAAATATATCGTGTTTTAATTGGCGTAACAGATGATAATAAAAATATAATGACATATCTAACCAATCTAAACTATGGAAAACCTTTAAACAAATATGAATATTTGGCATTTGATTTTGATAAAACGACTCATCAAGTATTGAAGAATAACAATGGTGATGAACCCAAATATAGAATTGTTTTGAAATTGCATTTTTTAGTATGTGAAAATTGTACTTTACCAAGTTGGTATATTAAATCTTTATTGAAATTTTATACTTATTATTTAAAAATAACAAGATATGTTATGGAGAATGGAACAAACCCAACAACGTTACCAGAATTTTTCTTTGGTGTTTTATCATATATTATAGGTGTTAATTTTAATATTTTATTATCTGTTTTTGTTTTTTTTATTGTATTTTTTATTTTATATATTAAAAATATAAAAAAAAAATTATATAGTAATTTGATTTTAAAATCATTTACAATATGTATTTTCATTTTTATATCAATAGTTTTATATGAATACTTATATTTTATTTTGACAAAATACAATAAGGAACTAAATTAATAGAATGTTTTATTAATTGTATAATTATCATAAAAATATTTTGTTCTTTATTTAATCTATTGTATAAATAAGTCTGTTCTTCAAAATAAATATGTGCTAGCTCTGGTATTATATAAGTTATTAATATTACAACTATCAAAGTAAATATTGATGTAATATTTAAATATTTAAATATATAAAAAATAATTGATAAAATTATAGATATATTAGTTATGATTATTATGTCATAATAAGTAAAATATATTAAACTAATATATAATAATATTATAGCATATTTAATATATTCATTTTTGAAAATAAAAATAAATGCTATAAAACCAATTAAAAATGAGAAAATGTGTATTATACGATTATATTTATTTTTATGATATTTTTTAAATTCATAAAAATCTTTATCATTTAATTGTTTCATATATATATATATATATATATTACAAACACATAATACTAAATGGTAAAAGATAAAAAATATTTGTAAACAATGATAACGGCGTTATATTATTTATATTCAACATAGAAGGTTCATTTGTTAAATAATGTGATAAATCTGGTAAAAAGTAAAATACCAAAAATAACATAAAAATGTTTGTTTTCGAAAAATTGTTTTTTTTAATAAAATAATTCATAATAAATAAAACAATAAAAATAATTATTGAGATAAATAAGTTATGAATTGTGAATAAAATAATTAATGAATATAGAATCAAGAATAAGTTACTATATTTGTTTGATAATAAAAATAAAAAGGTCATAAAAATAAATCCACATACGATGTGAAAGTATATATTGTAAATATTATTATGATATTGTTCAAATTCATTGAATTCTTTTTTGATAAATGTATTCATATATAATAATAACACATATAATTATTTTATAACATAATTATATTTTAATTCCTACTCAAAAGAGTATTGACTACAAAGAAAATGCTGTAAATTATTATATTGTTGAAGATAAAATACAAGAAGAAGTTCTAACCATACTTTGAGAAAGTCTCTGTTATTAATTTTTCAAAGTTTTCCATAAATGTAGTTGGTTCCATCATAGCAGAGAACAGTCCGCTAATAGTCGTTTTGTATTTTACAATTTTTTCATAATTATTGGAAAGTTCAATTACTTTATTTATATAGTCATTTTTTGAAAAAGTTACTAATTCTGAAATTCCGGAGTTTATAAGAAGTGATGAAGACACATTATGTGAATGGTAGTCTTTATTATATAGAGTAACTACTGGAATAGAATTGTAAAGAGAATTACATGTTGTAGTTGTTCCAGAATAGGGAAATGTATCTAATAATATGTCTATTTTATAAAATAAATCAATATACTCATTTGTGGAACAGTAACTAACTATAATTAATCTATTTTCATCAATATCGAGAACCTTTTTATAATAATCTTTTCTTTCAATTACGTTATCTATTCCATCGAGTTTTATTAATATCTTAGTATTATTTGTTTTATGTAATATAGACTTCCATGTTTCAAGTGTTTCTTTACTATTTTTTGCCTCTTTATTTATTGCGCCAAGTATAATATCAGACTTTGGATTCAGGTCATGGAGAACCGGACGAAGTTGTATAATTGTCTCAAATAATAAAAAACATTTTGATAGTTTCAACAAATTTTCTGAGTAAATTTGTGTAGATTCTTCGTTGTCTGTTATAGCGTCGACTATTCGGTATTTTATAAATTCTAATCCAGTTGAGTTAGGAAATCCAATATATGATATTTGAACAGGTGCGGGCTTATGTGAAAAAATATCAAGTCGATTACCACGAGTGTATCCATCAATGTCAAATAATACATCAATACCGTTTTTATATATAATGTCAGCGCATTCTGAAGATGTCTTTTTAAAAATATTAATAAATTCACAATTCTTATAGGAGAATGCCTTTTCAGAATATAAAAAAATCTCAAATTTTTCTCTGTTATGGTGTCTAAGTAGTGGTAATATAAAATTGCTAACTGCATGATTTTGGAAGGAAGAACATACATAACCAATTTTTATTCTTGCATGGTTTCTGTTATCAAAAGAATAATCCGCGGTTGTATTTCTATAAAATTGGTTTATTTTTTTACAAAAATGAAATCTTTCATTGTTATCACTATAAATATAGTCACATAGTAACATATAATTATGATGTGCCGTCTTAACAACTACGCTCAATTCGGGATTTGTATTATAATCATGTTTACTATTCAATATTTGTTTTAATAAATTCATAGCGGTATATACATCAGACGTTTTTCCGTACAAAAATGAGGCATTCATAAATACATAATATTTCAAATCACCATATGTATAATTTTCCGACTCAATATTTTTCAATAACTTTTCAAATATGGTTCTCGCCAAAGTTAATTTGTTTTCGGATACATAGATGCTTGCAAGAAGAAGTAGAATCCGGTCATCATCGTTTTTGTTTATAATCTCATATTTATCATTCAAGTGATGAATAAGCTGAATATTACTCATATCAAATAATATTTTTGTAAGGTCTAAAATATTTTCATTATAGGAAGGATTTATTTGCATACAAAGTTGAAACCACATAATAGCTTTGTTTACATCTAATTCTTTAAAAATATACCCCATATAGTAATATAATTCCGCTTTCTTTGGAAATAATATCATTAATTTTGTTAAAATAGATTCTTTTATTGAAATATCGGGCGTTTCTAGTATATTATCGATTCCCAACAAAATAATGGAAGAATCTATTTTTTTTACATCATTGAACATAATATCAAACTGTTCGTTAAAATTATCCATAGTATTTATTTGTAATGAATACTATGCTATCTTTATTTTAATTTTATCTTGGGTATTTTATCTTGGGTATTTTTATTTATTGTTTTTTCTAGTAGTATTTGCTGCTTTTTCCATTTTCGCAGCTTTCTTTTGTGCGTTTTCTATATCCTTACGCATTTTTTTTGTTGCACGTGCTTCTTCTGCAGCGGCCTTCTTTAATTGTTTTTTCTGTTCTCCTTCTATTGCTTTTGCCTCTTTTATTTTTCTTGTTTCTTCCGCCTTTACAGCTTTTTCGGCTTTCTTTTCTTCTTTTTTAGCTTCGGTTTGTGCACGTTTTTCTTCCTTCTCTCTCTCCATAGCAGCTAATTCTGAAGAAACTTTACTAATATCTTCATCAATTATTTTTGAATATTTTGTAATAAGAACTTTTAACATTTCATCATTTATATCTTCTCTTAATTCTCCTTGTTTTCTCATTGTTCTCTTTAGTTTTATTTCTGCACGTTTGTTTGTCCTTTCAGCTTTTTTTTCGACTTTTATTTGTTTTTTCATAGTTTTACGTATTTTATTTATAAATTTTTTTTTTTCTTTTTCATGAGCCTTTTTTGTTTTTTTCAAGTTTTTAATTTCCACTAACATTACTTTTTTGTCAATTTTGTTTGTTTTTCTGAAACTTTTTTGTTGCTCAACGATAGACATTTTCAATACTCCTTTTTCTAAATCAGATAAGTTTGTTTTCATAATATTTTTGATTTCTTTTATTCTATTCTTGTAAGCAACTAGATTTAATTTGAAATTATCTTGTAAAACTTTTATTCTGTTATCAAATTCTCCGATTTCCGTATTTACTTTTATGATAGATGGATGTGTTTCAATTGACTTTATTAGGAGAGATTCATCTTTTACTTTTTTACTACATTTTGTTTTCAAATTATAAAAAAGTGTGTCCTTGTAATTTTGAAATTCTTCGGGATTTTTTTCCAAGTTCTCCTTTATTTGACTAGCTTTGTCTTTTTTAAATAAATTTACATTCTTTATTTCATCACGGATTGCTTTGATTTCTTTGCGAATCTCTTTTGTGGCGTCTTTTGCTTCTTTTACTAGTTCTCCTATTTTTTTGTTTACAATTTTATTACAAGTTTTTGCGGCTTTACCTTCATATTGATTACATTTGTCTTTCAAAAACAAAAACTTACTCTTATCAATGTCACCTAATTCACCTTCGAGTTTTTTATTAACAGTATTAATTTTTTCTTTTAGTTTTATAACATCTCCTTCAAAGAATTCACGAACCTGTCTTTTATCATAGTTTTCTATTTGTTCTTTCGTTTTTTGATTTACAAGCGGAACCTGGACTTGTTTGATAATAGGTTGTGAAAATTGTCGAGCATCCTTTTCTCTATTCAAAAAACTAATATATCCAGCAATATCATCAAGAAATTCTCTTTCCCCACCGGCTGTAAATTTACCGTCTTCATTTAAATATTTTTCATTGAAAGAACTAAAATCATCTGAGATTTGTTCATTCGGCATTCTACATAAATTCAAAAGTTTGATAAGTTCCATTGGATTATTTGTAATGGGTGTTGCTGTCATCAGTAGAAGCTTTACTGAATTTACACCAGAAACTAAATAAGAATTCATGACTGCTTTATGTAGAGCGTTCATATCCGGTCTTTCAATAGAAGATAAATCCGTTCCGCCATACAACTTATGTGCCTCATCTATAATAAGAAGTGTTTTATTAAGAGGGTCGGCTTCACCATTCTTTTTAACGAGGTCTTTATAAAAGTTATTCTGTTTAGATACCAAGTTACTGAACTGCTTGTATGACATAGGACGTATACTCCAAGACTTAGATAACATTTTCATACGTTTGGCTTGTTCTTCCGGTACAACTGCACCTTCTGAAATAGCAATACGAATTCTTTCATGGCATACTTGTTCAAACATATTTTTCCAAATATCATTTTTAAGGGTTGTACGAGTAACCCATAGAATAGTATATCCTTGTGGTTCAAAAGACGATGTTGCAGCTGCAATTGCAGAACATGTTTTACCAGTTCCAACACTATTCCATAAAAGCATACCTTTTAATGGATTTTGTGGAGTAAAATAGTTACGAATAAAATCTTGAGTAGGAGAATATTTGATTATGTCGGCTCCTCCTTTCTGCTCAGGACCAGCATATCCACATAGGTTCTCCATTTTTACATTATCCCAAGAATAATCACTGAAATGTTCTCGAATATACTTTCTCATATTATCATGATTCATAGAATCGTTACCTTGGATTTGAGGCTGCATATCTAATACTTGTTGAATTGGATTTCCAGGTCTAGAAGGGATAACAATTTTTGGCAAGTCATCTCTTATCAAAAGACGTTTTTTGATTTTCATTACCTTTGGACCTCCGCCTGTAGATTCGCTTTCGATTTCATCAACTGGACTAGAACTTTCATTTCCGATTGAAAAAGTATGTATATTTTTGTTTAATTCATAGTCAACGGAACCAAAAATAGCAACACGTTCTAAGTCGCTAGCAAAATTTAACAATCTCAAATCGATATTCATTGCTTTCAAGTAAAGCTCAATTGAGGTTTTTGAATTATTGAATGATTTTTGATATTCTTCTCCGATAGATAAGTCATAGTTGAATACATATAACGGCCATCCTCTTGTAGGATTGAAAACCAGTCCTTTTTGACCACAAGTTCTTGTGCCTCTTCCAATAACTTGTTTCTGGTCAGCTCCGGTAGTTTGAGGTTCAAAAATATGTATATATTTGATATCAAAAAGGTCGATGCCTTCTTTGAACCCACTATCCATAATAATAAACCGCGCCAATTCTCCATAAACATTGTCTGGTCTTTGATTGAATTTTTTTAAAATACTTTTTTTCATTATAACACTTATTGGTTGTTCATAGACACCAACGGACGAAAGTAAATAAAAATTATTTCCTTGGTTTTGTAATAATTCTTCGTCGGTTAATAGAGTTATTTTATTGTACTTTTTTTTCTTTGGTTCTCCACCGGTTTTTTGTGATTCTATTTCTTCTTGTTCCTCTTCTTGTTCCTCTTCCTCTTCTTCTTCCTCTTCGACCACTTCTTCTTCTGGTTCGATTTCTTCTTCTGGTTCTTCAACTACTTCTTCTTCTTCGACTTCTTCGACCACTTCTGGTTGCACTTCTTGAACCACTTCTTCTGGTTGTTGTTCACTAGCAGGAGTAGGGTTTAAAAATGAACTAATACTAGAAGCAATACTACCAGTTACAGGTGATATACTACTAGTTAAAGGAGAAAATTCTAATGAGTCAACGGGTGACGGTGGAGGTGCTCCTGGGAGTACGGGCGAAACACTTTTCGGCGCCTCATTGTTACTCACCGGCTTTTCGACTGGGGGTGTTTTCAATGATGCCGTATAACCTAATTTCATCCCTTTAGAAATAAATGCCGATGCTAATAATTTGGCACCATTTGAACTTGATTTTAAATCCGAAAATATAAAATGTTTGAATTGTTTATTGTACTTTTTCATATCTTGGGCATCTAGATTAGAAATATTTTTCATTAATTCATTTAATTTTGGAGAACGCATTTTCATGTCATTTAGCAGTTTGTCTGGATTGAATTCAGATGAGTCGAATTTATATTCGTTTCCTGACTTACTCCAATTAGATTTTTTTCTAACACAATCTCCATCAAATACAGTATATGATGGATTATTTACTATTTTATCTAGTTCTTCTAAAGTATTTTTTTCGTGCATTGGTTCATTTAACGTTTTTTGAGAACCTGAACCATTTGATGTAGAAGATATACTTGTTTTAGAACTTGTACTGCTATTTTTAGAAGACATTATACAATATTATTATATTATTTATTTGAGTATCTTAAAAAAAATCTTTGTTATTTATATAACTAATGTCAGGAGTTCAAAACTTAGGAGGAATAAAATTAGGTGGTGGACCATACAATGGCTGGTCACCTAAACAAACACAACTTAACTTCAAAGATAGTCAGTCAATTATGGTACGTAAAGTATTGGTAAAAAGTTGGAATACTCCTTATGCGACTGGAAGATTCAACAATTATGGCCGCGTAACAACGCCATTTAGGGCTGTCAATAATTCAGGTGATTTTCTAGGACGCGTTCAATATTCCAACGGGGGTCCAAATCCGGTTACAATTGACCGTTATAAAACAAAAAACAATATTGGCTCTATGTTCAGAAATACTGATGCAACAAATGTCCCAGCTTCATCATGCAATGTAAGATTTGTTGCTGACTCGTCTGATTATGTTACTTTCAAAAAACAAACAGCAATAAACCAAAATTACAATGACTTAAAATTTGGCGGAAACCAAAGTAATGCAGAATATGTTAACCTAATGGCTGTCCGTAGATAAATAAACCTGTTTAGTATAATATATAATCTTTTTATATACTATAAAATGCCAGGAATATACAGGTCTATGTTTGCTATAAATGATATAAAAAATGGTACATTAACTGCAGTTCATGCAATGCCTCAAAAAGACAGTACGTCGGATGGTACCGACAGTTTCGCAATGGACCGGTTTGCTTATTTTCAAACTTTGCAACCAGCTAACTCTATTACAAGTACACAACAATTAGATAAAAAATGGTTCCAAAATCGTGACGCATCCACCGTAACACGGAATCGAAGAATTATGGAAGTTGGTGTCGGTACTATGAATGCATCAAATACACCGTTGAGTTTTACTACTAACAGAGATGTGAACGTCGTTAATCAGGCACGTCACAGAGTTCGCTCGGGTGGTGCTGTTGCGCCTCTCAAAAAGAATGCAAATAAAAATAACGCACCTACACCAAGTTGGACAGTTGGTAAATTGATAAGAACACAATATAGAACTGTCCAAAATGTACAACCAAAAACCGCCATGTTTGGAAAACCCGTTAACAAAAACGTAAAGGATGTTTTCCTCTAATCTTTTTAATGGATAAAATATATTTATAAACGTATAATTATCCATACATAACATATACAGTATGTACAAATATTTAGTCGAATTTTTAGGAACATTATTTTTTGTCTATGTAATTCTAGCAACAGGCAACCCTTTGGCAATTGGAGCAGCTTTAGCTTTAGTCATATTAATGACAAGTAAAATTTCTGGTGGAAACATCAACCCTGCCGTGTCAATTACGATGGCCGCTGCCGGTCAACTTCCAACAAGTGATTTGATTCCTTATGTTCTAGCTCAAACATTTGGTGGTTTAGTCGCGTTAGAAATTTATAAGCGTTACAAAATGTAATTTTTTGTCCCCTATTTTTTATTTTTTAGAAGAATAAATAAAAAATAATCCTATTATATAAACAATGTCTGGATTAGCAGATTGGAAAAAAATTCAAAAGTCTTTCAAAAATACAACAAGAAAAATAGCAAAAAATGCCACTAGTTCATTGAAAAAGGGAATGAAGATAGTTGGCGGATACATGTCAAAAACAAAACGTGTTTTCAAAAAAAAAGGTAAGAACGCAAAAGCAAGAAAGACTCATAGATATATGTCTTCTTTGTTACCTAATATTTTAAATAAATAAATAGTTCACAAATAAATAACATTATTTGTGAAACAATAATAAGGTATAACATATCTACTTTGATTTTTGTATAACTTTAAAAAGGACATACAGCCCAATTACAGTAAGAGAACCAAAATAAAAATGAGTTGCACTATCCCAATGAACAATTTCATCTTTTTTCTTGTTACATTGTTTACTTTCAAACAAACCATTTTTACTCTTATCAATTGAAATAGTGTTTGTTTCAATATGAGGATGGTCAATATATGTTATAAATTGAGGAACTTGACTTTCTGATTCTCCATCTGTTTCAATAATTAAACCATCGGTGTTTTTTTCTTCGATTGTTTCTATTTCGGAAACTCTAGTGGTCTCGGTTATTAAATTACTATAGTCACCAGAATTCTCATAACGAACACCACCAAAAGACTCATAAAATGTACTCTTTACGTTTGCTAAAGTCTTAGTTAAATCAAATGGAGACATGGTAGATAATAGTGATGACTTTTCCATAGTTAGTGTACTTGACATATTGTATATAATTATACAATATATTACTTTGCCTATATTTTCGCGTAGAAATTAATTTAAAAAAAGCTAATAAAGACAAAACGTTATATTTTTTAGTCAAGAAGAAAGTACAATATGTGTGGCATTTTTTCTCTCTTAAATAATAACAGTACGTTTACACCAATATTTGTTGAGCAACAATTCAAAAAAGGAAAGGAAAGAGGTCCTGAATTTTCCAAGTTATCACAAGTAGGTCTCAAAATAATGATGGGGTTTCATCGTCTCGCTATTAACGGATTGAATGATGAATCAAATCAACCGATTATCGATGGTGATATTGTTCTTATATGCAATGGTGAAATTTATAACTATAAAGAGCTATATCGTTATATGAATATTCAACAAAAAACAAATTCGGATTGTGAAATTATTATTCATTTGTATAAAAAATATGGTATTGAACATACACTTCAAATGTTAGATGGTGTTTTTTCATTTGTTCTTTTGGATAATTCCACTGATTCTGAATCATTCAAAATGTTTGTTGCTAGAGACCCATATGGTGTTAGACCACTGTTTGCACTTACACCAACACAACATAATAGTACGGAAGAAAAAGACCAAATTATTGGATTTGCTTCTGAAATGAAATCATTATATGAATTTTACAAATACTTGACAGAAAATAATGTCGAAAAGAAACGAAAACCGAAATTGAAGGCTGGTGTAATGCATTTCGAAGAAGATAAACTAAAACCTAAATATACACTTAAACCATTTTTACCAGGAACATACTCAGCATATGAGTTGTCATCGAAAGTATTTTCTTGTTGGACAGTTCATAAAGAAAATTACAGATATCATTCTACGGGGTTCAATTCTATTATGTATCACTTGAGTCCACAGTATTATGATAGTGAAATTGTAATGAACATTCAGAGATATTTGATTCGCGCTATTGAAAAACGCTGTTGCTCCACTGAACGTCCGATGGCATGTCTTCTTTCGGGTGGCTTAGATAGTAGTATTATAGCAGGACTTGTAAGGCAGTATCATATTACTCATGAGCTTCCTCAATTTGAAACATATAGTATTGGTCTTGAAGGTTCTGAAGATTTGAAATATGCCAAGTTGGTTTCGGAACATTTGGGAACAAAGCATACTGAGGTGATTGTTACAGAGGCCGATTTTCTGAATGCAATTCCTGAAGTTATCAAGGCGATTGAAAGTTATGACACTACAACTGTTCGTGCAAGTATTGGAAACTATCTTCTTGGAAAATATATTGCTAAACATAGTGAAGCAAAGGTTATTTTCAACGGAGATGGCGCGGATGAATTATGCGGTGGTTACCTATATATGTATTTGGCGAATGAGTCGATTGAATTTGACCGAGAAGTCAGACGCCTTTTAAGTGATATTCATTTATTCGATGTCCTTCGTTCCGATAGGTCGGTTGCATGTAACGGACTAGAATCACGGTCACCATTTTTGGACCGGTCTTTTGTTCAATATTACTTGTCGATTCCTCCACAGACGCGATTTCACACAAGAAACGAGCAATGTGAAAAATATCTTCTTCGTTTGGCATTCTCTTCAGAATATTACAGAAATTCATCGGATGGTAAGTTACTTCCTGACGAAGTACTTTGGCGAACCAAAGAAGCATTTAGTGATGGTGTTTCTTGTAAATCAAGGTCGCTTTATGAAATTATCCAAGAACATGCAAATCATAAATTTGTAGAGGAACATATTCATACGATTCCAAAAGTGAAGTTTGAAGATAATATTTATACAGAGATTTCAAAAGGAGACCCTGTTCTTAAAAATGTAAATGGCCATTTGGTACCAAAGACGGCAGAGCAGTATATGTATAGAAAAGAGTTTGAAAAACATTATTCTGGAATGGGACCACTAATTCCTTATTTCTGGATGCCAAAATACGCCGAAAAGATTACAGACCCTAGCGCAAGAACGCTTGAAATTTATAATGACGAAGAAAATAAAGAGGAAGAAAATAACGGTGAAGAAAATGAAAATAAAGAAAATAAAAAAAAAGACAATGAAGATGAGTTACTTACAAATTCATTCGTTGCTAATAAAATCTAAGGTCTAAACCATGATATCCAGTGAAAATAATCATTACCAATTTTTGTTTTTAATTATCAATTTTTGTTTGGGGTAAATAATCATACCAATTTTATTTTGTATACGCACCCCTTTTAATTCATCTAAAACACTTTTGTTCAATAAATCAAGAAACGCTTTTCCGGTTTCTACGCATTGGAATTCCCAAAGTGCAGCTTTATTGTTCTGTCTCCATAAATTGTTTTCTAACACGAACTCAATAGTAATTACAGATGAATTTTTTTCTGTTATAGTTAACGACGGATAAAATCCAAAGCCGATTAAAACATCATTTTTGTTATAAAACACGTCAATTGATTTTGAAATTGACATTGTTGGAATAGTTTGGAATATATTTAATAAATAAATATATTTCAATTTTTTACTTTATTCAGTTGAAGAGTTATCAAAAACAACAGGTTCATAATTACAATCCTTATTTTCAGATTTGTCATTATTAGTAGTTTCGACGTTTTCTATTTTTTTTGTACGGTTCTCGTATGCGTAATACAAACGCATCGTTAGAGAAATAGTATCACAAAAAAGAATAGGAGTGTAATGAATTATAAGAGTGTTGTTTTCTGTCCTTATCGAATAAGAGATAGCAAAAAGAGTTCCAATAAATATGACTGCTTTTTCGGGGACATTATAAAAATTAGCGTTTTTATTTTTATAATTCGCATATAATTCAGGTAGATAACATAAAAAGAATAAGGCACTAGCCGTATACATTAGGTATTCGTCATGCATTTTTATAAATTATTCGTTAATTATATTTTTCAATAATTTTTATATTATTTATTGCTTTTATTGCTTTTATTTTTCTGTGTTTTATTATTATTTTTTTTTATTGTTTTTGAATTCTTTCGGACATTTTTTGGATAGTTTCTCTTTTTTTTTGTTTGTTTATTATACTTTTTAGTTTGTTTGGTGAGTGTTTTTTTATTTTTTTTACCACCATAGCCTGTGACCATCATTTGGTTTTCTCCGTTATGATTAAAATTGAAAACATTTTCTGGTTCCCTACCTTTCCTTTTTTTCGATGGGGTTACCATCCATTGGTCTGGTATCGGTTGGGTTGACATCCATGGGTTTGGTATCGGTTGAGTTGACATCGATTGGTTTGGTATCGATTGGTTTGGTATCGATTGGTTTGGTATCGATTGGTTTGGTATCGATTGGTTTGGCATGTTGAATGGCATTGAAAATATTGTTGGTGTATCAATTTCACGACTGAACTTTCCCTTGTTTTTTTGTCTTTGTTGTCTATCTCGGTTTTCTATGTCTTCCTGTTGTTGTTTTTGACGTTGCTGTTGTTCTATTAGTCGTTTTTCTTCTTCTATTAGGGCTAGTGCCACTAGTTCGTCTTCTTCTTCTTGTTTTTGTTCTATTTGAAATAGTTCTCGTTTATCTGTTCTTTCTATTTCAAATAATTGTTCTGCTTGTGCGTTTACGTAAACTTGTATTTCTTGAAGTCGTGCTTCGTCGATTTCTCCTTGTTCTTTTAAAGAAATTAATTTTTCTGTAAATAATTGTCCTATTACCAAAGTTAAATTTTCTTTACTATAATCTGCGGCTTTAGCAATAACATTTCCATCAACAATATAGTCGCTACAAAGAGCGGTTAAAGTTTCGCTATATATGTCATCATATGGGAAGATTCCTGCATATTGTGTATAAATGTCATCTATATCACTTTTTAATTGTAAATATGCATTACCTTCAAATATTTTTTCTTCTTCTTTATCTTTATAATAAAATATTATAGGTTCGTCGTCGAATTCTACTTCAAGTGGTGGAACTCCACCTTTCATTATTTTACTACCGCCAAATGTTAACTCTTCTTCTTTAAAAAAAGTTTTTGCAATGAACGAAAATGATAATGAAACAGTTTTTGTCGGCAATTGAATAGAGGGCGCTTGCGTTATCATTTTGGGATATGCCGATGCAGCAACACTGTATTTTGAAGTAGTAGCTATTAAACTGTACTTAATATCGGAACCAGGTTTAGGTTTATTTTTTTTGAAAATACTATTCACTTTATAACGTTGGACATAAGCAACTTTCCCATTAATTGTATCAATTGTATCAGTAGCCACAACCACTATACCGACTATTAATGTTTCAAAACCATTTAAATCTCTAATCATTCCATCATAAAATTCAGGTTTAATTTTGAATTTTTTATTATCTCCGGTCATTGAAATGTATAAATTGTAATATTGTATTTCAGTTACAATAGCAATTAAATCTGTGTAACCTTTCAAAATTATAGCTTTTTCTTTGTTAAACCTAATAGTCGCTTTTTCTACATTAACATTATCCGGATTATAATATAAAACTTTATTAAGTCTTAACTTTGTTCCTGTATCAATATTTGAAAACAAACACGGCAATCCTAGTATCATGCAAAAAAGTAATACTATTTCGTCGCATGTTGAAATACAAATTACATCAGTTCCTCCCAATTCTTTGTTCAACATGTACTCTACATATGTTAAGAACGTCATTAGTTTATCTCCTAGACTTTTTCCTAAAACCGCAGCTCTTTTTTGTAGTTTATCTGCAATTCCTTTTTTTTTGGCATTACCTACAAAAATAGTTTCTTTGTATTGGTCGTCAGCAGTGGTAGTGTTTAGTTGGAGACCACCTAATATCATACTATAAGTATATGTGTCTTTATCAATTGCTTTTGCGTTTGTTAAAGAACAATTTGCATACCCAAGTTCTTGAAATGCTGACTGGCTGATTGTAAGGAGTATCCCTTTGTCTGGAAAAAAAGAATCAGAATCGCGCGATGAAGATGGGTCAATGTATTTTCCAAAAGATTCAACCTTTTTAAAGCCGTCTGGTAAAAAATTTTGTAAACCTAATCCTGAGTCAAATGTACAACGAAATTGCAATCCTCCCCATTTGTCTTTAGTAGTCTTGTCTCCTTTTTCTTGACGTGAAAACAATTGCTTTATTATGATGCCTTTTTTTTCATAATCATCGGCTATCAATTTTGAAATTGCTTTTACATCATTACCATTAAACATTTTTCCACCAATTATACCGTCGGAAAATGCTTCTAGTTGTGTTAAAACTATGTCTGGCGTTTTATCTTTAATGGAATCGCCGCGATTTATCATTGCATTCGCTTGAGCAAATGTTTTTGTTTGTAAATTAAGTATTGGATGGGTTGATGGCACTTGTCGTAGTAAATCTGTAATTGTTGTTAAAAAACCTTGATATATTGTGGCTGTACTATAGGAACGTGATATTTTACGAATCGACACTCCTTTGTATTTTTCTGGATAATTAAAAGTAAAATCTGTTCCATTAAAACCAATTGCACAACTCATTTATATATATGTATATAAAAGTATTTGAATTTTTTAATTCTAAATTTCCTGTACCGGGAATCGAACCCGGCCCCCGGCCTTGAAAGGGCCATATCCTAACCGATAGACTATACAGGATTTTTACCCCCTCCCACAATTTAATAACCGTTTTTATCTTTATATTACTTTTATTTATTCTTAATGTCTATCCGTGTTTTTGCAGATTTATAAAAAAATAAAATACGCTTAATCTTTTTTGATAGATGAATTTTCATAATAAATAGGTAAAAAATTGATTTTCATTTGAAACAATGGATACATGTCACATTCGTTCAGGTTTATTATCAAAGATGCAGACACTAATTGACAACATGTATACAAAGAGATTTTGCCTTCCTATTAATACAGAAAGGTTTGACGATAAAAACAGTAAGAACTGCATCTGCATTGGCTACAGCCATATAGCGTGTTCTTTCAAATCAAAAGGGAAAGAACGCTAATCTGAAGAAAATAACTATTTTATCAACTGGAATAAATAACTACACAAGTCACGACTTATTGAATTCTGGATTGCATGCAGAACATAATGCCGTTAATAATCTTCAACCTTCTAAGACTAAGGGTAAAAAATTAGAAATAATCAATATATTAGTACTTCGATTTTCTAAAACTGGAAACATTCAAAATAGTAAACCATGTTCAAATTGTATTAATAGGATTTCTACTGTTTCTCACATAAAAGGCTACAAAATAAAACACGTTTATTACTCAAATGAAGATTATGGTATTACATGTTCGTCATTGAAAGAATTACAACTTGATGACAACAAACACCAAACTCGATTAGCTAAGAATAGGATTCTATCGAAGAAATTATAAAAATTTGTTTCCATTGTACAAAATATATGTATTGTATATTTTTTACTTTTTTTATCCAACTAGGATAGACCTTAAAAATCAGCTTTCATGTCAAATACATCGTCATCCACAGTTTTGTTAGCAAGAGCATATTCCGCATTTGTTCTCTCAAAGAAGTTAACTTTGCTTTCGATGCTAATAAGTTCCATAAACTCAAATGGATTGGCAGCGTTATAAATCTTGTCATAACCAAGTTGAACAACTAAACGGTCAGCAACAAATTCAATATACTGAGTCATTAATTTGGAGTTCATACCAATCATTCTACAAGGAATTGCCTCCAAAATGAACTCTTTTTCAATTTCAACGGCTTCTTGAACAATTTCATAAATTCTCTTTTTACTGAGTTTTCTGTGAAGTTTATTGTAAAGTAATACTGCAAACTCAGTATGTAATGCTTCGTCACGAGAAATGAGCTCATTGGAAAATGTAAGTCCGGGCATGAGACCGCGCTTTTTAATCCAGTAGATAGATGCAAACGCACTACTAAAGAAAATACCTTCAATCACTGCAAATGCAACGAGGCGTGCAGCAAATGAACTTCGGTTATCAGAAATCCATTTTCTCGCCCAATTAGCTTTCTTTGCAATACAAGGGAAGTTATCAATGGCATTGAATAGCTTGTCACGTTCGTCCCCATCTTTAATGTATGTGTCGATAAGTGTACTATACATTTCTGAATGAATATTTTCCATAGCAATTTGAAACCCATAAAATGCACGAGCTTCAGCGAGTTGAACATCGCTCATAAATCGAACTGCCAAGTTTTCTAGAACAATTCCATCGCTTGAAGAAAAAAAGGCAAGAACCATAGAAATAAAATGTTTTTCGTCATTAGAGAGTTTTACCCAATCAATCATATCTTTTGACGTATCCACTTCTTGTACAACCCAGAAACAATCCACTTGTTTTTTATACATTTTCCAAATATCATTATCTTTAATTGGAAACATAACATAACGCGAGTTATCAGGTCGAAGAATGGGTTCTATAAAGTGTGTGGATTCAGACATATTTACCTAAATAATATAATGAATAGATTTTATATTATTTATATAAAACCTTTCTGAAACCGACTCGCATTTTTTTAACAAAAATACAACATTTTGCCGCATAACTGGTAATTATAAAAACAATATTTATGAAACGCCTGCTACGAATGTATATTTTTAAATACTGTATTAAACTATCACTGCATAGATGTAGCGGTTTTGTTTACTTTTTCAAAAAAATTATAGTTGTATTTGTATCCAACTTTCACCGCTATATAATATATACACATCTATAATACCAATGAATCTCTGTAAATATAAAAATGTTATTGGAGAACCTAATACAGGATTAAGAAAAAAATACAGAATATTCGATGTTGCTGTTATTGATACTGTAGTTACATTACTAGCTGTCTACTTAATTTCTTATTTTTCAGGATATCCTTTTCTATATACTTTAGTTATAACTTTTATAATTATGGTAATATCCCATCGTTTATTTTGTGTTCGCTCGACGACAGACCGTTTGTTATTTTCAAATATATAGTAAATAAGTATATCCTATGTTTATTAAAATAAATAAATATAGAATACTAAGGTATAGAAATGGATATTCATCTTTCTGAAGGGAAAAAGGAAATGGGAGAGGTAAAGCAAGAAAAAAAACGCACTCGTAAAACGAAGAAACAAGTGGAAAAAGAATTATTGAATGAATATTATTCAGAATATGAAAAGAAAGACACTTTTGCTTCGAAGAAGAAAATTTACGAAAATATGCAGTACCTCTCACCTTCTGAAAAGACCCTTTTTGAAAATAAATTTACAAAGCCAATAAATTTTAATCAAGAAGAATATGTTTATAACCTAAAAAATAAAAATCGTAAAATAATTATTGTATCTGGACCAGCCGGAACTGGTAAAACACTCTTTGCAACCGAGTTCGGAGTCAAAAACTTTTTGCTTGGAATATATGAAAAACTAATATTCACCAGACCATCCGTAAGCGTAGATGAGGAATTAGGATTCCTTCCGGGAACAATGGAAGAAAAAATGGCACCATGGGTTCGTCCAATTTATGATATACTCTATAATTTTGTTAGTCCAAAAGAAGTTCAAACCATGATTGAAGAAAAAGTAATCGAAATTGCCCCATTAGGTTATATGAGAGGGAGAACTTTCAAAAATAGCTGGATTGTTGCCGACGAAATGCAAAATTCAACCGTTTCACAAATGAAGATGCTTTTAACACGTCTAGGTGAAAATAGTAGACTAATTATAACTGGTGATTTGGAACAGTATGACCGAGTAAATGAAATAAATGGACTGGAAGATTTTTTGAATAAATTCAAAGGAAAACGTTCAACTAGTATAAGTAGTTTTGAGTTTGATAGGGGCGATATACAACGTGAAGAAGTTGTCCGCGAAGTATTAGATATTTATAGTAGTTCAGAGATTCCAGAAAACTATATTTGTCGAAATAGTGAGCTCTTAGAAGAAAACCAAGAACATAGCGATTCAGAAAGTCAAAGTGATGTATAAAATAATTATAATATTCAAATAAAAATAATATCCACGTATAAAATATATTAGAAATGTCTAACAGTAATAGTCTTAACTTATTGAAAAAGCAGTTATTATCACCAACGAATAATGCTATTATACATAATAGATTTGTTTTGTATTTTATCTTGTTTATTGCTTTAGCCAATTTGTATTTTTTGACAATGTCGGGTGATTTAGTGTTTACTTCTATTTTTGTGTTAGTTGGTTTTTTAACATCTTTTTTCAGTAAAAACATGCTTATTATTTTGTTTATTGCAGTAACAATTACAAACATATTGAAATACGGCTCTGCGATTAAACAAGAAGGATTTGAAGATGCAGATGCAGAAGACGTCGATTCCAATAACAATAATAATGACGACGAAATTCACTTAACAAAAGATGAATCCGAAGACGATGGTAAAAAAATGAAACAAGACAAATATAAGAAAAATAGGATTAAGAAAGGAAACGCAATTGAAATAAATCCAGCAGAAATTGCCGAAAAGTTGAAAAAAATCGTTACTATTATGAAATCATAAATAAAAATTGGATACATAATCAGAAATGAAAATGTAGTAATATATTATAATTACAATAATATATTATGAATGACTTATTAATAACTATGTATGATTTTTTGGCAAACAATTCAAAATATATAACTCTTTTCATTATTGTATTTTTAACAATAATAATTACTGTTTCAGTCTATGAGTATCATAAAAAAAAAGAGGGTCTTGCTAACCCCTTTGACGCTATATTCAAAATTTTTGATATGATTGGAAGTATTTTTACAAGTATATTTGAATTGTTTGCTAATATAGGCGATATTTTTGCAATGATTATGTGTCCAATAAGCGTTTTTACGAATATTGACACATGCGCATATTATTGGTTTTTGGATGAGTTGTTCTATTTTATTTGGCTTATAGTATGGTTGTTCTGTTTTATTTTTATATATATACCATTATGGTTAGCTTCAATAATATTATGCATCTGTATTGGAAAATGGATGGGTGGATGTTGGACTATTTCTGTAAATGATGTTTGTCCAACAAAAAAAGGGTTTTTTAATGGCGTTGAGAATTTTTATCAAATACTTTTTGGGGGAAGACTCTTATATAGAAATAAAAGTGATATAAATAAATGTTATTGTGTTCCGGCATTGAGATATTTATTCGACCCGTTAACTAAATATAGAAGTCTTTCTCCCAAATCCGATAGTGGTAGTAAAAGTGGAGGTTCTGCATCATTTATTGTTCCATGTATAATATTAGGAATTGTTGTAGTTGCAAATTATAAAAAGAAGACGTAAGGTCTATCCGTGGTTCTGTAGCCAAATGGTACAAATCTACGTTAGAGCCATATCCTTTTACTTGATAAATATATTTATCCACTAAAAGAGATTAATAATTTTAGCGATAACCTGTAAAATATATTGCAATAATATATACTAGTTTATAAAATGGGAAAAAAATGTATACCCGGAGTTATATGTATTGAAAATATGACACTATTTCTTTTATTTATTATAATTATTCTCTTAGGGTATTTGTATTATAGATTACGTCCTCAAAATAAAGATTCGTCGGTTGTAATATTATCTAGTCCTTCTATACAAATTCCTCCTCAAGCGACAATTGGACCTCTACAAGGAATTGCTACACGTAGTGACCCGTTTAATGACCCTTATGCTCCTCCTTTAAAAGTAAATGGCTATTTTCAATCGAATGGTATTGACATACGTGGAACACCAGGAATTCCAATCAATATGCCAAATCGTGGATTTAATGGTAATTATACTCAAATTGGAATATTGACACGTTCAAATGGTCGTGATGACATGATATTACCTGTTATGGGTCGACGTAACTATAATGGTCGAGACAAATGGCAGTATTATACAATTTCAAATAATGGAAATATGAATACTAAATTGCCGGTAAGTTCGAATGGACGAAGCTGTACAAGTGACAATGGTTGTGACGAAATTAATAACAATGATGTTGTTTATGTAGAAGGATATAAAGATACTTTTGTTGCAACGGTTTATGAGACAGGCGCATTTTCGTACATTCCTTACATTTAGGGTCGTATAAATGGTTTTTTTTCACAAGGTATTATAATATACTTTGTGAATGCCGCCTAAAAAAACAAAAGAAGAAGCAAAAGTAGAAACACCAGAAGAAAAAACAAATAGGATAAATACATTGATTTTGAGAAAAATAGCTGAAAAATTCAAAATACCTCATGAAAAATTAGTTTTATTGGCTAACTCTGAAAAAACATCATCTGATAAATATTTGCAATTGTACACAACATTTTTCAAAAAAATATTCAAACCGGATGGTATTTTAAGACCGGTTCTTGCGGCTGACACTGAATTAAATTTAATTGATATAATCAAAAATCTATTTTCTGGAACAATCATTTTGAATCCCGAGACTAGTGGTGAGACCCCGGTAACCATACTCGACCCAACAGGCACAGGCACAGGCGTAGGCCCAACAGGCACAGGCACAGGCGTAGGCCTCACAGGCACAGGCACAACAGTCACAGGCCTCACAGGCACAGGCCTCACAGGCACAGGCACAACAGGCACAGGCCTCACAGGCACAGGCGTAGGCGTAGGTACAGGCGTAGGCGTAGGTACAGGCGTAGGCGTAGGTACAGACCTCACAGGCACAGGCGTAGGTACAGGCCTCACAGGCACAGGCCCTACAATGGGCGACCAACAACCCATAACCGTCAATACAAAAACTTCAACCCCAGATACTGGCGATAACGTAGTAATTGAAACAAAATTTGATAAAAAAGCTTCAACAAAATATCTTAATTATGATGCAAAAGAAAAAAAGATTGTTATATCCGACACCCCAAAAAAAAGTGTATAGGACCTAACATGGGTTTATGGTCAAATGGAAACAACAAGACAGATAGACTTCAGATAATAAATAATAAAAAATCATTTATAAGAAGGATTATGAAACAAATTAATTTAGTGCTCTTTCAAAAATACAAATATATAAATAGTATATATCTTAATGTCATCAGAAAAATCTAAAAAAATTATTTTCGATTATTCAAAAGCAAGTGTAACTAACAAATATGCAGTAAGTATAGATTCTTCAGGGAATTATATAAAGGTTCCATTTACAAGTTCTGGTAGTGATACGACCCCAAATTTGATAACTTATTTACCAGAAAGTTCAAAATATAAAGTCAACAATTTGTTTATTTTCAGAAATATTCATAAAGTAAAAGATTTTGATTATGATGGAGAACTTATTATAGAACATATACCAATAACAAATGATACTGGGAAAAAAGTATACACATGTTTTCTTCTTAAAACAAAATCAACATCTGGTACGCCGACCGTTATTGATAAAATAATAAATCGAAGCATGGGGACAAGTCAAGTTTTAAATATGAATGACTTATTAGAAACAAAGCCACAATGTATACGTAACAAAAAAGGAAATGTATTTATATTCACAACTCCAATACAAATAAATAGCAAATTTAGTGATTTTGGAAAAGAAATTGAAGATAAACTATTTCAAGAATATATTTCTAGTGATTATGATGATATAGACGCAAAAGACGTAAACTCACAAGTTGAAAGTTTTACAGAAGGATTTGTAGAAGGAAACATGAGTATGGGCGACAAAGGATATCTTGAATGCACACCAACCGGAGTATCAGAAAAAACGATTGAAATGTATAACGTAAAATTGACAGGTGACCTTATTACAAAACAATCAAAAGTAGATGTTATGAGAACAACAATCAACTTTTTTGTATTTATGATAATTGTTGGCGCAGCCGCATGTATTTCTCCTTTTTTATACAAAAGTTTCATTGTTCAAATAGTAAAAGATTCTACAGGTGTTGTAGATAGTGATAAAGCCGGTAGTTTGAAATTATTTGACCTAATACTCATTGTTATTTTTGTAACTATGACTATCACTATATGTACGGATGGGATAAACGCAGACAATCCAGCACAAACTAGCACAGGTGTTATGCTATTCTTATTTATTCTTCTATCTATTTCGGTAATTTCTTACTTAAAAATGAGTGACCCTGCTGGATATGGATTAGCGGTTGATGACCAAAATACAGGATTTAATTTTGCATTTTTATCAGTTTTATTAGGGTTTGTTATGTCTAACTATACCGACATAGCTGTTATTTATGTTATGTTTAGTGTTTTGTTAACAGTTTTTGTACTTGCTATGTTTTATACAAAGGCTTTAAGTAAAAATAGAAAACAGAATGAAAAAGCGAGAGATATTATATTTGGAATCGGTTATTCGTATGGACTTATCATATCTATTTATATAGGATACATTTTTAGTCTAAAAAAATAGTCATTTTATATGTCTAATGATGTTTCGCCAATTTTTTTCAATAATGTATTCATTTTTTTTCGAAACGTCTCATCGCTAATTGATAACAATTGAGACACTTCACTAATTTTCCTAATCTTTTTCAAAGTTTCTGATGAATATCTATAATAAAACATTTGTCTTTCAAAAGGCGTTTGCTTATCAATGACATTTTTATATATTCTATTTCGTCAGAATATGTATCAGATGAACTTTTTCTCAAATCAGGATACCAGTCAACAACATTTGTTTCCCATATAATTACAGGAAGCTTTTTACCCGAAAGTCTATCTTCTTTTGTTCGAGGACTTAGCGGTTCCAATACTGTAACCCCTTGATGTAAAAACCCTAAAATAAACTTTTTAGAATAATTAGCAAAAGAGGTTCTCCCATCGTATGTTGTACTTGCTCTACACAACCCAAGAACAGCATACTGTCGTAAATCATGTAAAGAAACGTTTTTAATATATCTTTTATTTCTAACTGTAAAATTACGAAATTCCTTAAAAGCAAATGGCATGTAGTGCTTAGCAAGAAGTCTCCTACTCGCAAAAGCCATATATTCTGGAGTTTGTTTATTTTGTAAAATAGTTTTTATTAAATTCAATTGCATTACATTCAAATAACCGGTACATGAGAGTATAAAGATAAAACATACAACAATAAATAACATTATATTTTCCTATAATAATATAAATGGTTTATTTATATTATTTTATTTTACCTTACGATAAATGGAGTTAGATAAGAGATGCACCGCTAATTATTTTATCAGAAACAGGTTTGAAGTCGCTATATACAAAATCGACAACAGGACTTTTTCCAATAGGAGCTCTTGCGTCTACTACTTCTTCCTCTAAAGTTCTTTCTAATGGGGGATTCATTGCTTTCAATTCTAAATCTTTATTTGCTTGTGTAGGAGTAAATTGAATAATTGCACTACGACCTGTTACATTGGAGCTACGTCTAAGTAGTTCATATGCAACAAAGATATAAATTACACCTAGAACAGGATTTGTGTATAAAAACAGAAAAATAGTTACACATAAAATAGTAATCATCCCTAAAGGCGAATCTACGGAAGATGCTATAGCTGCAGGTGTTTCAAACGGAAAAATAATGTATAAAACAAAAATAATAAATAGTCCGATTTCTAGAGGCGGAATCGATTTGAAAGAATCAAACAATTTCATTATATCATACATTTATATTTTATATACCGAAAAGAATAGAACGTTGGAAAAATTGATTTTTCTAAATAGTTTAAACTATAGGTTATTGTTATCTATACACTACTTATAAGCAAATGATGAAACGAAATTTATTTATGTTTTCAAAAAATAAAGGCAGCAAAAAGTCAAAAGCCGTATTAGAAGTATCATCTGAATATAAAGAATTAGTATGTTCTCAATCCTACATAGGAAAAAAGGGATATACCATACCTAAATCGGTTCTGTCAAAAGAAGATTACGAATTTCTTTGTGAAGACCTTTTTGTAAAACCACAAATGTTTGGCGCACAGTTTGGCGGTGCACAGTTTGTCGAAGACTCGTCATTCCCGGTATACCGGGAAAATGCACAAAAAATATATATTCCGCGTTTTTATGGTATAACTCGTTATGGACTCCCACCAAAATGCGATATTGAACCTGGTAAAGATATAAATATTGAATTTTCTAAGCCTCTCCGAGATTATCAAGAAAAGATTGTTGACATTTATAAAAAATATGTAGAAACTCCCATTTGTAAAACAATAGACAAAGGTTGTACACAATTTGGAAGCGGGGGTATTCTTGAAGTCCCATGTGGTCGTGGTAAAACTGTAATTGCATTAAAAATTATTTCGGTACTGAAAAAGAAAGCGCTCATTATTGTTCATAAAGAATTCTTGTTGAATCAATGGATTGAACGAATTGAAGAATTTCTTCCGGGTGCAAAAATTGGAAAAATCCAAGGCCCAGTTATTGATGTAGAAGGAAAGGATATTGTTATAGGCATGATTCAGTCTATATACGATAAGGAGTATTCTGCGGATTTGTTTAGTCAGTTTGGAATAACAATCATCGACGAAGTCCATCGAATTGGTAGCGAACAATTCTCGAAAACTCTTCTCAAAACAGTAACGCCATACATGCTTGGAATATCAGCAACGGTAGATAGAAAGGATAATCTAACAAAAGTGCTGTATATGTTTATTGGTGAAAAAATCTATACTGAAAATCGTGAAGATAAAGATTTAATATGTGTTCGTGCAATCGATTATCGTTCAAATGACACTGAATTCAATGAAACGGATTATGATTTCAGAGGAAATCCACAATATAGTAAAATGATTGTCAAACTTTGTGATTTTGGACCACGTAGTGACTTTATAGTTCGGGTTATTAGAGACTTGATTAACGAACATCCAAATAACCAAATTATGATTTTAGGTCACAATCGTTCTCTTCTAACCTATTTACATGATGCTATTGTTTACAAAAACATTGGAAGTGTTGGTTATTATGTTGGCGGAATGAAGCAGACTGCTCTTCAAGAAACAGAAAAAAAACAAATAGTTGTTGCGACATATAGTATGGCAGCGGAAGCACTAGATATAAAAACATTATCGACACTCGTTATGGTTACACCAAAAACGGATATTGTTCAATCGGTTGGACGTATTTTGAGAGTAAAGCATGACAATCCAATTATAGTTGACATAGTAGATTCACATGAGCTATTTCAAAATCAATGGAAACAGAGACAGAGATTTTACAAAAAATGTAACTACAGAATTCGAAAAATAGAATCATCCAAGTATGAAACCATGTCGATTGATTGGAACACTGACCAAAGTTGGAAAAAAGTATTTGAACCCAAAGAAATAAAAAACATAGAAAAAACTTCTAATGATTCAGATGAAGAAGGTAATACAAAAACGAAACATGGAAATGGAATTGGTAAGTGTTTAATTTCATTGGAAGATGTTCTATAGTTGGACATCAAAATTGTAAATGTTTTATAAAATTGGCTATAAAATATTTACTTGTTTTCATTTACAAAATTAATCTCTTTTAGTGAATAAATATATTTATCAACTAAAAAGATATGGCTCTAACGTAGATTTGTAGCCAAATGGCTACAAAATCACGGATAGACCTTAAGTTATTTTTTATTCAACTTACTTTTTCTTGAACGCGTGCGTCTACTTTTCCCACCCTTTCTTAAAGCACTCTTTCTGGCTTTTCTGTATTTTCGTGACTTTCCACCAGCTTTGGAAACATATGCTGCCATATTTCCTTCAGTGCTTGTTACCATGGGTCTTGGTAAAGCATTATTTACACCACTTTCATAACCACTATATTCCATTGCTTGTGCTCCAACGTTTGTCATTATTTATATATAGACTAAATATATTTATCTAGAGAAAGAGATGGTCCTTAAAAATCTTTTACTAACTTGGAAATATGGACTATTTTTACATAATTGTCAACAACTCGTAGAGGAACCCAGCGTTTGAATTTTGTATTGAATACGCATTCAATATTCAGTATCTTATCTGATAGAACATACTTATCTTCATTAATGTTTTGAAAGTCACTTTCATCATCACTTTCCTCAATATAGTCAATATTTTTGTTTTCACGAATGTTTCGGAAAAGAGAATTCATAAAAAAACTAGATTTTATATTAGGTATGTAAGCAACATTGTAGTAAACCATTTTTTTATTTTTTCCACATGCAAATAGGTAATAAATGTCAAATTGTATACTTGCAGAAACTTGAAATACGGTTGGATATTTGTATTGAGGTTTATAAAAGTCAATTGTAAATGTTGGAACATCTATTTCTATGGATTCATTTTTTTCTTTTGTTACAGACGGTTTACCAATTCGTGTAAGAGCATTATTAAAAGGAATATTTATATAAGGTGAAATTTCATTCAGTTTTCGAATTTGGATGTGGTGAACTGGATAAGGTACGATTGGCTTTCGTGTTTCATAATCTGATAGAATTTCATTTTCTGAATTATTCTCAACCCACCACATAACCGGAAGAGAGAATACAATATTGTTTTTTGCGCTGAACATTGATTTCGCATGTTTTGACATAAACTCTTCAATATATCCTAATTTTTCACCAAAGGATAAATTTTTAATAGGAATTCCTTTGTATTGAAAGATATCCTCAATAATAAAAAATCGATTTCCTTCAATTTCTTTTTTATTAGCATCATCTAGGCTCCTTTGTGTATTTTTGTTTTCTATATCTGCGCTAATAACTGTTCCGTATACTAGTGTTCCAAGTGAAAGACATGGATTGAATTCAGTATTTGTAACATAAATTTTTGATACTTTTTTTTCCCTATTTATTTCCATCAAATAACAAACATCATTTGATTTTTGAAATGAAAACCATGCGAAGAATTTCTTTCCAATCGGAACTGCTAAACCTAAATTATAAGACTGAAAAACTTTCTTATGGGCAATCGTTTCATAGGAAAGTTCAAAATTGGGTATTCTCTTCATGAGATACTGTACTTGAAGTTGAGACAACTCTTTATCACTTGTCATTTTTAGAACTACAATAATAGACAATTTTGTTTTTATGCTCTTTTCAAAAAATAATTATGTAGATTGCTTAAGGGTGTATAGTGTGTTTTATAGCCATATATTTATCAACTTAAATATATTAAAAATTCGGAGATAATTCTTGTTCAAGGTACCGCGTCAACTCATCATCCATATTCATTAAATCATTTTCAGTTAAAAATTGTTCTTTTTCTTTTTCTTGTGTATTTGGCTGTTCTCGCCCATTTTCAATAAGTTCACTTAGAATTGATTTATATTTTTGTGTTTGAAATCCGACTAAATCTTTTGTTTTCCTTTCTGAATATGTATCTTTTATGTAATTCCAAAGATAATGAACTGATATTATTATTAATAATGAAATAGTTGTTGTTATAAGAATTTTCCACATGGTTCTCCGAATCTATATTAGAATTACAGATTTGGAAAATAAACTAAGAACGTGTTTATTATTTTTTATTATATTTTGACTTTTTTTTATAAGATTTATTTGATTTTGATTTACGCTTTCCTCCCGTTGTTGGTTTAGTAACATTATCTCCAGTACCAAAAAAGTTTGGCAATGTCATACCAAAAAAAGAATTGTCTGGTTTAGTAGTGGTGGAAGGAGCGTTAGGGTTAACTTGAGGAACAAGTGGAGGAAGAACCGGAGGAGGAAGAACCGGAGGAGGAAGAACCGGAGGAGGATTACTGTCATTTTCTCCGTCTTTACCTCCCTGCATTTTTTTTGTATTTTTTTTCATCGTTTTATTTTTTCTTCCCTGTGACTTGCAACTTGGCATTTTCTTATATTATATACCAATATAATAATCAAATGATTTTTGAAAAAGAACTTAAATATTTTTGTTCATAGTATTTATCCTAAAATGCCATCTATACTTATAGTTGAAAAACTTGGTTCGATAAAAACACTATCTATTAAAACATATTCTGAATCTGAACTATACAAAAAAGCCGGTCTGAAATCTCCAGATGGATTCAAATGTCAGACAACATGGCAATTAGAGATTGATAGCTCTAAGTACTATATTTCTTTGTACGCAAAGACAACTGGACGCGCGAATCAAGAAAACAAGTACGAATTTCCTCCTCCGGTTGATAAAGCTCTCTATTTTGGAAACTGTATCTTGGTAAATACGGTGAATGGAATGCCTACAGACTTTTCTGTCAAAGAATGGGAAGAAATATATGAAGCATTGTACGGTGGGTTTGAAGATTTGGGTGATGAAGACTCTGACGATGATGAAGATGAAGATGATGAGCTAAACGAACCGGGTGCAAAGTTATCAAAAGCCGGGTATTTAAAAGATGGATTTATTGTCGACGAGGACGAAATAGATGATGATGAGATGGACGAAGATGAAATTGATGAGGATGAGGAAGATGACGATGAGGATGAGGAAGCGCCAAAAATAAAATCAAAGGCATCTAAATTGAAAAAGAAGCCTGTCAAAAAAGCATCTAAGAAAGAGTTTGAAATACCTATTGTGGAGCAAGAAGAATTGTATTTAGATTGCTCAAGTGAACTAAGTGAAGAAGAATATGTATAAATATTTGCCAGAAAGTGAAGATAAAATAAAAAATTGAATTATATAAAGATTACTTTATTTAATTCAATACCTACAGTTACAATGATGAAAATTGCCAATCCCGAGTCATTTCGAACAAATATACGTAATAAAATTACGCCAATTATTGGCGATGAAACTGTTGCTATCAACTTAGAAAAAGGAATATTCAACTATGCAATTAAAGAAGCAAATTCAAGAAAGATTGTTAAAAAGTGGGAAAATCCTCATTTTGCTCAGATTTATGTTGATAGACTGAGAAGTGTTTATGTCAACTTGAAAAACGAAACGCTTCTCGCACAAATAAAAAATAAAGAAGTAAGTGCACAAACATTAGCATTTATGACACACCAAGAATTCAATCCAGAGCATTGGAAACAGCATATTGAAAGAAAAATAAAACGCGACTCTTCAAAATATACTACAAATATTGAGGCATCCACTGATATGTTTACTTGTAAAAAGTGTAAATCTAATAGATGTACTTATTATGAACTACAAACACGCAGTGCAGATGAACCAACTACTGTATTTGTTACATGTTTGGATTGTGGAAAGCATTGGAAGACGTAAGGTCTATCCGGTTTTATGTAAATTTACTTTTTCGTCTACTGTTTCTAGTAGTCCCAACCCCACCAGATGCTAAAGTTCCCGGAATATAATTTGTTGTATTATTTGAAAAAATAGGTTTAGTTGGTGCTCCTGTTCCTGGTGTATTAAAAGATTTTAACACGGTCTTAGTAGTGTATAACATTTTTATAACCTTGGTTTTTTGTGGTTCAACTTTCTGTACCATTTTATAGTATTATATCATAAAAAATAATACTATAAATTTTTTATAATTGTTTTTTTTTCAAGAAACAGTTTCTAAATCAAAATTTCCAAATCTTTGAGTTTCCAATACTCACACCCACCGTTAGGAATAGGACGTTTAATTATAAATGGTATTTTTTTTTCTTCTAATTCTTTCATTGCAATCAAATAGCCATCAATCATAGATTGTTCAACTTGAATAAATGGTGTTCCTCCGGCGTTGATTTGTTTTGCCCTTTCACCAAGAATACGCGCTTTTTCATATTTTGTCAAAAATGCTAACGTTTTATGTAAAGGGTCAATAATAATACCCATTTCATTTCTTACTATCTTACAAAGAGCTTCAATTTCCTCATAGTTATGTTGATGAAGTTCCGGATGATATTCTGAAATAATATTGCGTTGTATATTACTGTCAAATTTTTGTAAATAGTCTTCGTCTTCTTCGTCATCGTCTTCTTCATCATCGTCATCTTCACCAAGAGTCATTGGAATTTCTCCTTTATCCTTTTTATTTCTTTTTTGAACGGTGGGTTTGACAAACTCATCATAATCATCTACGTCAATATCGCCATCATCATCATCATCGTCGTCATCATCAACATCTTCCTCCTCGTCTTCTTCATCATCCTCCTCTTCATCTTCCTTATCGCCCTCTTTTTTTTCAACTTCTTCTTCTAATTCAAAGTTAATGTTTTCAACATCTTTATTTTCTGTTTCGGGTTCATAAACACTATCTTCGTCTTCTGAATCCTCAACAATACTCAAATCATCATTATCACGTTCGTTATCAGACATTATACTATACTATGTTAAATTTCTAAATGAGTTTTCTAAATAAACTTGGATGGGTAGTATACAATCAAATTAATGAATAAAAAATATTCAATTTTATGAAAAAATACAGCCAATCTCGATAATATTTATTTATTTATTTTTTGCTATCAAAACCCAAATTATTTATTACCATCATCTGTTTTCCACTGTGTATCACAATCTGAACAAATATACAAATACTTCATATTTTCGTCATCATATCTTATGTAAATGACTTCAGCTGGGGTTTTTCCACCCTCTTTGTTTGTCAAGCATGCCGAATTTGGACATTTCACATTATAAATTCGAGGAAGTGTGGGGTCCAATTTTGTATACTTATTGATAATATGACTGAATGTTTGTCCACCCTTTTTGAGTTGAGTTTTCAAAACACAAGCACCTTCTTCTTGTACACTTTCGTCTTTATGTCCGCAATTCCGACAATAATAAATCATCTTATTTCCATCGGTTTCACTAATCCCAATATAGTACATGTTATTGCATTCAGTACAAAATTTCATTATTAATCGATATAGATAAATGTGAGATTTATTATTTAAGTTTATTTGAATTCAATTTTATGATTTATTCTTTATTTTATAAAATATTTTATTTATTCTATGGTAACAATTTATTATTTGTTTGGAATTTTATTATTACCATACTCAGTCTTAATATTTATTTTTTGTTTATAAAACCTAACCCGCGTTTTTTATAAAAAATTGATTTGAATGGATATAAATATATTGATATATATTATCTAAATGACATCTGTAATAACTGCAAATCCGGATAAAATGACAACTCTTACATCATATCCTCCTGCTGTGTCAAACATTGTAACTATCCCAAAGACCAATAAAATGAATCATAAAAAACTTTTCGATTTTTTGAAAGAACATCTTATTACAAAAGAGAGCCAATTGGATTCAACAAATACACGAATAACCGATAAGGGTCTCAATGTTTTTGGAGGATCCTATCATATTCCTGAAGAAGACTATTTGGAATTTCTTAATCTCTATATTAACGAGGTCTTTACAAAAAACAAACCCGAGTATTTGACTGAAGCTCAACTAAAAAAAGAGGGTCCAGTTCTTGTTGACATTGATTTACGCTTTCCACTTGACTTTCCTGAACGAATTTACACAAATGAACATATTGATGATTTGATTGATTCTTATTTAGGAGAATTCAAAAAAGTGTTTCAATTCGACGATGAGACCAAGTTTCAAGTGTTTGTTTTTGAAAAGAAAAAAATGAACCATGTAACTGATAAGAATCTCACAAAGGATGGAATTCATATTGTTTTCGGTTTGAATACTGACCACGTAACACAACAAATTATTCGAAAAAATATGGTGTCTAATATGGAAGAAATCTGGGGAGATTTCCCAATTATAAATACATGGGATGATGTAATTGACGCTGGAATTGCCACTGGAAAAACAAATTGGCAATTATACGGGTCGACAAAGCCCGGATATGAACCTTATTCATTGACACGAGTAATCGATGTTGCTTTTGATTCTAGTGACGAAGAGTTCATGCGTAAAAATATTCCACTAGACAAATTCAATGTTAAAAAAGATTTATTCAAATTGTCTGCTCGTTGCACAAGTAATCCGTCGTTTTTCTTCAAAAGTGATTTTATTACAATTCGTGAATCTGCTATCTCCAATGGAGAAGTCGTAAGTGATGAAAATGGAGCAAGACGTCTAAAAAAGGCTTCGACCGCGGGTTCAAATAATAACCTTGGCGTTGCACATAACAATTCAAGTGTTCTTCAAATTAAAAACAAGTCAGAACTTGATTGTGCAGTCAATCAATTCCTTGATGGAATTATAAAATCGTCTCTTGACTATGAGCTTCGAGAGGCATATGACTATACAATGACACTTCCAGTAACATATTACGGTGAAGGTTCGTTTTTGAAATGGATTCGTGTTGGTTGGGCACTTCGTAATATTAATGACCGTTTGTTTATTATTTGGGTCGCATTTAGTGCTCAAGCACCATCATTCAATTTCAAAGACATTCCCGACTTGTACGAGCGTTGGACAAAGTTTGATATGAACAATCCTCAAGGATTAACAAAACGCTCTATTATGCATTGGTCCAAAATTGATGCACGTGAAAAATATAAGAAAGTTAGAGAAAACAGTATTGACTTTTATATTGACCAGACACTAGGTGTAAGCAAGAGTGACCTCTCAGATGATAAAAAAACCATGAAAGGCTGTGGTGATTTTGATTTGGCAGTTGTGCTATTTCATTTGTTCAAAGATGAGTTTGTTTGCGTAAGTGTAAAAGCGAACATCTGGTACACATATAAAAAACATCGTTGGGAAGAAATTGATTCTGGCACTACACTCAGAAAAGCAATTTCTATGGAACTTCGTGATATGTACCGAAGAAAAGTTTCGAGAATTATGGACCAACAAACTCAAGAACAAAATGAAGAAGCAGCCAAGATTCTAAAGCTCAAATCAGATAAAATTCTCGATATTTGTCTTCGTCTTGCCCGAACTAATGATAAAAAGAATATTATGACAGAAGCAAAAGAATTATTCTATGACGGAACTTTCCTACAAAAACTAGACACAAATCCTTATTTGCTATGCTTCAACAATGGTGTTATTGATTTCAAAGAGAAAGTATTCAGACGTGGATATCCTGAAGACCATATTTCGAAGACAACCAAAATTGATTACCGACTTGTTGATTACAGCCGTGATAAGAAGGTTGTAGATGAAATCAAAGACTTCATGGACAAATTATTTCCAGTAAAAGAGCTGAACAATTACATGTGGGAGCACTTGGCGTCCACTCTTATTGGAACTTCTGTCAATCAAACTTTCAATATGTATATTGGTATTGGTTCAAATGGTAAATCGGTATTAATTTCGTTAATGGAAATGATATTGGGTGAATACAAGGGTGATGTTCCACTTTCACTAGTTACTGACAGGCGTACAAAAATTGGTGGCCTTTCTCCAGAAATGGTAGCTCTTAAAGGAATCCGATATGCAGTTATGCAAGAACCCGAAAAGGGTGACCGCATGAATGAAGGTGTAATGAAACAGATTACTAGTGGTATTGACCCGATTCAAGCTCGTGCACCTTATATGCCCCAGGCGATTACATTTATTCCTCAGTTCAAGTTGGTTGTTTGTGCGAATGTATTTATGGAGATTAAGAGTCAAGATAATGGTACTTGGCGTCGTATTCGTGTTGTAGATTTCCTTTCGGTGTTTACCGACAAGCCTGCAAAAAATGATAAAGACAAGCCTTACCAATTCTTGAAGCAAGAGGATTTGATTGAGAAATTTACAGACTGGAAAGAAGTGTTTGCTGCTATGCTTGTCGAAAGGGCATTTGAAACAAACGGAATTGTCAAAGACTGTGCAATCGTTATGAAATCAAGTAACTCTTACCGTGAAAGTCAAGATTATATCGCAGAGTTCATCGCAGACAAAGTTATTGTTGACGCTGCTGGAACAATTACAAAGACGGAACTTACTAGTGAATTTACAATTTGGTATCAAGGAACTTATGGAAAGGGTGGTCCTAGTCCGAAGGATGTTCAAGCGTACATGGATAAGCGTTTTGGAAAATTCGAGAAGTATAAATGCTGGCGTGGTGCTCGTATTAATTACGATAGGGATGTTTTGACGGAAGCGCCTTCGGAAGGGGATGAAGAATTTGAAGAATTAGACGATAAAGATGATATTGATGTAAATGATTTGTAAATAAATTTCTTAGATTATTATAAAAATATGTGTAGACTTTTTTTTATAATGAATACAAAAAACAAAAGAGAAAAAATAATGGATTTTTTAAGTCAGTCAACACATGAGTCAAAAAATACACCGGGTGTAAATAATATGTATGAACATACATATCATCCCGACGGGTTTGGGTTTACCTGGCTATTACGACGTGAATGGAATATATATAAAAAACCCGTCTTATATTTAGAAGATAAAAATTTAGAAAAGCTTATAACTAGTATGGTAAAATCAAAGATTATTATTGGACACATACGTAATAAAACTTATGGACCAGCATCTCAAAACAATACTCATCCATTCAAATACAAAAATCAGGTGTTCTTTCATAATGGCTGGATAAAGGATTTCGGAAAAAAGAAGGACCTTTTTTTAGAAAAAATAAGTAAAAAATATCATTCATTTATAAAAGGAGAAACTGATAGCGAACATTTATTTTATTTATTTTTAACTGTAAAAGATTCAGTGCCTCGAGAACCTATAAACAATGACGAATTTATGAATATTGTTGTAAGCAATTTTTTTCAACTATTGAAAGAATTAAAGGTGAACTTACTAGCGAATATTATATTTGCAGATGAAAAATACATTGTTGTATCAAGATACTCAATATTTGACAATACATTCAAAGAACGTGAAAAAACACCACTTTCTCTTTATTATGACAATTCAGATGGAGTTGTTATTTCGTCTGAGCCAATTACATCAAACTATAAACTTATTCCGGAGAACTCAATATTGATTTTACAACACTAATAAGTATATAAGATATAAAATAAACAATAATAATTATTTTATTGTTTATTATAATTTTCAAATTGTAATATATAATGATGAAAAAATACTTTACAAAATCAAGACCGTTGTTCACAGACGGATGGAATTCATTCTGGCATTTTATTTTTGGATTACTATCGGTGTATTGTATATTTATTATGCCCATTTTTGTTATTTATCAATTATTGGATACTACTGATAAAAACATGTTTGTTGATTTAATAGAGTTTTTTATTGGGTTTGCAATATCTATAACAATATGTTATATTTTTTTTAACTACAATTAATCTTTTTCAAGAGAGTAATTATATTTATCCACACGGATAGACCTTAATAATTATTTGACGTATACGCGTCTCCGTTCATAATAGCAAATATATATCTAGTTAAAAAATAAAAAAATTGTTGAACAACATCAATTATAAAGGGATATAGAATAAAAACTACAAGAATTGCTATTTTTACATTCTGTGTTATAGTAACATTCACAAAAAAGAGAACATAAAATAAATACAATATTACAAGATAATAAAATACAAATATTAAAAAATTTGTACCTTTCAATGAAATCATTTTTTCCATTTGATAGTTGACTTTTTGCATGGCAGTTGAATAAACTTCTCGATTATCTTTTATTTGACCAGTCAATACATCATTTTGATTTTTTACACTTTCAAAAGCAATATCAATACCTGTCAACTCGGTTTTTTTCAAAAAATCAATTTGTGGCTCTAACTGATTATGAATAATGTTTTCATCTTTTCGGTATCCTCCATAATATGTTTGATATAATTGATTCCATGCAGTTGTTGTTTTTTTCAAACCACTCCTATTTCCATATGCCGAAAGAAGCTGTTTATTTGTATCTACTTTATTTTGAACACCCGGTACGTCAATTCCTACATTATTGGTATCAAAAAGGGGCCTGTTAATATCACCATCTAATCTAGCGACGTCCCCTCTTAGACTAGCAAGCTGCCGTTTCAAATCATCAATATATCTATCTTTTTTAGGGGTTGAAACAGTAAAAACACTTTGAACCCCTCTGCTTATCGTCCTACCCACATTTTTAAAAAATTTCCCTACTGGACTTGGTCTACTATTTTTACCTCCCATTTTAATATAATAATTAGTATAACTAATAATTATATATTATATTTTTGAGTAATTCACAAATTCAGATGGCGCATAAGGTTTTGAATAATTACCGTCTAAACCAGTAAATGATTCTTGACCAAAGCAAGTTTGACTTTGAGGAATACAAGACTTACCACAAATCTTTGATGTTTCTGTATCACAAGCTGACGTAGTAATGCAGGTTTTTGATGTTATATCATAAATAGGTGTTGCAGTTGGACACGTTTTAATACATTTGTATATTCCAGAATCCCATGTAGAGTCAACGGCACAACAACTTTGACCAACACAAATATTTGGGTTTGCAATAGACCCAAGTAAATCGCCCGATTGAGCCGCTTTTCGCTGTTGATTCAATACATCAGAACTTGATGCGCCTGGCGGTGGACCTAATTTCAAGTTATCATAGTTCAAGTTATCTCGATTGAAAATACCACGAACGAGTATATAAATATAGACGATGGTGAAGGAAAATAATGCAATCAGAAGTAAATCAATAAGGGAATCTGGGATATCAGGAATAAATTGTTTTATTTTAACGATACAAATATAAACAATGAGCACAATAACCAAAATCATCAAAATATAAATATATTGTGACTGCTTTTTTCTGTAGCTTTCATTCAAATCTATCATTCTTTGCTTTCCGGTAATTTCATTATCAATTTGTGCTTTCTTTGCTATTAAGCGGTCTTGTTCTGTTTTTAAAATATCAGACATCTTATTTTGATGGTCAAGAACTCCTTGTGCTGATGTATTAGCAGTTGTGTAACTATTATAGACATTTCCTAAATTTTGTTGTAGTGAATCAATATATCCTGTTACAGGCACTGCTACCGAAATTGCGCTTAAATCATACAAATAATTTTTTTGAGCATACAATGTTCCAGATAAATCAAAGGACATTTTTATTATATTATAAATGAATATAATAAAATTTATAATAGCAAATAGTCTACATTTTATTAGTGTATAATTATTCTTTTCCAATCAAAATTGCTGTTACTAATAAAGTTGCTGCAGTTATTGTTCCCAAAATATACATATTATTTTGTTGGACCAGCATTTCATTCAAGTCATTATTCATAACATCTTTTATACTTACCGTATTATCAAAATTTGTAAACTCTGGATTGAACTGAGCAAGCTTATTATTTGATAAATCGGTATATGTAGTTGAAAATGAAGTTATATTTCCAGCAATAGCAATTTCATTTGCCTTCATCTGTTGTATTTTTTTTGAATATTCACCCGACATTTCAATAAGCGGTTTTATTTTTTTATTTTCAATATTAGATATACAACCTTTAGGGTCAGAAGTACATGTATTAACGTCATACTGTTGAAATCCTTCGTTTGATTTGGAAAGCGTTGTAAATCCTTGTTTATTTGTCCCAAATAAAATTGTATTTTGGTCTCCCTTCCAAGAAACATATTCAGGTTCTGACCCAACCCCAATGATGTGAGGTTGGGTAAAAGAATTTGGCAATAATGTATGTGACGAATAATTAGAAAAACTAGATAATGATGTCATTTTGTTTACAGGAATTTCTTGTGGCATATATTTTTGGTCCATGGTTATTTTTTTGTCTTTTATATACAATTCTGAAGATGTTATATTTGTACCAGGTTGTAAAATGTTGAATAAATTTGGTGGAACAATATTAGGGGTTGTATTTGTTCCTAAATTACACCATTTGTTGTTATCATTCGTTGTATAATAATAAAAGTTCTCACACCCAGGAGTATTATCACACATTTTTTTGCACCCTTCGATATCTTGTGATGTAACTTTTACGGACTTGTTTATATTAGATGGTGTTGGTACATAGTTTCCAAGTTTAGAATAATTTGTAGAACCAATAACACTACTATTATTAGGAACAAATTCTAAATTCATTGAAATATCATTCGCATAAAACATTTTGTTCATTTTTTCGTCAATTTTCAAGTTGTACAAATAACGCGTGTTTCCATTTGTATAAACAAATTTATTATTATTTACATCTTTTGCTATTTTAGAACATGGTTTTTTTGAACATAATAAAACAAGATTGCCCAGCTCCGTCATTTTCAATTTATATTTTGAATTGGAACTAATTAAAAAGTTGTTTGAATCAATTTGAGTTGGATATACCCATACTTTCCATGATAATAAGTAAGGTTGTATATTTTGTTGTCTACGTTGTAAATACCAATTATAGTTTCCTATTGAATCTGAAATAGATGAATTAAAAACGGTTTCAACTAAATTCCAACCATTATTCCAACGATATGTTTTCAATGATACATTTTTGCCATTCGAATCTAAATACATGTACATATATTTTTGTCCAGAACTCGACCCTGTAACCGATGACGAACTATTCACATTATTTTCACTGTCGACTAATGTTTTAACAACATTATTTGTTGAGTCATATATAGATAATTTTCCTGAATTATCCATTTTTGCATAATTACCAGCTTTTATAAGAGATGCTTCTGCTGTTTCATCTAATGCTCGCCAAACAACTTCATATTCTGTAGTACTACTATACCCTCCTCTTGAAATTGGATTGGACATTTTCAATTGATTATTTGTAGTTGTACTGTTTGGGTCGGTTACATAGCAGTTAAATAAATTATTTGCTGTATTTTGTATTGATTTTTCTACTAATGAATAATACATTTGTTTCATCTCATAAGGTGTTCCATCAGGATTTTGAAGCGTATATAATACGTTATAATAATTACTAACAGACGGATTGGTTGGTGACTTTATAGAAAGTATAAAATTTCGTCCTCCCCAGTTTTCACCAAATTGTATTCTTATTGGATAAGATTTTCCGTTAATAAGGTATTTTGTTGTTTCTTTATAAACCATACCATGAAGTCCACCATTTTTTACATCAGCATTTTGAATACTATAATCATTCGTTGCTTTATCATCTAACCATAAATAACTAGCATCGTCACTATTTGTACCAAATGTCCAATTTCCGGTTGCATCTGGAACAACAAATCCAATCCATTCTACAGAATAATAATGACCACCAGAATTCATTGTGTTTATAAGATTCCCACTATCACTAGTTGCAGAAGTAATACTACTAAAATTTTTTGACGTTCCGCTTCCTTTTACAGAAGCATTCAAAAAATATGTTGTGTCATCTCCAAAGTATCCTTGTACGATTTTATAAGAGAGTCCTTGAACTTTTTTTATATTTCCGGAATCTAATGCTTTTCGTTCGTTATATTTTATATCACTAAATGCAATTGATGCGCCGAGTTTACACGACTCACGTGTATGTAAATTTGTGTCTAATAGGGTCATATTTATAGAAGAATTACCTGAATTCTCTCCTGAAACAACACATCCTTTTGCATAGGAACCAGTTGCTTTTTCATTCGGAATAAATTTTAAAAATTCATAATTATCTGCAAATTTTGTTTGTAGATTTCCGTAAGTATTGTCTAAATTATCTAGTATGTCATCATTATAAGAAACATACGTAATTGTATTGTTACCTGAGCTATCGGAATCGCTTGATTTTATCAATACATCGGTATTCGGCGTTGACATTTATTATATAGATTCTATATAATAATCATATTTCTTTTTTAAAACAATAAATGTTAATATCTTTTTACTTGATAAATATATTTATCCACTAAAAGGCTGGCTCTAACGTAGACATTAAAACACTATAATTTTACAAAAATGTAATAAACCAATGATGATGCTAAAACGCTCCAAAGTATACTTGTGTACATGGTAGAATCATAATTTGCTTTATACATACTATAAACCGAGTCTTCTGTCCGATTAATTTCACGCATCTTTACATCTAATTCATTTCTTAATTTCAAAATAGATTTATGGTTAGATAGCATAGAATTATAAGACATATCATACACTTCTCTTGATACACCTCCCGATGTGGTTTTAATATAAGTAGTGGCTGCATCTAGTGCAGCTATTGCAGTGCTAACCTCTTCATAAGAGGTTGTTACTGTATTTTCATCTGCGATATTACTTGTTGGGCACCCCGCTTTATTGGTGTAAGGGGGATTATTCAATTTATCATTTATAGAAATTACAGATGTTCTTGATTGGTTTATTGTACGGACTGAGTCATCTATATTTGGATTACATCTCAAATACTCAACATATTTACTATTAAAATTATTTAATTTTTGAACAACTGTTTCCTCAAGTTGGAATATGGTTTTTCCAGTTTGTCCACTTTGTCCGGATGTAAAAGGTGTTCCGTTCTCATTGAATAAGATTGTTAAATTACCAGATGACATTATATTATTTATTGCTATAAAAAATAGCCGCTACTAAAATAACGACACCTATACTCAAATTAATTGTTTTTACATACTCATTCATATAAAGTGCTTTTGTATTCTCATAGTTTTGGTCACTTCCTAAATGATTGTTTTGTAAATTATTTATATTTGTTGCATTATCTTTGTTTTTACATAACTCTTTTTTGTAGCAGTTCATGCTCAAATCATGCCACTGTTTCCATTTTGGATAATCTGATGAATATGTATTTGAATAAGATGTATTTCCATTATTTTCAGTATCTTTAATGCTTAAACATTCTTTTACTTTGTCAACAAAATCGGGTATATCATTATATCCAATAACAGGATATCTAGTCGTCGAGGTTGTTGAACTTGCTGGTCCTGTATCAGTATTATAAGAAGCACAGCCTTGTGCACAAACTGTTTGTGCGTTTACTCCTAACACAGATGTGTTTGAACAAAAGTTATTACAAAAGTAGTCATGACTAATTACATTAAAATTGAAAAATTGGAAATAGTTAGGTCGTTCGCCAGAGCCTGTATAAGTTGTGGCATAGGTAGTTAAACCACTTTGTATGTTACTATTCATATATTCGTTATAAACTTGCATTTCGCAAGCATTTTTTTGCTCTAGAAATTCTTGACTTAAATCAGGAAACGGTACACAACTCGCATCCGAAATTATTTTATATCCAATAGTTGCATCATTACAAGATGAATCAGTTGGCATTACATCGTTGGCCATTATGTAAAAAAAATCTGTCGGGGAATAACTAACAGCAACATTATTTGATGATGACATATTTTTCTATTTGTATATATTAGTATTATACCTTTTCGTGTAGAGAACTACGGTGTTTTAAATATGAGATTTTTCTCTAAACTAAATTTGTTTTAATCTTATACACATATTCTATAATAAGGTGTTGATAAAGCGGTAACACTACTTCTGGTAAACTGTGCTACCTCTCCAGGCCTCAATGACATTGCTAGCGCAAGTGGGTCAAATCTAGATATTTCTGGAAGAAGTTGTATATCTTTCAAGTTGAAATTCTTTTTTACTTCTTCTTTTTCAGTTTCACTTAAAATATTTACTTTTGGAACTAGCACATGATTGAATATGTTGAATTGAAGACGTTTTATATTATGAATCACCACAAAGACACCGCTTCTTTCATAAATATATTTTATTTTATTTATAATAGTATCATTTGGTTCCTCATCAATAATAATAATCAGTGTGTCGCTCTTTGTCAATACACTTTCAATATCATACAAATCTTCAACAATTGTATCTAAAGTTGCCGGTCTGATTTGTTTTGAACCTGTTTTTGGAGAAAAGTAATATTTTATGTATACTTTTTTGTTTGATTCTGTATGAGTCAATAACATATCTAGTTGTGAATTGATGTACATTGCGTCAATTTCATTAATACTAAATGTATTATAGTCGCCCACTGAATACTTTTTTCTTTCCATATGGTCTAAAATAGTCATTCGCGATTTATATATAGATAATATACGATTGCTTGATGTTCCTGACATTGTCTAATATGTTATAAGTGTGTATATATTTATATTATTATTGTTTTTTTAATTCAATTTTATAATAATACTGATAAAGTTGAATTTTATTTACTATTTTTACTATACTTTTTTTATTACGAGTTTAGTGAAATCAATTGGTCCTTCATTTGCATCATTCATTTTGATTTCAGAAGATTTTTGAAATTGATTTACTTGTCCTTTGGAAGGTTGTGCTGAAGCTCCTCCCATAATTACATCATTATATTGTTGTTCTGGTTTTCCACTGGATGATGTATCTACTGAATTATCAGGACCATTTACAATTTTGATAATCGGATTTACTTCAATGTTTGGCATTCCGCTGTTCATATTAGGCATCATCATATGTTCTTGATTATATGTGTAAGGTTGACTCGATTGCATGGGGTGTGTATTGTGTACAATTTCCGATGGTCTGAAAATATCAGTTGGATAAACTACTTTTATACTATCTTGAATATCACTTATTCCATCAAAGTCGTTTGTTTCAATGGTAACAAACTCTCCACCACCAACATCTTTTATAAACCATTGTCTATTTGGTTTCGAACCGCCTCTCAAAAATACAATTTCCCCACGCTGAAACTCCTTACTTTCACCACCTTTCATATCAGATGGTGGTGGAAAGTCTGGTGAAGTCGGTTCATACATTCCGTCTGGTGGTGGAAACTCTGGTGAAGTCGGTTCAAACATTCTGTCTGGCGAGTTAATTGTAAAGGCGGGCGAACCTGGTGAATAACGCGGTGACGGAGGATATGGGGGTGAATTTGGTGAATAGTTCGGCGAACTAGGAAAGTAAGCCGGTGAACCAGGTGCATATGGTGGTGATTCAGGCGGTGCATATGGAGCAAACCTTGGTCCATCTTCAGACGAATTTTCATAATTGTTCCGTGGAGTTCTCGCTATATCTATTCTTCTGCTTTCCATCAAATTTTCTTTTGTCATTTCAATAACCTTTGCAGTAGTTACATTGGATATTTGTGTCAACTTTGAAATATTTTTAGAAAATGATAGGTTCTCTAACTGTTCAATATTATCTTCCGTTATTAAACGCATCTGAATATTTGCAGTTTGTAATTCTTGTAAAAGTAATTTGAATGTATAAGGAACACAAACAATACTAAAATTACGTCCAAACCGAGTGATATTTTCAACATGCATTTCTTTTCCATCAACCGAGCCAATGAATTTAATAGGCCCATCCGCCATGGGACTCATAAAAAGATTTTTAGAAGGATTATAAACTGCCAACATACCGGTTTGATTACACACTGCCATATAGTATTTATCTCCACGTTCTAACATAGACTCACGTAAAAAGTTATTCATTCCATGTGATATAAGGACATCACGTTCCATTTCACCTATACGTAAACCACCATCATTTGCACGTCCACTTACCGGTTGTCTTGTAAGAGCAGTCATTGGACCTCTGGCACGATAATTAATTTTATCTTTAACCATATGTTTCAAACGCATGTAATATGTAGGTCCGATAAAAATATCACTCTCTATTTGTTCACCAGTCATGCCATTATATAAAATTTCATTACCAGTAGAATGGAACCCAACACGTGTAAGTTGTTCTCCAAATAACCCTATTTTTGAACCTTTATTGTCAAATGCGGTACAGTCTCCGAATCCACCATAAATTGCACATGCCTTACCTATTATACATTCAACTAGCTGACCTATAGTCATTCGACTTGGTAACGCATGCGGATTTATAATGATATCAGGTCGAATACCATCTTTTGTAAACGGCATATCCATTTCTGGGATTATCATACCAACTGTTCCTTTTTGTCCAGAGCGGGATGCAATCTTATCACCTAGATTTGGAATACGTACTTCTCTTAAACGTACTTTTGCAATACGTTCTCCTTCTTCACCGTCGGTAATAAATGATTTATCGACAACGCCAAGCTGACCTTTTTTAGGTGTTTTGGAACCATCTATTCTAACAGATTTATTTTCAACACTATTAGAGGTTATTCCAATTAAAACGGTTTTATCATCAACTGGTGTATTTTCACGAATAATTCCATATTTATCAAGCTTACTATAATCATAACCTGGCTTTGTTCCAACAACATTAGATTCCATTTCTATATTTGTAAATTTTTTATCCACAAGAGTATCTGCGTTTTTACTACTTTCCTCATGACTTTCATAGACGGTATAATAGGTTGTATTGAATAAACCACGTTTTATAGATGCTTCGTTGATGAGTACAGAATCTTCCATATTATAACCCGTATAACACATAATAGCGACTATCGCATTTTCTCCATAAGGGTTTTCTTCATTATTTATGTATTTCAAATATTTTGATTTTATTAACGGGACCTGTCCATTATTCAATACTACTGCAGTTTTATCCATACGAACCTGATAATTTGTATGATACATAGAAACTGCTTGTTTAGTTTGACCACAAGAAAAAGAGTTACGTGTTGGTGGATTGTTTTCTGGGAAAATAACTTGATTACACATCATTCCCAAAATTAACGATTCATGAATTTCTAAATGTGTGTATTTTTTGTTACTATTTTCAATATCAGAATGTTTTACTGCAATAAGTGCATTTTCACTCTCGCTTGGGTCAATATAATCAATAATAGCCTGTTCTTTCAAGAATCTTTCAAGTCGAGCAGGATTAGACTCTGAAGAAATACCTTCATATAATTCATTCAATTCATAAATACGCGGCAAGTCTTTCTCGAATAATGGTATTTTTTTTTTGTTGAATCCTGTAGTTAAATCTGACCAAGTAAAGTCATCCGCATTTATTTTATCCATTATATCTTTATTTTCAAATGATAATTTACCCGTCTCTGTGTTTACATAAAATATTGGGCGACATAAACGTCCCGAATCTGTATATATAAATATTGTGTTCAACTTAATTTCAAATGAAGCACTAGTAAACGACGGGATAAGGGCATTTCGTCGAAAAAGATGAATTTTTTGTATAGCTTCAAATGGATTTGTAACTGAGCCCGCCCATAAACCATTTACTACAACACGTGTCATTGTAGACAAAAGTGCGGGTCCTACCTCTTCAAGTAATTTCATTGGTATTTTCTCGCGTAACCAAGCTATCATAGGCTCTCTAGAATAACCTCTTGAAACAGTAGTGGCAATTGCAAGCGATTTATGTAATCCAATATTTCCACCATCAGGAGTATCAATAGGATCTATAAATCCCCATTGAGAACAATGTAAGACTCTTGGACCAACTAACTTTGCGCCAGAATCCATAGGTAAATTGGTTTTTCGTAAATGTGAAAGAGCACTATTGAATGACAAACGGTTCAAATCTTGAACAACTCCAACACGCTTAGTATGTGCTTCTGAACCCCAGTTACCTTTGAATGCTTTTTTGAAACCAAGTTCTACATAACGTTCTTTGAGAACTTCACGATAATTTTGTTGTATTAATCCTGGTAAATTTTCAGCATAAAGAGTTTTGTTATAATAAAGCCGTTTTTCAAAATCTAAATGAATTTGTTTTTGCTGTATCGTATAATATTCTCGAAATAAATCATAAATTAGAGAACCCACTAATTCTATTCTTTTATATTTGAAATTATCTCTATCAGTAGGTTGTTCGATATCAGAGTATACTGATAGTAGACGAAAAACAATATAACCAAGATAATATGCCTTTTGATTGAAATTAAGTTCTCCGACATGTGGTAAAAAAAAGTCGGATAAAACTTCAAGAGCATATGTAATTGTTCCATATTTTGTAAGAGTTGCAATGTACATAAGTGCCGATTGCTGCGTCATTATTGCACCTGCGTCTTGGACGGATGGTATAAACAAATCCATCATAGACTCATATTTATCCAAGTCTAGTAAACACATTGTTATAATGTCTTTATCGGTTATTATACCAAGTGCACGAAATACAACAAAAAGTGGAACAGGATTTCTTACGTTTGGAATATTAACAACTATATTATTGAAGGTGTATTTTTTGTTAGGTGTTTTTATTTTAACAGAAATTGTTCTTATTGGTTTTGAGGCGTTTTCAGAAACAGAACGTATTTCTGCTGAATACAAATAATTTTCATCATCCACTTTACGAATATAAAGCATATTGTCTCCGAATTTTTCTTGAGGAACCACTGTTTTTTCTTTTCCATCAATGATAAAATATCCTCCAATGTCATTTTTACATTCACCCATTGAGAATCTTACTTCTCTAGGTAATCCAGACAAAACACAATGTTGAGATTGAACCATTATAGGAAATTTTCCAAGGTATATTTTTTCTAGAGTAACAGTTCTAAGTTGTCGATTTTGTCCAACGATTGAGTTTTCGTTAGCCTCTCTAAGAAGTGTCGCCATAGCAGGTGTCATTTCAACTTCTACAGAACGAACACGTTTTTTCCTTTCTACTTTTTTAGGAGCTCCACCGGATTCTAGTTGATTCTTGTTGGCGTCATCCTCTTCCATAAAATCAAGGTATTTTTTCTCTTCTTCTTCAAACATATCCATTGAACGTTCTTTGAAATTTCCGGCCTTTTGATTTTTTTCTTCACTAAGTTCCACAGAATAATCAACATCTTCCAACTCGGCACCTTTTGCCCCACCTTCAGTTTTCTCCATCATATCAGCGCTTAGTGTAAAAGGGGCTTGTCCTTGCTCTAAAATATCTATAAATTCTATTTCAATATCATAATGAATAGTCATTCCATATGTCATATTTCTTAAACGAGCTTCATTGGGAAACATATAATGAGGATTTTCCTTATCATAAATAATTGGTTTTCCAAAGTATATTTTGTCCCCATTCTTTCCACCAAAGTACATAATACATTGATGCCTGAAATCTTGAATGCTATCATCAAACCCCGAGTTTATAACAATTGGGTTTTTTTCTTTAAATATTTGAAAAATACCCGTTTTAAAGAAATCGTCATAAGATTCGACATGATGTCTTACTAAAGATTGTGGATTATCTTGAAAATGAGAATTTATAACTTTCCATATAGTTTCGTGGTCCATGATTATATTATATACTAACAAAATACAATATCTATTTATTACCTTTACTAAGTATTTGTAATTTATACATTATATTCTCGAATTTAGTAATAATAGAGATTGTGGCTATTTGTAGCTACATAAATTTTCTTTAGCTATAGTATATACCATAAAATGGCATCCGGTCTTGATACTCTCTTTGGTCCTTTAAGTAAAAACTACTGTTTCTACTTTTACATTCTCTCTGTTTTCGGATTAATCTCATTGATTCTTTTAGTTTTATCTTCTCTTTTTATCGGAATTTCACAAAAGAAAGGCTCACTATTTTATTTACAAATGATTTCCGTTGCAGTTGTTTATGGAATGATTTATTTACAAAACCGTCTATTATTCAATATGTGTAGTCATTCACTCTAATCTTGTATAAAAATAAAAAACATTTAGTAAAAAATACATGATTTAAATACGCGCACAAATTATATTATAATAAGTAATCAATGGATATTCTTTATTATAGCAATTATTGTAAACATTCACAAAAAGTAATTCAATTTTTAGCAAAAAACAATTTAACAGACAAATTAAATTTCATATGTATCGACAAGCGACAACGTGACCCTAAAACTGGTCAAACACATATTCAATTAGAAAATGGAAAGACTGTAATTCTTCCACCAAATGTACATAATGTTCCATCTTTACTTCTTGTAAAACAAAACTACCGTGTCGTTTTAGGAGATGAAATTATTGCAACTTTTCAACCAAGAGTTGAACAACAAAACAACACTGCAACACTCAGTCAGGGTGAACCTGCCGGTTATCAACTCTTGTCTTCTAATAATGGAATGAATATAGTTTCTGAACAATTTACTTATTATAGTATGACACCTGAAGAATTAAGCGCAAAAGGGAAAGGTGGGAATAGACAAATGTATAATTACGTTTTAGCAAATCACACATTATCTACAATTGAAACACCACCAGACAACTATCGACCAGATAAACTATCAAGTGGTGTTACAATTGATACTCTTCAACAAAAACGAAACGATGATGTTCCAGAGTCATTTGGACAATCTCCTTTCTCTATTTAGTACAAATCGTTGTATTTATTCAAAAATGTTTTTTGTAAAATATATAAAGTTTTTATTATTATTTTATTAAGATGACTGATAAAATAACAATCCAACGAGCATTCAATTCGCATTTTATAGAATTAATGAATGATATAGTAAGCATTTATCCAGACAATGTAGAAATCATTTCTGCAAAAAACTCCTTCGAAAGTATAAAACGGTTGAATCCGACAACTGTAATAAAAGCATGGCATAAGTTTATAAATATACCTTATGGTTCTGAAATAGAAAACGGTAATTTATCCTTCTTTTTTGAAAAGGATTATCAAACTGATTTATCTCATTTGAATAATGTAGATGAAATATTAAAAATAATAGACAAAGTCAGAGGTCCTCTACAAAATATGACCAATACAAATAAAGAACATACTGGAACGTACTTAAAAAATTTGGGAAAGTTGTCACTAATCTATTCTAATTTATAGTTTGATTTTTCGCTTTTCTTCTTCGTGTAAAATTGTCATATTTGTTGTATTTTTTCATCCTCCGTGTTGCAAGTTTAAGTGCTTTGCTTTCTGGCTGACAACCATCATATAATATATTATAATCTATTACACTTGCTTTATCCCCTGTTATTGCACTCGCTAAACGTCCAATTCCCCAACTTCTTGCACTTTGAGATGGGCGTGAACCACTACTGAAATATGCACCTTCACCTTTGCTAACTATTTTCTTGAGAGCGGAAAGTTTGCATTTTGTTTTCCTCGCTAATTCCATATTTGGAGAAGCGTTCTCCACATTATACATGTCTCTTACATGTTTCAAATGTTTCGACTTACGCACTTTGAATGACTTTATTTTAGGTCGTGTAAAATAAATTCCTTTTTTATAAAGCTTCCTAGATTTTATAATACTATCTTTTTGTTTGATGTAGTCAGGTTTTGTTAGTATGTCTGGTATGTACCGTTTTGGTATATTCATTGTTTATAATAGAATGTGAAAATAATTAAAATAGAAATATTACAAAAATAAACAATATAGAGATTTTTGTTTGTTCTTTTAAAATGTATTTAATATTCTTTTTATTGTTTAATTTGTCAATTGCATGTAAAATTCCAATACAAAATTCTGTCATTTGTAAAAATTGTAAATTTTTAATTCCAGACAATTCTTTTTTTTGTCTTCCTTTTGATGATAGTAATGTAAGATATGGAAAATGTTCTCGTTTTCAAGAAGAATTAACTGATTCAGAAAAAATGGATTATTTAGTTACTGGAAAATTAAGCAAACACCTACCCGAATACAAATATTGTAGTATTGCTAGAACTTATGATTCAATGTGTGGCAAAGAAGGAAAATATTATGAAAAAAAATAATATAAAGTTTTTTACCAAATATAATATATTATTAATTTTTATAATGAAAATATTTTTGTTTTTTGTTTTCGAGTTATTTACAAACATGAAATCTTACGCATATTTATTTAATAACCCTAAACAAAACGATAAACCATGTATAGAATGTAAACATTTTGTAAAGCAGTATGCATTTGAAAAATACTACATTGGAAATTATTATGGAAAATGTAATAAATTTAAAGAAAAAGATAAATTAACATTAGAAACTATTCCTATGTTTGCACATGACGCACGAGCCTCTGAAAAATACTGTGGAAAAACAGGAAATTATTTTGAAAAAAAATAATTGAAAAAAAACAATTAAAAAAATAATTTTATTAATCAACTCTAATGCCCCTTTAGCTTAGTGGTAGAGCACCAGTCTTGTAAACTGGAGGTCTCGAGTTCAATTCTCGAAGGGGGCTTACAATTATACATTATAATGTCTTTTTGTCATTATAATGTTAGGGTCTAACGGGTGTTTTGTATCAAATATCTACAGACTTATATTTTTATTCAAGATTATCCGAGTCGTCGCTTACATCTTCTTGTAATTTTGAATTATTTTCATCATTTTTTTTTCTATCCATTGTAACCTGACGTTTATCATAATTCAAATAGTATAGAATCTCACTTGGAGTTAGAGCATCAAAATAATCTTTTACAACACCTCGTGTAATTATAATTTTTTGTTCACTCAACGAAGGTAAATAAATCTGATGGTGAATCTTAGAAGCATGAATAAAAAACTTTTTTGCAATTTGAATTCCTTCTTTCTTTACATAGTAAGAAAAGTAAGACTGATGAACATTTGTTACAAAATCTTGATACTGCTTTCCAAATTGATTGAAAAGTTTCTTGTAAACAGGAAATTGTTCTAGAAACTGATTTTTTTGCTCAACTCTTGCCAAACAAAAATATTGATACTGGAGATTAGGATTATTTCCTCTTAATTTCTTTAAATCTTCATATACTGGGTTTTGCATTGCCGCTCTATCTCCATTATGTATATTTGTAAACATAACTCCCATAGTTGAATAGTCAGAATGAATCGACCCAAACTTTTGTTGTAATTCCTCATAAGAATTATCTACAAATCTCTTTGGAAACTCAATTGTCCCATTTGCAAAAAAGTCCCAATTTTCATAGATAGTTGGGGGAATAAAAGTAACATTATTTTCACCAATAGTATAAACTGATACAAGAAAAAGATGTGTTCCTTCAATTGGCATGACAATATGATTTTCTTTATGCTGCATTACAAAACTATATGAGTTATTTTTGGGTAAATATTCCAAAAGCGGGGATGACTCCAACGTATCATCACTTGCACAAATAGCCTCCAAAAACATTTGTCTGAACGTCTTTTGCTTTACAACTTCTTGTTGTTCAGAATCATCGTTAAGGTAATATTGAGTTCTATAATACCAGTAGTTACCACCAACGGCGCCTCTTGTGGAAATTTCCCATTTGTTAATTCTCTTATCAAAAAATAAATTAATCATGGTTCCTTCAATAATTTCATTTGTATAGACTGAATCTGATAAAATAGGATTACTAGCTTTGAATTGTTCAATTGTTACAGAGTTTGGAGGTGAGAAGCAAAGAATATTATTCAACTCATCGGTAATTAAAGAGCGGTACAACCGCATGTTTTTATCGTCAAATGATAAATAATTTGAATCATTATTGATAATATTATATGTAACGTCGTTTGATACGTATGTCTTTGTTTTTATAGTTTCTTTTTTATAATCAATTGTATCCACTGTATAGGACATGTATTTATAATCAGTGCTTTCCATTAAACCGGTTATTACTATAATGTATTGCCAAATAGTCTTTAACCTCTTTTTAAAACTACTTTATATTACCATAAAAAAGATGTGCAATATAACATGTTCAAATGCGAAAAAGTAATTTAGACTTATAAATATATTATAATAGTACAATATATTATATAAATGTCAGAAAAAGAGGAGACAACTGAAATGGAATATGAAAATTTGGAAACAGACAGCAACGACGAAACAAAAGATAATGAAGGGTTCTCTTTAGAACTAGGAGATGTCGTTGAAATAATTTCACCTTCAAATCCTGATTATCATGACCAAACCTTTTTTATTCACTACATAAATGAAACACGAATTGAAATTGTAAACATTACTACTTATCAATTAGAAAAACTCAACATCGATACAGATGGCTCTGTCACTGATGAATCAATAACGGAAATAAATTTGATAAGCAGGAGTGAAGAAAAAGGTTATGCAAGACAAAATGGTCTTCTTCCAAAAAAATGGATTACGATTCACTTCGGTGGAGAAATTCCTTTAATTATTACCGGATTAATAACCAATTTAGAAGAGGATGAAATTGAAGTGACAACATATCCCGATAATGACGTTCTTTTTATAAATTTTGAATACAAAGGACTTCCAGAAGATATACCAATTGAAAAAATAGCTTTTAGAGATGCTCCAAGAGGAGCTTTATTAGAAGCTGCTGCTGAAAAGTTATCAGCAAACAGTGAAGAAAGTCTTTTTAATGAATCAGAAGCTTCTATTACTTTTACTGAAGATGGTGAGTCTATTATAAATATACCCGACTCTGTTTCTGCCGATGAAAATATAAGGGAAGTTCTTCATTCGGTTTATTTAGACGCCAATGAGTTATTTGGTGAAGATTTGGAAGAAGTATTTCAAGTAGTTGAAATTCCTGACTCGGAAAAGAGATATGGAATTGATGTTCAAGTAAATGATTTTACTGATGAACTTTTATCGAGTATACCCACCTCTAGAAGAACAAGTTTAGTTATGAAAAGAGTTCATAATTTAGTTGAGAGATTCAAAGAATTGAGACGTTTATATTCAAAATTTGATGAAAATGGTAACGTAACAGGGAAAAAAATAAACGGAGACTTAATTAAACCACTTATTCATCATATTTCAAATCTTGATGTAAAACTAAGATGGCTCATTCCAGTAGTTTCTCAGCGTAAAAAGCTTTATGATTTAAGCGATGAGGGTGGTGAAGACACGATTTCTCTCAAGAGTAATGATGACCTTATTTCACAAAACGAGATACTTACAAATTATTATAAGAATAATGTTCCTGGTGAAGAATTGAAGTATGATTACATGTTTTCGAGAACACATGAAACAATGACTCCCTTTTCACCACCAGTACAACGTGAAGACTTTCTAGCATTCAACAAAGAAGTAAAAACCGACTTAGAAGCTATTGTTAATAATTTAGATGATTTTTATACTACGGTTAGCGAGCAAGCTATTTCTACAAAAAAATATACACCTACTTCTTCAAAATTTCGATATTTTATACAAAAATATAATCTAGGTATGACAAAATTATCTGGATTACAGAACGTTGGACAGTCAAAAATCTTTTTAAAAAGTAGACTGACACCGAATGATAAAGTAACAGTAAAATCACTTATTGTCATGTCAGAACCAGTTATGAGATATTCTCATGTTGATATGCCTGCTACAAACATTTTGATTCGTTCTCAACTTAGTCAAACATCATTGGATTATTTTCGTATTTTCAAAAAGTCACGTGATATATCACAAAAAAACATTGATAATTTAGAAACTGAAATAGACTATGAATCACAGGAAAAGGAAGAAGATGGTATACGTTTTTTGTCAGAAATAACAGAATTCGTATTAGACGAATCCGTTGGTGATGAAACTGAAAAATATAATAAATTTTTGAACGTTATTATACCAAAAATCAGAACTCTCATTCGACTTGTTCGAAAATACATGAAGGATAAGTTGACTTTTATTGATGTTGTAAAAACATTAGAACCATTTATGATTTACCCTGATAATATTAGTTATGGACAATATAATGAAATACGCTACTTTTTGAAAGAAAAAATAAAAGACTTCAAAACATCATTTTCTACAAAATCAATGGAATATTCATCTTTCAAAAATGCTACATACAAAGTTCGTGGTAGAGAAAACAGGATGAAAGTTATGTTATCAGAAAAACGTGATATTCAAGATAGATTTATAGAAACATATAAAATACATAAAAACAAAAAAACGGACGATTCTGTTGACACCGGAAGTTCAAGTGAGTTATTACATTTAATTATTGATACTGACCAAAGTAAATTATTTTCCACTCTTCTTTCTTCTATGCTGCTAGCATTAGTTACACCAAATAAGTTAATGGATTATTTTGATGAACCTGAAGTAGACGAACTGAATGCTTATGAAAAATTAGGTTCTGATGGTTGTGTTCGTAGATTCTTAAGTAAGAAATATAAATCTATTGCAGAATTACAAAAAGATAACAGTGTAGAAGATTTATATTACGACAAAGAATATGATGATACGCCTTATTCTATTTTGAAAAAATATGAAGACGAAAAAAAGAAAATGCTACCTGAAAAATTTGTTCAGTTCTTAGCAGAGAATTTAATTCAAAAGCATGATTGTCCAAGAGATATGGCAGATGAATTGGCCACGACACTTATTGCTGGTAAAAAAGCCGTTCGTGACGGTGAATATGCTATTTTAGAATTGAAACCGGCTCTACCTGATAGCATAGATAAAAGTTCGTTGAGTGAAAAAGAAAAGAGCGAAATTGCTATTGAAGAATCAGTAAGGACAAAATATCATTATTACAAAAGAAGAAATGGTCACTGGGTAAAAGACGAAGACATTGACGAAGAGGTTTTTATGGATAACAATACATTATTTTGTAATATAGATTTCAAATGTCAGAAAAATCCATCTGTAAATACCTGTGACCCGGAGAATGCAGTTGAGATTAGGATGAAACGTCTTGCATCAGAAAATGCTCTAAAAGAATTTGATAAGCGTTATACTATATCTGTTGAAGAAATGACTGCGCTTCTTGAAAAAGGTATTGAAGAATATACTTATTCCATTCAAAAGTTGAGAGTTTTAAAAGAAAACCAATTGACAAAATCGAATTTTATTGCCTATGAGATTGGTAAGTATGCAAACAAAGACGATATTTTAGTATCTCCCTATGCAAAACTATACGACCTCGTTTTGTCACAAGATGATTTTGTTAAAAAGCAATCTGATATATGCAAACTAGTAAGTGAATTTTGTCGCGAACCTTTAGTAGATGAACAAAAAGAAGACCAGCATTGGTTATACTGTAAAGAAACAAATACAAAGTTGGTTCCACAATCTATTTTTTTATTAGCAAATGCTTTTATATCCGGCGATAACTATCTAGATAAACTAGATGAATTATGTCATGCAGTCGGAACAATAAGTGATGATGGTGATGCATGGGTAGATAAATTTTGTGGATGTGTCTTGAGAAAAATAGATGCAGTGAACGAAGACGGTTATGATGCAACAGGATTTAAAATAACTAGTCATGGAATTATAGAAAAAGACTTGGGGACAGTAGCTGCTGAAGTATTGAATAAAAGAGAAATAAAAGAGAGAAAGGTATTTGAAGACGAAACAACTGATATTGCTCATAATGTGTTTTATACAATATGTAACAACATGGAAGTTCCCATGGATGTTATTGAATCTTTTGTTATGCGAATTTCAATGGAACTTATAACAGATTCAAGTGTTCTATTAAGTGAAAAGAAATATGTAAAGCGTTCGGAAAAACTTGAAAAGGAAAAGGGAAAAATACAAATACCATATCGCTTGTACAAAAATCAAACTATAATTAGTATTATAGGTTCTGCTATTTTAATATCTGTTCAAACTGTGATTCCCTCTTTCAAAATTAAAAAAACGTTTCCTGGGTGTGTAAGGTCATTCAGTGGCTATCCAATGGATGGTGGAATAGAAGATACCACCGGTCTAAAATATATTTCATGTGTTATCGATAAGTCAAAAAGTACTATTTCTCCATGGGATTCTATTCAGAAACTAACATCTGCCATTATTGAAAAAAGAATAAAAGATGTCTTGGAAAAATACATTGTCGGGAAGCCAGAAATTGTAGAATTGTATTTGAAAAAACGCGAGTATATGCTTTTGAATCCATATGAAATACTACCAGAAGAACATAGTGTTTCAAAATGGAAGAATTTCTTACCTCCCATTGTAGATTTCTCAATAGTCAGTTCATTAAAAGGGACTTCTAGTGAATTTGATGAAGAGACTGTTGAACTTATTAGAAAAGGACATAAAAATACACAAGAACATTTGAATGTATACGTTAGTAAAAATATTCAACATGGATACGGAATTATAGAGTCAATTAATTCAATTGTTAGAACAAAAGATGCATTACTAAAAACGTCCGCAAAAGTTCCATTCTTAGAAAATGCTTGCTGTAATGAGGATTCTGATAATACAAATCCAATTAAATATTTTACAAAAGAAGATAAGAATATTGACCTTTTCATAAAACGAGTTGCAAAAAATGAAACAATTATCAAAAATGTAAAGGCGTTTACAAATCCAGGTATATTGTTCAACGATGAAGACTCGACTATAAAACGTCCTGTGCTACCAAACGAAATAACCGAAAAAAATATATATCATGCATTTATTTTTTATTGTAATTTTGATTCTGACGTACCTATTCCAAATGACCTTGAGTTTGTTTGCAGAGAAAAGCCTGAAGATGGCTATGACAAAAAGTGGACAATTGAAGAAAAAATGGAATTCTTGAAAAAACACGGAAAACGGTATTCAACAGATGACTTACATAATTTGATGAGTATAATAAACAAACGAAATATATCTGATTCAAATTCTGAATTGGTCGTTATGCCAATCAATATGTTGAAGGAACTATTAGAAAGTTTCGAATTAAAAGATTCAAGAATAATAGAAGAACCTTTACGAAAACTATTAGGAGAGTTACTACTAGAATATAATTCAAAAACGTATATTGACGAAGAAGACAAGACGATGACACCATTCAATAAAGCAATTAACCGGTTGCGTAATTATTTACAAAAAACAAATGATAATATGCATAAAAAAATTATGGAATTTTTTGATAAGTATGGTAATTTTTCAAAAGCACAGTTTGATAGTCTTCAGGAATATATTTTGAATATACATAAATGGAAACTCGACCGGTCAATGAAGGAAAGTGGATTATACTATGACGATGGACTTTACACAGTAACTACTTTTTTAAAAAATTCTATATACACCATGTCACGTGTATTTCCTAATTCCATTTTCAATAATGTTCAATTCAATAAAGTTCATAAACATTGGGGACTCTCTGACGAACATATGATGGACATATCTAGTGCGATAAAAAAATCATACGAAGAGTTAAATAAATTCAAAACCGATACAACTTTGTTACGGTTCTTACAAAACGCAAATACTTGGTCAGTAGATTTGAACCTATTCATTCAACATATACCTATTCACACGCCTATTCTTAAAGATGGAAGTAGTTACTTTTCTCTATTTGACAAACGAACTCTGTACTTACTGTTTTCTTATTGCTGGTACTCTACTATTTATGAGTTTATAGTATCTTCTGATGATGAAGATTTGTTGAAACTAGATATCCAAGAATCTAAACGTTCACGGCGTGAAGCAATTGATGAGTTGAACGACCCTGCAAATATCTTAGGCGCGGTTGTAAGTAATCCGAATTTAGACGAAGATATTTTTGATTATGGATCGGATATGGTGGATGTTCAAATTGTATCTGGAAACAAAATGGAATTGAAAACGAAAGTTTGCTCTATGTTATACTCGTTTATTAGCATAGAAAAAGTTGCAAAAAATGCACTTGACCAGCGATATGAAAGCATATCGAAAAAAGTGAACAGAACAAAACAACAAGAAAAGAAATCCATTACCGATTTCCTTGAAAATTTGGAGAAAGATGAGTTAAGAATTGAAGACATGTTGAAAAAATTCAAAATGGGTAGATGGAATATTGGTATGCAAAAAGGCGTTTTTCAATATGACAAGGCTACTTATGAAAGAGAACGTGAAGGAAATTTAGCAAGAATGTACAATGATTTAGAAATAAATGACTTGGAAAATTATGAACAAGTCGATATGGATGTCAATCAACTAATCGCACTTGAAGAGCAAGACAATATCGAACAATATGATGGCGAAGGAATGGATATAGGACACTTTGATGAAGAGTATGCTGATGGTGTTTATTATCAAGAGGACCAAGACCACGATTTTGGTTATGAGGAATAAATTTTGTAGATATTATATAGATAAATTATAATATGTACTCGACTAAGCTATTTATAAAAAATAATAAAGTAAGTCTTTCTATTATTTTATTTTTAGCAATATTTGCTTTATTGCATTATTCTAGACCTTCTCTTTTGTATAACAAGGAAGGAGGGTTTCGTCAATTTGGAGTTGGATATAAAAATAAAACTGTTTTACCTATTTGGGTTTTTGCAATTGTTTTAGCAATACTATCTTATTTAGCAGTTTCCTATTATTTAATGTTTGGTTAATTGTTAAGGTATATCGTTATAGCAGTTTCAAAAATTACTATGTATAAAAATATAGTAATTTTAAAATGGATGCACCACGTCTTATTGAATCTAGCGCAAAAGATTTTTTATACTCCACTCTCAGTAAATGTCATAATAATCGCGTACATATTTATACAATTGCTTTAAATCTAGGCGTTTTATTAGGTTTTTTGATTGTTACTTTTACTATACTATACTATTGTTATAAAAAAAAACCTTCTGAATATGAAGCCAAACAAAAACTTTTACGTGACCAACAATATATTTTGTCAAAAATACGTTTTTATCAAGGTGAAAATGTTGAACGACGAACTTCTGATATTACAGCACTCCCGATTATGCGATAAAAAATTATTTAATAAAATTACAGAAAATCTAACTATAAAAACATATTGATAAAACTAACTATAAAATCACACAAAGCGCCTTTAAGACTCTTTAATCATAGCAATAATACAGGATGCATTATCTGACGAATTCCCAAACAGTGTACCTCCTAGTTGTTTGTTTCTCTCTGAAAAGCTTTTGGCCACTGCGTCTACTCCGGCCTTTCCAGCTTTTTCAACTGATTCTACACAATTTGGATAGAAGACAAACTCATTCACTTGTTTTTTTTGCCAGATATCCCAAATTCCGTCGCTACCCATAACAACTGCCACATATTTATTGGCAGGGTCTTCCACATATTCTTCCCCTCTTTCCATACACTCTGCAACTTTCTTTTCTCTCAATTCGCGCTTTTTTTCAAATACTTGTTTCAAGTCGAATCGGCGAACTTCTGGGCGATGTGAGAGTCCAGAGCTGACTCCTTCAAAATCACCAATCGAGCGTGTCATCGCCAAGTTTTTTGTTGTTGCTGGAGATGAAAACAAACTGGCAAATTCACCACAAACATTTTTATGGTAAAACCCATTTTCATTTTTTGTTAATACGTCGTCTTTGATAGTGAAAATGTCACGGCTATGTAAATTTCTAGCATCTGGATATGAGAGAGTAGCAAAAGGTAAAAGCGGATTTGCTACACAGTGACGAAAGCTTCGTAGTCTTTTGAATTCTTCTTCGTCGGTTGGTGAATGTGATGCTGTCAGTTCCAAAAAATCTCTATCTTCCATTTTTTCAGAAAACGGGGTAGTCTCTTCTGGTGTTACGATTTCTGTATTGAAATGAAGATTTAGCCCAAATTTATTGAAAGCACAGTCAAGAGCAGAGTCTCCTAGCACTGTTATATAAGACTGTCTTATAGATTCATCGTTTGTTAGAATGCTGGATGCACTGTCGCCAGCGTTTGCTGTGTATATGTAGTTCTCTGTAAAAACAGTTATAGTAAGCGTTGAACCTCCGCTATATGTTTGTCCGCCTCTGGAATTTTTGAAAATCAAATTATCTCCTTGTTCGACACAATTGCCGTCCGTTTTTTTGTAAAAGGCAGTTAACTCATCTTTGACAGAAGTGTGCGCAAGCATAAATACTTGCGTAAGTGTTTTATATGGCTCATCCAAAAGTAGTTGAATGGTGTCAGGACAAAAGAACTCACGACATGTCTTTATGCAAGCACCAGATGCAATTTTTCCATCGGGACCATGGCCGTCAGCAATTACGCAAATTCTCGCACGTTCATCTTCATAAATCCATCCGTCATCCTGCTGCTCTTTATTTCTAGAACCTCCGATATCAAAATGAATATTGGAAATATTTGTAATATACTTACCTGTTTCCGGAACACTCGATATTCTGGAAAATATCGTCTCAATAGGTAAAGTAGCTTCTTCAGTGGTAGTCATTGTTGTTGTTGTAGTCGAATATTATTCTGTTATAACTCTAAAAAAGGAATCAATTTTTTGTCTTTTAAATTCAAATCCTTTTCAGTGTATAAATGTAGTTATCCAGATAGACCTTAAATAGAATAAAAAACATTTATTATTCTATTACTGTTATATAAAAAATATAATTCACTGCCTATATTATATAATGAATATTATTCGAGAACAGAGAGAAAATATTATAAAGACAAATAATACTGCACAAAGTAATTTAATCGGAATTTTAGAAAAATTAGATAAGCGCACTCGTGAAATTTCAATTAACGATTCGCTACATGGAAATCTAGATTTCTATGTTCTCGAAAGAGAAGGATTTAATAATGTAAAAACTATTATACTTACAAAAGAAGGAGAAGTAACAAGTATAACTAATCTTCCAACTGGTTTAGAAAAATTACACTGCGGACACCAGTTTATTACTGAATTAACAAATTTACCATCTTCCCTTATTGATTTGAACTGTGAATCCAACTATGTCGAGAACCTTGACTTTTCAAAAGTAGATAAATTAAAATTTTTAAAGGTAACAAGTAATCATCTTACACAATTAGAAAACTTACCAGATACATTAGAAGAACTATATTGTAACAATAATCGTATAAAAATTTTACATTTAAATGAATTGTTAATGCTACGGGTTCTCCATACTTCCAATAACAAGGCAATTATTATTGAAGGATTACCTCCATCGGTTGTAGATTTTCAATCTGAAAATAACCCTTATATTGAAATTGAATATGCAAATATGCATAGAAGCGGTGAAAAAACATCTGAAAATTCAGAAAGAAGACTTGATTATATAGAAAGTTTACATGATTATTTCAAATTAAAAAGCAAATATGAAGAGCAAAACTTCAAATTAAAAAAGAAGGCATTTGAAAAAGGTAAAACAAAAAAATCAAAACTAAGGATGGTATCTAGTGTTGTTTCAAAATGTATTAATTGTAAACAGCCAGGTGGAACTTTGTTCTCAAATAAGGATAATAACTATTATGCTATTTGCGGAAATAAAAGAACCCCTTGTAATTTGAAAATCGAAATATACAATGGACGACATCATAATTGTGATGGTCTTCTTATGATAGAACATGGAGAACTTAATGATATAAAAACAAATATAATAAGAGAAAAATTAAATACTATTTTTAGTTATGTAGATAATAGTTCTGCGGCTAAAAAATTCAAAGAACAAATAGAACAATTTACATTCTTTAATGCTGACTATACTGGTCTTCTAGAGAAAAATAATAATCTCTATAAGAATGAAATAAGAGAAGAATTAATTCGAAAAAAATCAAAACAGATTTATGAACTTACTGCAGCAATAAGAGAATTAATTAATCAGTATGAAAAAGATAACAACCATGAACTATTGAAAACTGCTATTCAAATACAAATAAAGGAATTGAATCCTGAAATACATAATTTAAGATTATTACGTAATGAAATTAATGAAATGGATTTGATTTCTGGTAAAAAATCAACTAATTTCAATAAAGAAAGCACGGAAACAAATGAAGGTGACGAAAACGAAATAGAATATGCAGAATCTTATCTTATTCAGAAGTATGCAAAGTTGTCTTTATTAGAAGAGAACCTTGGTAGACAACCAGCAGTTGTAAAATATTCAAAAAAATAAAATTACTTATAGCCAAATGGTCACAAAACAACGGATAGACATTAAGGTCCAACAGGATTTTTAACTACCGGAGGTTTTACTACAAGTGGTTCATTTTCAACTATTTTTTGCGTTATACCATTCCATGTTGTCGATTGATACATAAATTTACACATGTTACACTCTATGCAAGTATACATTTTCAAAGGATGATTTATAAAATCACTAGCGCCATCACCAAAAAAAAATTCGGTTCCTAAAGTAGCTGTTTTTGAACGGTCCACAGAAACATCAATCGAATAAAATGATGTTTGGCTACATACTTCACATGTCATTGTTTTACCATTATATGCAGGCGATACTATTTTATAATTCATTTTTTTTGAACTTTGTTTTTGGTCCTCTGTTTTATTTCCTTCAAAAAATCCAAAAATACCCCCGTTCATTTTCTTAGTTTTGTTTTGTACAACTCGTTTTTGTTTTTTGTTCTCCTTTGTGTATTTTGGCATATAATATAAGAATAGATAATCCCATTGGTAAAAACAAGGGTTCATAGTAGTTCAAATATGTCCATAACATTACAAATAAAACAGGAAACAAATGAAGACGAGGAATCAAATTATAGCAATCTGCAGTTCTGAAAAAAATCCAAAGTCCGCTACATATAACCGCTATTATAACCTTTGTATTATAAGATATAACTTTATCTAAAAATATTATATTATATACAAATATAATATAACTATATGATTCTGTTACACGCTCCGAGTCTAGCATCCATTAAAATTTGAAATACCATCCCAACTTATTTTATTTGTGTTGGTCCAAAAGTTTAACGCACACTGTGAGGTTCTTTGATATTTTGTTCCCCATTTTGAGTCTCCAAAATTAATTGTACCATCAGCTGCATTATATCCTGGTGTATCAGTAGGAATATTGTATGTTTGGTTTGTACCTCTTGTAAACGAACCGATGTTACGGGGGTCAATCTTACATTTATTTACTTTGGGGTCTCCGCCATTATCAACCGAAGTCCAATAGTCAGGACAAGTATTTTTTGTTGGCGGGAATACTTCTTTATTGTTCTTAGCGCTCATCATAATACCAATTATTGTAAGTATAAGGATAAGAAAAATAACTGCTACCGACAATACAATAATATAAAAAGCTTCCATTTATATATTATACAAATAAGATTTTTACAAGTCACATAGATTTAATCTCTAACGGTGAATAAATATATTATCCACAAAAAGAGATTTCATTTATCACTAAATTTATTTCTCGATTAACTTTATACATTATGTCTTATCAAAGAATACACCCAGAAATAATAGATAATCCGAATAATATTTTGAATTTAGATAAATACAATGGTAAAGTAAGTATTATGGAAACACCTAATCCAGATGTAATTTTTAAGATGCAAGAAAGAATTGCAACTAAAAACAAAGCGACTTCTTATAATGAGGCTCTGAATGGCACATGGGAAGATAATGCATTATCTCAAGTATATTTTTCATCAAATAATGTTCAAATTGTTCAAAATGGAATTCGTGCTGGTGTTTACAAAATGTCGGAAAACAAATATGTTATTGCTGTTCCAAATATTGATACAGTTAAAATTATAATGCGCAGCACATACTTACAATACGCTGAACATTATCCTAATGACATAACTGGACAAATTGAAAGATTAAATCAAATTGTTTTGGACTATGCTGTTCCGGCCACATATAATGAAGCTGTTGGATATCTCAAATATTGTGAAGACCAAAGTACTTTAGTTGTGCCTCTAGAACGGGAATTACAACATGACCGCAATTACAAACAATTAGAATTAAAACCATGGTTTTAGGACGTGTATAATAATAAATTATTTAGTAATATATCTTTGGTTAATATATATTACTAATAAAGATATGGCAGAACCAGAAAAATATGCTATTATTGTTGCGGATATTAAAGATGATAAAATAACTAACGCTCAATTCAAAATAACGGACGTCGCCGCAGAAAAACCTGATATGACGACCGGTTATTCTCCCATAGATATAACAGACCTTGCGACAGCGAGTGCGACAGCGTCTACCACAGCTGGGCCAGCGACTGCGACAGCGCCGGTTCCGGGCGCTGTTCCAATAACAGCATCAGTAACCGAACAATCAAAATCTGAAAATTCTTGGCCCACAGAGATAGAGCCAGCAACTTATGAAAGTATACAAAAACTAGGTATATTTTATTTAGTTAAAAATGGCACAGGCGAAGTCGCTGAAGGAGAAAATATAAAAATGTTTGATTTACTCCAAATACTCTCTGATTCATCATCAAAAGATTACAAAAAAGGTATTCAAAAATTATTTTTTAGAAAAATTAATATTACTCGAGTTTCCACAACACTGTTTAAAAAAGCAACGCGATTTGCTACAAAAGCATATGAAGTAGCAAACGCACAAAATGTAATACCAGAAAATTTTACTACTTATTTTGAAATTCCCGAGAAAGGTAATATTAAATTTTCACCGACGACAACAACATCAGGAAAGCCCGACTCGTTATTAACAGTTACTAATATCAATTCTAAAGAATTGAAAGATTCATATATAATTTATAAAGCAGTAGATAATAAAGGATTTCTTACTATCAAAGAACTGATAGAGGAAGACACAACCATTAAACCTGAAGATAAAGAAGAATTTTTAGAATCATTATCATTAGGAGGAGCCAAAAAAAATTCAAAAAAAAATAATATCAAAACTAAGAATCGAAGAAACAAGTTATCAAAGAGAAAGACTCTAAAACGAACAACTAGAAAAATCAAACGTACATAAAATACATTGTCATCAACAATGTCTGTAAAAATGCAACTGCGGTAGAAGACATTATAAGTGTAAAATCAGAAATCAAATATCCATGCGCAGCCCAAATAAATGATGAAAAAAGTCCCAACCCAATTGTTTCCAAAGACAAATCACGAACTTGTTTTCGAACATGAACCTTGTATATTTGTGGAATAACTTGAATAGTACTTAAAACTACTGCTAAGCCGGCAATTACTGTAGAAATAAATTGAATATTGTATTCCATTATATATTATAGAATTTATATATAATATATAAATTTTATTAATCTCGTTTTGGTAGACAAAAATATTTATATGCTAAAAGACCTCAACAAAAAAAATATATACAAATGTAAATACTATCTACTCTATTTTTAATGTCTTTCATATACAAATATTTTTTATTTACTTAGCAACTGTCAAGACTTTCTTTACCTTTTTCACCTTTGTAGAATCTTTAGTTCCACCACTCACTGAATCACGCTGCAATTTTTCTCTTTTTGTTTTATAAGATTTGTACTCAGATTCCAAATTCTCAAGTTCCGTCATCCACATTTTCTCAAGAGATGTCGAAATAAGAACAGCCAGCTCTGCTTCGGTTTGTTCCTTCTCTTTCAAGATATTTGTTACATTTTCATTGGTTACTGAGTCCATTGGCATCTTAATCAAATATTTATAGTCGTCATCAATTTTGTCAAACGCAAGCGACTCAAGAAGTTCAGTAACTTGCACTGCACTCTTGCGTCTAAGGTCAACGCTTCCATCCAGATTTGCAAGAATGTACTTGGCACGATTTGACAATTTTACAAGAAGTTTGCGCATATTGTTAATTAGATAATCCTTTCGTTTTTGATATGTCTGCATTCTAACTGTATAGAAGTCATCGATAATCTCTTCAACGGTTGCATACTTATGAAGTTTGAAATCGGAGTTGAACATGTGCATGTTTGTCGAGCTTACTGTAGTAGACAATTTGAGAAGTTTTTCGACTCCTTCATCACCAGCCTTTTCCAACTCGGCAAGTTTTCCCTTTGGAAAGACTACTGTGATATCTACATTGACTTCGGTACTGATTGAAGTAAAATCTTTGATGACTGGTGTACTCTTCTTACCGGCCTTATCTACAGTTCCATCCATCAAACCTTCCAAGAATGTAGTATAAGGCATTGTCCAGGTTCCAACTGGAAGTTCAGTAATACGAATTTTGTCTTCGCTTATCTTCTCATAGACACCACGAATTGAGAATTTCTGCTCACCAATCTTCGCAACTTTTCCTTTGAATCCCTCATAGTAAGGAACAAATTCAAAATTGACTGAATCGTCTCCAACAGACCGAAGTTTGTTTTTGAGATAACCGATAATTTCACTAGGATTATATGATGGAATGCTACATGAAAATCCAGTTCCAATTCCAGAAATACCATTTATCAAAGCAAATGGAATAATAGGAACATAATACTCTGGCTCGACAATGGTACCATCATCGTTTATATAATTTAGAACATTATCATCTGCTTCAGGGAAAATAGCACGCGTAAGACTATTCAATTGTGTGAAGATATATCTTTCACTTGCACTGTCATCTCCACCTTGAAGACGTGTTCCAAATTGTCCATTTGGTTCAAGTAGATTAATATTGTTAGAACCAACAAATGTTTGTGCCATGTTGACAATAGCCCCATTTAGTGAGGCTTCGCCATGGTGATACGCAGAATGCTCAGAAACATATCCTGAAAATTGTGCGACTTTGATTTCAGAAGTCAACTTACGCTTGAACGCACAAAAGAGAATCTTTCTTAGAGATGTCTTCAGTCCATCCACCATATTAGGAATGGAACGCGCACAATCATATGTACTGAAATGAATAAGTTCATTGTTGACAAACTCTTCATATCTGACAGACGGGCGTCCGGTATCCAAGAATGCAGTTTTGTCATACTTTTCTAGCCATAGTTTTCTGTCATCGGCTCTCTTTTTATTGAAAATTTTGTCAATAACATCATCATCCGGTGGACTATAAACAAAATCCACAATTTTCTTATGTGCAAAATAATCTTTGAACTCAGCGGAAGTGGATGTACCCAACCCCTTGAAATATTTCACAGTCCATCCACTGGTTCCACGTTCGCCAAGGGTTTGCTTCCATTCATTATACTCACCCTCATTATAGAACAGTAGGGTTTGACTACCCTTCTTTGCTCGAAGAATAGGAGTATTCATAAAGGAAATGAAGCCAGGAATTTTTACCAATGACGCCCATTCACTATGAAACAAGTTGATACATAATCCTTTTATGTGAGACCCATCCAAATCTTGGTCAGTCATAAACATAACTTTACCATATCTGAGATGAGCGTTTACATCAGTAATAGAAGTATACTCACGACCAGTTTCCAGTCCAAGAATTTTCTTTATTTCAGCAATTTCTTTGTTTTCAGCAATTTTCTTAATTTGCTCTCCGCGAACATTCAGTAACTTACCTTTCAATGGATAAATACCAATGGTGTTCCTGTCCTCACTCGAAAGACCGGATACAATTCCTGAAAGAGCACTAAGCCCCTCACAAAGAATGAGTATACAATCTTTTGACTGTGGTGTTCCACTGAAATTCGCATCAATAAGATTAGCAATCCCACGAATACTCTTGGTTTTTACACCATCGGTCTTCTTGGCAAGACGATTTTCCTTAGCTTCTGTCAAGGAACAGGCCAAGTCCATCACGCCCATCTTTGCGACTTTCTCAATAAACGCATCGGAGACACTGCATGAGGAACCAAACTTTGCGCTAGGAGTATTCATAAAATCTTTTGTCTGACTATCAAAGGACGGATTTTCAATATCACAACGTAAGAAGAATATAAGTTGCTCTTTGATTGAGGAAGCATTGACTTTAATTTTTTTCTTTTTCTCAATATAGTCACAGAGTTTACGAGTAATCTGACCGGTAATATATTCAACATGTTTACCGCCTTTAAAAGTCGCAATTCCGTTGACAAACGATATTTGAATAAATTCGTGAGTAGGAGAAAGTGCAACTGCATATTCCCATCTCTCATCTGATTGTTCATATGTTCGCTTTGTTTCGTCTTTTGCGCCGATATATAAGTCAATATACTGTTGAAAATTCTTCACCGGGATGGTAGTGTCATTATAGTTGACTTTGATTTTTTTAATGGAGTGGTCGGTAACTGCTCCAATATCATAAACTCTCTTTTTCAAAAGAGCTACCATGTCATGAGTAAGACCTTGTATACCAAGACGTTGATAATCTGGACGGAAAGACACTTTGGTGTAAGGCTTTGAGCTCTTCACTTTGGTAATAACTGGTTCACCAATAAGGTCGAGATTATTACGAAATTCTTGAACATACTTGAGTCCACGTACATGGTCTACAGTCTCAACACGACCATAAGTTGACCAAATAAGTACAAGCTTGAAACCAAATCCGTTCTTACCGCCAACAATACGCTTCTCATCTTTGTTATAATTTGTTGAAGTACGAAGTTGACCAAAAATCATCTCCGGAATCCACACATCATACTCAGGATGTTTAGCAATATCAATACCATTCCCATCATTTTCCATGGTAATAGTTCCATCTTCGGAAATGGTAGTGTTGATATAAGAAACAAATTTTTTATCAAGTATTGGGGAATGCATCATACGAATGACATGGTCCCGACAGTTTACAATACCCTCATCAAATAGTTTGTAGAGTCCTGGAATATACTCAATATGTTTGAGTGTAATTTTACCCGTTACGTCATCAAAAACCCACATTTCAGCATCAACATTTTCGACAGACCCGATATAGGTATCAGGGTTATCCAAAATATGCTGTTTGTCTGTTTTGCGTTGATATTGAAGGGAAAGATTTGATTCTTCAGAAACTACGGTATTCTTCTTTTGCGACATTATAATTATACAGAAATAGTAACTTTAACTTATTTTCCATTTTTTTTTCAATTTTTTAGAAAATGATTTAAAAAATGAATTAAAAATAGAACTCTTACTAATTTATACAAACCTATGATTTTCAAAAATAATTTACTTATATTTTTACTATTTTCATTTATTTTACAAACTCATTCTTTTTTTATTAATATCAAGTTTCCTACAAAATTCAAGATAAAAAACAAGGAAGTTTCTATAGTCGTTACGCCAAATGTCAGTGAAGAAGAATCGGAAATTTTGAAATCAATAAATGGATTTTATGGACTTATTGGACCCGACATAAATATGACAACTATAGATTCCCTTTATGACTTATTTACAGGAGATGGAAACATACAAGGTGTATTTTTAGAAAATGGAAAAATTAATTATGTAAAACAATTTATCAAAACAGAAAAAATAAAATATGAAGAAGAAAATGGTAAAATGCCAAAAAATATATTTATTTCTATTCTTTTTATGTTTTTGAATAAAATAAAATTGACACCAAATATGATGGGTCTTGCAAACACAGCTATTCTGAAAGCAAATAAAAAAATTTATGCATTGTTTGAGAGGGATGTTCCTTATTTGATTAATGTTGATTTTGAAAAAAAAATAGTTGATACTGTATCCAAAATAGATGTGAAATCTATTGAAAATTTCTCTGGGCATTCCAAATTTTATAAAAATAAAATTGAAACAATTGAATATAACATTATGGAAAATACTATCAATTATTATTTGATGAAAGAAAATTTTGATATTATTCAAAAAGTAAACATAAAGACAAATTATATTCCGATTATTCATGACTTCCTGACAACCGATAATAAAGTAATTGTTATAGATTCCCCGCTTAGATATGATAAATTACATATTTTTACTAAAAAAATACCCATCTTTTTTGATAAAAGTAAAAAATCAATCATTCATATAATATCCAAACTTGATAATGTGGCAACTCATTATACGTGTAACAACAGCTTTTATTTATTTCATTACGCATACTACAAAGAATCACCAACCAAAATAGAAATATATGCACCGTTATATGACGACCTAAATTTTATGAATTTGAATATAAAAGGTAATTATCGTAAACTTGTTATTGACAAAGAAACAAAAACAGTTGAAATGATATCCAATCCTGAATTAGAAAATTATAACTTGGACTTTCCCATTTCATTTGATGATAAAATTGTGCTGCGAAATATAGCAGGTAATAATATAAATGGTTTTATTATTTGTAAAGAGTTGGATATTGTTAAGAAAATATTTTTTGAAAACAAATTTTTATGTGGAGAACCTGCAGTCATGTATCAAAATGAAATGCCTTATTTAATGTTTTTTTCTTTTGACAAAAAAGGAAATGGATATTTCAATGTTATGAATTTAAGAACCTATAAAAACATTGAGATTTTATTACCAAATGTACAAATGAATATCGGATTTCATTCTATTTATATACCAAAATAGCTAGGTATAATATGATTCATTATTAGATTATATTATACAATACACATGTATTACGTTATTCATTTATTCAACTATTTTTTTGTGTAACAAGAGTATATATATTTTTATTCAAGTTAATGTCTGTAATAAATAACAAAAATACCAAAAAATGTAATCCTGGTTCAAATAGTATGAACATAAACATGTGTTATGTTCAAAATAAACCAATCAACAGTGGTATAATTGACCAAGGAAAAAAGAACAGTTTTAGATACTCGAGACTTTCAAAAAATACTTCCGGTCATTCCTCTACTATACAGTATACAGATGGCGATTTAATAAACAACCTTAGAATTCTAGATAGATACCCAGATTCACTAACAATAAGTTTCACTTCTGTCCCTCAATCTTTTACTACTTATTTGGTTACAACAACATTACCTGATGGATTTAAAAAAACAGATACCTTTTTTGTTGGAAATACATTTACTATAACTGGATTGACGTTTGGAAAAACATATTCTATTTCATTGACTGCAACGAATTACTTCAAAGTTTCTACATCAAAACGTATTACTGGAATTACAACACAGCCTCCTTATGTTCCAACAAATCTATTTGCAAAAGCTATCGCAAATACAACCGTTGACCTATCATTTAATCCACCTCCTCAAATTATAGATACCTATAGAGCCAATGTATATTCTGGGTCGTCTTTCCTTTTTCATCAAGACTTTTCATCCAATACTATTTTGAATCAAAATATTGAATATTATAGAGTATCCGGACTTGTATTTAACACAAACTATAATGTCAATGTAATTGCTATAAATACAGATGGAATATCGACACCAAGTAACATTATAAATTTTACAACAACACAAGTCCCAGATACTCCATTAAATATAAGGTCTCCTATTCAGACAATAAATAGTATTGATATATCATTTAATCCGCCACCACAGCCAGTTATATATTATGTAATTCGAGCAAATTTATTATCTACAAATGAAATGGTTTTCGATTCTAGTTTTTCTTCACCGCCATACACCGTCACTGGGTTACAAGTGAATACTCTCTATAATGTTTATTTGTATGGTTATAACTCCGATGGACTTACTTTTATTCCAGCTGTTCTGAACTCTGTTTCAACGCTTGGTACATTAACGAACGCATCTTTCGGAACTATATCTTCCACTTCTATTTATGTTACAAGTATTTCGGGAAATTTCGTTACTGCATTAATTTCTAGAACGGGTGGCTCAACTGGTAATTCACTTTTTATAATAAATTCAACAGATACAAGTTTCAATGATACTGGTTTAATACCAAATACTCAATATACTTATACTGTGAGACCTTTCAACTTTAATAACATTGGCGGAGCAATATTCACAGTGGGTTCAAAATATACATACTCCAATGGTATAATATTAGATTGTACAAATGTAACGTCGAATCAAATAAGAATAAATTGGTCAGGCTATTTTTCTACTGCAATCGTTAGTAGAAATAACTTAGGAATAGAAGAATTATCGGACCCATCATTGAATTACCCAAATTCACTGACTCCACAGTTATCTACATCGAGTTTTGTCACTGATACTGGGTTACTTACTAATACGTTTTATGATTATACAGTCACTATATTCAACGGAGATGGTATTCCAAATGTTTTATCTACTGGCATTGGAATAACTACTCTATCAATTACATCCGCATCCTTTGGAATAATTACAACAAATTCTATAGAGGTACAAGATTTAAGTGGTAGTTATAGTCAAATTGTCGTAACAAGAGAAGGAGGAACAACCGGGGTTGTTAATTTAACAGTCGTTTCTCCGGATACGAGTGTTATTGACTCTGGTCTTATACCTAACACACTATATAAATACAGTTTAACGCCTTATAACTCAAGTACAATAAATGGTACCACTTTTTTTATACCCGGAAACGTATATACTGGCCTTGGTTCTATATATACTCTTCCACTTATTACAGTGGCGATTTTCGGAATAGTGAAATTTAATTCTATACCAATAATTGATTTGTCTGGAAACTACAGTTATATAATAGCCAATCGAACTGGTGGTAGTACCGGAAGTGTAAATTCAAGAATAGATTTTGTAGACTCCAGTTTTGTAGACACTGGATTATCTCCAAATACTCGTTATACATATAATCTTACTCCTTATAATCCAAATAACATAGCCGGTCCTTTATTCACAATGGGTTCTGTGTATACAGATAGTAGTGGGGTTTTATCCGAATTTACTAATCATAGTATATCTACACTTCAACTGAATTGGTCAGGTTATTATAGTTATATTTCTGTTGTTAAAAATTCTGACTCGACCATATTGATTGACCCCTCTTTGAATTATCCTACTTCTACTTCGCCTCAAAACTCAGTGAATGGACGTGTTACCGATTCAGGAATGGATACAAATACCTCATATGTTTACACGGTTACTATGTTTAATGGAGATGGATACCCAAACATTTTAAGTTCAACTTATAGTAGTACTACATTACCAAATATAAGCAACGCAATATTTGGAACAATAACTAGCAGAACAATAAAGTTGGACATAATATCTGGTATTTATTCATACATTACCGGTATAAGAACACAAACAGGAGTTGCGCCTACATTTTTTCAAATATCTTATCCGGATACAAGCGGAGTTGATAGCGGGTTGTTACCAGATACAAGTTATAACTACACTTTGACTCCTTATAATAATATATTCTTATCTGGAACAACTTACGCATTGGGAACTAGACACACATTGGGAACCCTAGATTCAGCTTCATTTGATGTTGTTGGAAATGACGCAATCAGTTTCAAAGACTTGAGTGGAGTATATTACTATGTTACAGTATACAGAACAGGAGCTTCGACTAATAGTTTCAATATAAATTATCCGCTCACAAATGGCTCAGATACTGGACTAATACCAAATAATCCATATACATATTTATTGACTCCTTACAATCATGATGATGTTTCAGGAATATCTTATTCAATTGGTTCTCTTTTTACAACTGCCAGCGGAAGTCTAACAGCATGTACTGATATAACTGTATCCAGTGTATTAATTAATTGGTATGGGTACTATACATCTGTTTCTGTTTCAAGAAGTCCGGGAGGTACATCTTTGACATTAACTGCGCCTGCCTTGAACTATAGTTTGTCGGTTACGCCTCAGATAAGTGTAAATGGATTCATAACAGATAGTAATTTATTACCAAATTATGTATATACATATACTTTGACTCTTTACAATGGAAACGCTGTTCCAACGGTTCTTTCTAGTGTAACTGCAAACACACTTCCTTATATAAAATCAGCATCGTTTGGAGCACAAACATTCAATTCAATGTCTTTTCAAGCAATTGATGGTAGCTATTCTTATATTACGGTTACTAGAACCGGAGGTAATTTTGGTACATACAATTTCAATATATCTGGAACTTCAGCAGCAGATCCATCTATCTTAACTGCCGATACTAGTTATAATTACATATTAACGCCTTATAATATAACAGATGTTTCTGGTTCACCATATAATCTAGGAACTATATTCACAGATTCAAGTGGTGTGATACTGCCCTGTTCTAATATAACTACTACATCACTTCTTATTAATTGGTATGGAATTTATAACACTGTTGGCATTTCTAGAACACCCGGAATAACAACACTATATACTCCATCATCAAACTATCCAGTTTCCTCTTCTATTCAGTCTAATGTTTTTGGAAATGTTACAGATACTGCTCTTTCACCAAATACGTCTTATATATATTTAGTTACTTTATATAATGGTAATGCTTATCCTACTCAATTAAGCAATATAACTGCTGTTACATTACCAACATTGACAAGTGCGTCTTTCTCTTCAATAACTGAAAATTCCATCTCTTTCAATACACTGGTGGGAAGTTATTATTATGTAACCGGAATTCGAACAGGTGGTTCTACAAATGGATATATTACGTATGGTTCGGCATTTTCTGATACAGACATTCTTAATCCCAATACTGCTTATTTTTATACACTTACTCCTTACAATACAGTAGACATTTCAGGAACACCACTGAGTATTTCAACTTATACGTTACCCAATATAACAGCTGTTACCATTTCCAATGTAACAAGCAGTTCCGTTAGTATATCCATTACATCCGGTAGTTATAATACCGTTGCTGTAAATAGAACTGGTGGGTCTATTGGTAATATTTTGATTACAACGCCAAATACAATCGGTACTGACTCTGGGTTGTTACCAAATATTTTGTATAATTATTCTCTGACCCCATATAATTTGAATTTAGCTTCAGGAAATGTATATTCAGGAATTAGCACCTATACACTTGGTTCTATAACACAGACAACGTTTGGAACAGTAACAACTGCTACTATACCTATAAATATAGTCGGAACTTATGCAAATGTAACTGTTAATAGGAGTGGAGGTTCTATCAGTTCTTTTATTGGAACTGGGTCTACAGTAACCGATACGGGATTATTGCCGAACACTCAATATATTTATTCATTAATTCCAAATAATAGCAATAATGCTACCGGAGTTGCTTTTTCAGCTGGTGCCATTTATACATTACCTTCAATTAATGCTACACTTGGTTATTATGATTCTACTTCTATTCAAATAAACATAACTGGTAGTTACTACTCTGTGCAGTCGGTTAGAAGTGGCGGCTCTAGTGGAACAATTATTGTTATAGTTCAATATCCAACTTCTATTATTTCTGATACTGGACTGTTACCAGATGTAAGTTATAATTTTATTGTCACGCCATTTAATCCTGATTTTAGAAGTGGTTCATCAATTTCATTAGGTCCTTATTATACTCTACCAACACTCACTTCTGCTGCATTTGGCACCATTACCACTACTTCCATTACTATTCAAAATTTAATTGGTGCCTATAATTACGTAATCGTCACTCGAACCGGTGGAGCAACCGGTACCGTTAATCTTACTATTACGAATCCTGCTACATCCGTTGTAGATTCCGGCCTT